TAATATTCCAAAATAGTTGATTTGTTCTTCACCATCGTAAATCAACAACCAATGGTTACCATTCGATTTAGGGTTCAATAGTAATCCACCACAACTACGACTTCTGTTGCTAGGTTATATGTCTGCCGACCCCCCGTTTCCGTATCTTAATTAAGCTACAGTAACTTCTTGAGTTGAGATAAGTCCCAAAGTCTCAAGGTTGTTTAGCACATTGCCAGTTGTTTTTTGAATCAGTTTTTAACGAGATTAATTCAGTCCCGACATGCTTCTTTTATTCAACCAACGCCCGTCAATTCCAATATAGGCCCATATATCTTAAATGACTATTTTCAAAGAACTATAAAACAAATATAATACAAATATTTGTACTTCACAATATATTTATAAATATATGAATAAATTTTCAAAAATTTTTGAAGAAGAGGAAGATGATGTTGAATTAACTGACTATCAAAAAATTCTTGCTATTAACAAAAAAAAGATTGACCCTTATTATACTGATTTTGATGAATGTGATGGTGAAGATTATTCAGACTTTTATGAAGTAAGTTATGATGGTATAACTTTTACTTTCCATGAAGGATTAGAAGACTATTTAAGATTTTTTTTCAAAGAAACTTATGGTGATGAAGGTAGTGACGGTTGGTATGAAGCAGGATACTTAGATTCTATGCGTAGAGGTTCATGGGAATGGGATTATTGGGATAGAGCTAGTGAAGATTGGGACGAAGGATATGTGTTAGAAAATTTGAAGGGTGAATCATTAAAAGTTTTATATAACATATTAAAAATATATCAACCAAACTTATTAAAAGAATTTGAAGTGGTTAATGACCAAATCAAATGGAAACAAGGTAAAGAGTCAGAAAAGATATTAGACTTTATTGAATCTGTAAGTAATAGAACAAAAGATGATTTAATTGAGGCGTATGCATACGCAAGTGAAATGGCAACAGATGCAGCAGTACCTAAATATATTGATGATATATATTGTAATTGTTTATCTGTTGTTGGAATCGAAAACCAATCAAGTAATTGTTATTGGAAGTATTTTTTAAATTGGGGGGATGCAATTATGTTATTTGTAAGATATGGAACACCTGACGATTGCTTGATGGATATATTATTTAAGGCGATAGAAAAAGAAGTTAGAACACACGTTCCTGAATATTATGAAATTCAATATGAGGCTTGGGATGCTGATGTTTTTTATAACGAATTTAATAAAAGAAGTGTAAGAGTTTTGGAAGGATTAGAAGAAGAATTGGAAAATATGATTGAAGAAGGTGGAAAAGAAAAAACGAAAAAATACTTTCAAATAATTAATATTATAAATGATAAAATTGGATTTAACACATTTAAACAAATACCAGGAGACTATGAAATTAGAATATTAAATGTCGATAAAGATAGTTTGATGGTTAATTATGGTATACGTAAAAGAAGTTCGTGGAATCCACTCAAAAAAGGTTCGGCACCATTAAAATATATTTTAAATATGTTGAATACCGAACCTTTAATACCTTATGTTGATTAATATTTTTTAATTAATCTTTCTTTAATAATTTCATACAAATTTTCTAAATCCTCATCAGGGATAAACATAAACCCATCATCATAAACATCGGTTAGTGTGATTCCGTCTTTTTCCTCATATACGTCAATAGTTTGTAAACGATGATGACTTTCTATTTCTTGTACTTCAAAAAAATCTAAATCATCATCAAACCCTTCCGCAAATGAGTTCATGATTGTTGTTGGTGTATAAACTATTGGTTTATATTGATATTCATATTTTTTATGACCCAACTCTTTAACCATATTTTTTCCTGCTTCAATTGCACATTTCACATCTTCAATCGAAATGAACTCTTGTGGTGAATGCATATTGTAATAACCACAAGACATGTTGATGCAAGATACATCAATTTTTTTCTTTAACTGTGAAATATCAGTATAAGGGTGTGATTGAACTAACATTTCATTTCCAAAAGATTCGGTAATAACTTTTGATGTTTTTGTAAAAAATTCACTATCCCGTTCAAATAAACGAACACCTGAGCAAATCTCGGTAATTAAATGGTTGCCAGGAGCATCGTATTGTGTGATATAACCTACATCTTGCAAAAAAGTTTCATCACATTTTGATGAACCGTGACAACCTGTTTCTTCACTCACAAATAAACCAATTTTTACTTTGTCTAATTGTTTAAGTAATTCTAAACAAATAAAAATGCCACATTTGTCATCACCCCCAATACCTGTTGGTAAATTATTAACGTCGTATGCTTTTAATACGTCAACAAGAGTATCGTCAAAATTTTTACCAAAAGTGTGTGGTCGTTTTAATTTTTCTTCTTTAACAATAATCTTATCTATTTTGTTGTGAACCGTATCAGTGTGAGCAATAAACATGGGATAAAATTCACCTTCTTCTAATATCCCCTTTGTTGCATATATGTTCATCATATTGTCACGATAAAACGTAACTCCATGAATTTTTTCCAACTCATCACAAATATGTTCTACCATATCTTCTTCTTGATATGTTTTCGATGGTACTGAAAGGAGTTCTTTGAATTTTTGTAGGTTCATTATTTTGTTTTTTACAAATGTACAAAAGTTTTCAACATTTGCAAAATTATTTCTTTCGTTTTGTTGGTTTTTTTATTTTAACTTCTGTTTTATTATTTTTTTCATCATACGACAGTAAGAATGTGGAGTTTTTTTCTGGTTTGTCTGAAAGTATTTTTTCCGTAATTGCATCATCTACCCACTTTTGAACCGTTCTTTTCAAAATACGAGCTCCAAATCTAGTATCAGTACCCACTTTAATTAAGTGATTTTTTAGTGATTCATCAACTTCAACATTAAATTCAAGGTTAGAAACTCTTGTATATAATTTTTCAAGTTCTAAATTCAAAATTTTCATCAAATCATTGTCATTCAAGTCTTTAAAGTATACAATATCATCAAATCTGTTGATAAACTCAGGTGCAAACTTTTTGAAAAGTTCTTTTTCCAATAAAGATTTTATTTCTTCATCTTTTGTTTCTTCTTTATGTGATGTTGAGAACCCAACACCTGTACCAAATTGTTGAACCACTCTTGTTCCAACATTTGATGTCATAAGAATAATACAATTTTTAAAGTTAATTTTTCTACCGTGACCATCTGTTAAAAACCCTTCATCTAACATTTGTAAAAATACATTAAAAATTTCTGGGTGAGCCTTTTCTATTTCATCCAATAAAATAACAGAATAAGGTTTGTTTTTAATTTTGTTCAAAAATGGTGAACCGTCTTCATACCCAACATATCCTGGTGATGTCCCTGTTAATTTTGATGTTGCTATTTTATCTGAAAATTCACTCATATCCAATCTAATAAGTGCGTCTTCACTATTAAACATATGTTTTGCCAACTGTTTTGCCAATTCAGTTTTACCAACACCTGAATTACCAATTAATAATCCACTAAATATTGGTTTTTTTGGGTCATTTAAACCAACTTTATTTCTTTGTATTGCTCTTGCAATTTTGGAAACCGCTTCATTTTGACCAATTACTCTTGTATTTAATACTTCATTTAATGATGCTAATTGAATTGATTCATCGGTGGTAATTTTATTAATAGGAATTTTTGTCATCAAAGAAGTAACATCATAAACAATTTCTTCTGTAACTTCTTTTCGGTAAAGGTCTCTGTTTTTTTCAAAATCTTCCTTTTCTTTTTGAAGTTCTGATAAAACTTTTCTTTCTCTATCTCTTAAATTTGCAGCCTCTTCATACTTTTGTTTATTAATAACTTCTATTTTTTGTTCTTTTATTTCTTGAGCTTCTTTTTTTAATTTTTCAATAGATTCAGGTAATTTGATTTCCACCTGACTTCTTGCCCCAACCTCATCAAGTATATCAAACGCCTTGTCGGGAAATTCTCTGTCGGTAATATATCTATCGGCCAATTCAACACATAGTTTTAAAATATCTTCACTATATCTAACTTTATGGTGTTTTTCGTAACGGTCTTTGGATTGTTTTAGTATTTCTAAAGTTTCTTCTTTAGTTGATGGGTCTACAACAATTTTTTGAAACCTTCTTTCAAGTGCCCCATCTTTTTCAATATTTTTTCTATATTCTTCTAATGTTGTTGCCCCAATACATTGAATTTCTCCTCTTGACAATGCGGGTTTAAATATATTTGACGCATCCATGGAACCCGATGCGTTTCCAGCACCAATCATAGTATGGATTTCATCTATAAAAATAATTATGTCAGGATTTGCATATAATTCTTCAATTATAACTTTCATTCTTTCTTCAAACTGACCTCTATACTTTGTTCCTGCAACCACAGAATTTAAATCTAAAGAAACTATTCTTTTACTAACTAAATTCTGAGGACAATCACCCTCAAATATTTTTTTGGCCAATCCTTCTACAATTGCAGTTTTTCCACAACCTGGTTCACCAATAATAATTGGGTTATTTTTTTTCCTTCTTGATAGAATTTGTGCAATCCTATTAATTTCTTGTTCTCTTCCAATAATAGGGTCCAACTTACCCTCTTCCGCGGCTTTTATTAAGTCTCTTGAAAAATTATCCAACACGGGTGTTTTACCCGCGGTTTCAGTTTTTTTTCCTTTGTCTTTTTCGTTGTTGTCTGCTGATTCAATCATATTGTTTTTTTCTTAATAATAATAACTTTATTTTAAAAAGTCCATAATTGTCATATTGTCAGTTTGATTTATTAAATATTTTGATTATACTGACATTTTGTCATATAATATTAATTGGTATAATTTTTCATATAAGAAAAACCAAAATAAACCTATAAAATAATAAAAAATGTTTAATTGGAACGAATTTGATAAATTATTTAATGAATTTTTTTCTTCATCATTTGATGATAAAAACTGGACTAAAAATACTTATAGTTCGCCAGATGGTTTGTATTCTATGTCTTATATGACAAGAAATTTTAACAATACAAGTCCGTCAGATGAATTATATGTATTGAAAGAAAAATTAAGCTTGGCAATTAAAGAAGAAAATTTTGAAGAAGCAGTAAATTTAAGAGATGAAATTAAAAAGTTAGAAAAGAACAAAGAAGAGCTATCAAAGTTAAAGTTTAAGTTGGGCGAATGTATTCGAAACCAAGACTTTGAAAGGGCGATACAATATCGTGATAAGATTAATTCTCTCAAATAATTAAATCCACCTTCGGGTGGATTTTTTGTTTCGTATATTTATAGTTATGGAAGGATGGATAAAATTTGCTGAGTCTTTGGAACTAACAAAAGAGTTAGAAGAAATTTATTATAATATTAGAAGATTTTTTCAAAAAGAAGGGTGGACACAAAAAGACATTGAAAAACCACCATATTATCATGAAGAATTAATGTTTTTACACAGAAGTATGCAACCATTGATTCGAGAAATAGACCAAACAATTAGAGATTATGGTTTTGATGTTGACGGAGACGAAGTTGGTTATTATATTATGGATAAACTTCGTCATATAGATGACATAACCCCATTAAGAAAACCAAATGGCAATAACTAGAACAGACATAGAAGGAAACAAAATTATTTGTGAAATAACATCTTCTAATTTAAAAAGAAGTGAGTATGATATTGAAAATAAAACATTAAAAATAACTTTCAACAATGAAATGTTATATGAATATGAAGAAGTCCCCCATTCAATATATTCTCAATTTAGATTATCAGATTCTCAAGGAAAATATTTCAATCAAAACATATCAAAAAAATTCAAATACAAAAAACTTTGAAAATCATATTGATAATGTATTTATTAATATGAAGGAATTTAAAAAAGTTATAAATAGCTTTTATTTACAAGACAAACTTAATCCCGAAGTTTGGGAATTACCCAATGAAAAATATATGGGTGACAAAGACGCCCAATTCTATAAATTAAAACCTGAAATTAGAAAAAAACTTTTACAAGTTGCTGACGTTTTTTTAAAAACAATCGACCAAGACATTTTTATTCAAGACATTATACTAATTGGTTCTTTAACTGGTTATAATTGGTCTGAGTTTTCTGACTTTGACGTTCATTTATTATATGATTTTAATGAGGCTGGTGAAAATAAAGAATTATATGAAGAACTTTTTCACCTAAAAAAAACATTGTTTAACGCATCTCATGACATTAGAATTAAAGGTTATGAAGTTGAGGTTTTTATTCAAGACTCAAACGAAAAAGAGAAAAGTATGGGGTCTTATTCTTTGGTTTCTGATACATGGATTAGAAAACCAGAAAAAGAAAATTTTGAAGTTGATGAGAAAAAAATTAAAGAAAAAGCCCAACAATGGATGGATATAATAGATGGTGTTTTGGAAAACGCAGAAGATGAAGATTTAAAAGACGCCATTGACCTTGTTAAGAAATACAAAGAAAAGTTAAGAAAATACAGAACTTGTGGATTAACAAAAGAAGGTGAGTATTCATATGAAAATTTGGTGTTTAAGTTTTTAAGAAGAACGGGATATATAAAAAAACTTGAAGACTTCAAAAACAAGATTACTGATAAAAAATTATCATTAGAAAACTTAAATATTGAATAATTAGTCAATTTATCTATTAACAATATATTTATTATTGAGTTAAACTATCTTTTTGGATATTTATACTAAAATAACATATAAAGAAAAAACAAAATGGCAGATTTGAAACCACTTGGAAGTGAAAAATTAGAAGGTATGGACAAAATTAGACGTATCTTAGAAATTGCGCATTATAATGAAAAACCAAAATCACAACTTAACGAAAACGAAACTTTGAACTATACCATTCAATTAGCTGATGGTTACACTTACGGTATTGTTAAAGAAAAGTTAGGTTATATAATTAAAAAAGGGATTAATGAATCTGTTTTAGATTATTCAGACCCAATTAGACAAAGAAAATATTTTGATTCGTATTCTCAGGCGATGAAAAAGTTGAATCTTCACGCTAAAGAATTAAATCGCATTCATGAGAATGACGAGGAGATTCCTTTAATTGGCGAGCAAACCGCTTCAAAAAAAAAATTCGTTTTAAAAACGCCTAAACCCGCAACGGAACCAACACCTGACGCGGCACCCGCTCCTGCACCCGCACCTGAAGCATCACCTGCTCCTGAAGAAACTCCTGCACCACCAGCACCTGAAGAAGGTGGAGAAATGATGGGTGGAGAACCAATGGGTGGTGAGCCTATGGGTGATGAAATGATGGGTGGAGAACCAATGGGAGGTGAAATGATGGGTGGAGAACCAATGGGAGGTGAACCAATGGGTGGTGAGCCTATGGGTGGAGAACCAATGGGAGGAGAACCAATGGGCGGAGAACCAATGGGAGGAGAGTCTGAAGAAGGCGGTGGTTTCAAAACTATCCAAAGACTTACAGGTAAATTATCACAAAAATTAAGAGCATATAACAATCAAGATGAAGACGGATTGGATTCACAGGATATTAAATATGTTATAAACATGGTTTTATCGGCTTTAGATTTAGAAAAGTTGGACGAGGATGATAAAGAAGACATTTTATCTAAATTTGAAGAAATTGATATGTACGGTGATGAAGGTCCTGAAAGTTTAGATTTTAGTGGTGAAGAAGATGTCAATTTTGGTGGTGATGAGTTTGGAGGTGAGGAATTTGGAGCAGAACCAATGGGAGGAGCACCTATGGGTGGTGAAGAACCAACACCACAAGAACCAACAGAAAATGTTTTTGGAGAATCAAGAGTTGAAAATGTTTTGAAAAAATATTTTGTAGTAACAAAAGAAGAAGCTCCAATTTTAGAAGAAAAAAAACAAAAAGATTATATTAAAAACAAATTAACACAGATAAAAGTAAAACAAGAGTTACAAAATTTATCAGAAACTAGTCGTCAGTTGGAAAGAGCAAATAGACTTTTATCTGAAGGAGCACAATTTGTAGGTAAAACAAATTTAGATAATTTAATTTTTAATAAAAAAGGTAAACAAATTAAAATAGACACAAGAGGAAACATTATATGAATTTGATTTATATAAATGAGTTAGGTCCAAACTTTAGAGGAGACAATATCTATGAATTTATTTTTTCAGATATTGATGACGCATATGGTGAAGATTGGGATATTGAGCCAGCATCTGGACGACCACAACCACCAAAAATTGAATTTATTAAAAAAGTTGGTATTTTAAAAAACTCAGATATAGAATTAGAATTAGTTCAAAATTCAGACTTTTTTTGTGTTTATGATGCCGTTGATGGTGTTATTTCATTAGGATGGGAAAAGTCGGATTCGGATGAAATAATTGTATATAAAAAGAAACGATTAGTTTTTCAATACGGAGAAAGTATTGAAAATGTTGAAAGTAAATTATACGAAAGAGATGTCGTATTAAATTGGGAAAAAAATTTGATGCTAAATGAAACACATGAATTATAAACTTCAAAAATTACTTCATGAAGGGTTTTCTATTAAAACATTAGAAAATCTTTCAGAAAAACAACTATCTTCTTTATACCGTAGAATTATAGAGCAAGAAGGGACACTTAATGTTAAAAAAGGTTCCCCTGAAGAAGCTAAAGCTAAATCTACCGGTAAATCATTTGTTACTTATGAAGAAGAACTTGAAGAAGATGACTTCGCATTAAATAGAATGGCAGGAAACGACCCATATGAAACAGGTGATAATTATTCTGGTCCTGGCTCAGATGATGGATTTGGTGATGAATATGACGGAATGTCGAACGAAGGAGAACTTGAAGAAAAATCGGTTTCTAGACAACAACAAAAAATTATGGGATTGGCTCTTTCTGTTAAAAAAGGAGATACTCCAAAATCCAAAGTTTCTAAAAAAGTTCAAAACATGGCAAAAGAAATGTCTAAAAAAGATTTAGAAGATTTTGCATCCACAAAACACAAAGGTTTACCAAAAAGAGTTGAAGAAGATGATGAGGTAAAAAACTTAGAAGAAAGTATTTTATCAATAGTACAAAAACATATACCAACTCACTTTACAAAAGGAGAACTTTTAAGAAATTTTAGAAGTAGAATTTAAAAATGAATGTCACTTTCAAAAGAACAAATATTATTAGAATATGCTAAATGTGTAAATGATACACCATACGCTCTAAAAACATATTTGCAAACTTACGACAACACACAATCAAAATACGTACCGCTAGAACTATTTAATGACCAAGTCACTTTGGTAAAAGACTACGATACTGCTGAAGAAAATATAGCACTCAAATATCGACAAGCTGGTGTATCAACAGTAACATCTGCATGGGCATCAAAAAGATTAGTTTTTGCAAAAAAATCAAAACCTGAAAAAATTCTAATTATTGCAAACAAACTTGATACTGCCGTTGAAATGGCAAACAAAGTTCGTTCATTTGTTGAGCAATGGCCTAACTGGTTGGGTGTTGGATTTTCTTCTGAAAAAAATGCAGCAAGACATTTTAAATTAACAAACGGTTGTGAAGTTAAGGCGGTTGCAACTTCAAAAGATGCTCTTCGTGGGTATACACCAACTATTCTTATTTTTGATGAGGCGGCATACATTGATGCTGATGAAGATTTTTGGTCAGCGTGTATGGCATCCCTTTCAACAGGGGGTAAAGTAATTGTTATTTCAACACCCAACGGATTTGACCCAATTTACTACTCAATTTATGCTCAGGCGATAAAAGGAATGAATGACTTCAAAATTACTGAGATGTTTTGGTTTAGAGACCCTAGATATTCCAAAGACTTAAAACTAATAAAGGTTGATGATATAATACATTACATGTTAAATAGAACTGACTATAAGGATGATGAAATAACTATCGATTATTCAAATATAAAAGTATCAGACAGAGATTTTGAGGATATTAAACAAAAAATTGAAAACGGTTACAAACCATACTCGTCGTGGTTTGAATCGATGTCAAAAAAATTGAAATTTGATAAACGTAAAATATCACAAGAGTTAGAATGTAACTTTTTAGGGTCAGGGGATAATGTTATTCCTCCTGAAACTATGAAAAAAATAAAAGAAAACCATATTAGAGAACCTGAAAACAAATTTATGGGTGGTGTTCTTTGGCAATGGAAAGAACCGATTGTTGGTCACAGATATATTATGGGAATGGACGTTTCGAGAGGGGACAGTGAAGATTTTACAACTTTTATTATAATTGATTTTGATGAAAGAGAACAAGTCTTAGAATATATTGCAAAAGTTCCACCTGATATTGTAGCGGAAATAGCATATAAGTGGGCAATAATGTATAACGCATTTATTGTAACCGATATTACAGGTGGTATGGGTGTTGCAACTTCCAGAAAACTTCAAGAACTTGGATATAAAAATTTGTATGTTGATGGTGTAAATCCCGCGGACAAATGGAAATGGGACCCAAAACAAGAAGATAAAATACCAGGAATAAATTTTAACTCAAAACGAGTTTTAATTGTCCAAGCGTTTGAAGAAGCTTTAAGGTTTGGGTTCGCAGTTAAGTCCCAAAGACTTTTTAACGAATTAAATACTTTTGTTTATGTGAACGGAAGACCTGACCACCAAAAAGGCCAACACGACGATTTAATTATGGCAATGGCTATGGCGATTTATGTAGGGGAGTCATCTTTTTCTAAATTGGAAAAAGCGACAGAACAAGCAAAAGCAATGATAGAATCTTGGACAACAGACAAAACTATGTTCAAAGATTCGTCACAAAATTTTAATCCTTCAATTCCGGTTCAAAATGATATGTATAATAATAGACCATATACTGGACCAACTAAAAGTGACTATGAAAATTATTCTTGGTTATTTGGAGGAAGAAGAGTTTAGAATATTATAAAATGAACTATTTTAAAAAATAAAATGGCAGAAGAAAAATATACAGTTTGGCAAAGATTAGGTAGAGTTTTTGGACCTAATTCAACAATTGACCAACAATCACCGGTTTTTAAATTCGATAAAAAAGAATTATTAAAAACACCAAACAAACAAGAATTTGAAAAAGAAAAACTTCAAGCTCAGCAGACCATGTATATTGGTCAGCAATGGCAAAAAGTAGAAAGTAATCTTTATCAACAGGCGGTTTATTATGAACCAACAAGAATGGCATCATATTATGATTATGAATCCATGGAATATACTCCCGAAATTTCAGCAGCATTAGACATTTATGCTGAAGAGTCGACAACACCTGATAAAGACGGGCACATTTTACAAATTTATTCTGAATCAAAAAGAATTAAATCAGTTTTGACCGATTTATTTAATAACAAATTGGATATTAATACAAACTTACCAATGTGGATTAGAAACACTTGTAAGTTTGGTGATAATTTTGTTTATTTAAAATTAGACCCTGAAAGAGGAGTTGTAGGTTGTCAACAATTACCTAATATCCAAATAGAAAGATTAGAAAAAGGAATGAAATTCCAACCTGAAAAATATTCATCAGAAATTGAAAATGACGCTCTTAAATTCACATGGAAAGAAAAAAACATGGAATTTAACACATGGGAGATAGGTCACTTTAGAATATTAGGAGATGATAGAAAATTACCATATGGAACATCAATGTTAGAAAAGGCTCGTCGTATTTGGAAACAATTACTTTTATCTGAAGATGCGATGTTAATTTACCGCGTATCAAGAGCACCTGAAAGACGGGTGTTTAAAGTATTTGTGGGTAATATGGATGACAAAGATGTGGATGCTTACGTACAAAGAGTTGCTAATAAATTCAAAAGAGACCAAATTGTAGACCAAAAAACAGGAAATGTTGACATGAGATTTAATCAAATGGCAGTAGACCAAGATTATTTTATCCCTGTTAGAGACCCAGCAGCAACTAATCCTATTGAAACATTAGATGGGGCTAAAAACTTAGCAGAAATCGCGGATATTGAATATATCCAAAAGAAACTTGTTACAGCATTAAGAATCCCTAAAGCGTATTTAGGATTTGAAGAGGCAGTCGGTGATGGTAAAAATTTATCACTATTAGATATTAGATTTGCTAGAACAATTAATAGGATTCAAAAATCTATGATTGCAGAACTAAATAAAATTGCAATCATTCATTTGTTTCTTTTAGGGTTCGAAGATGAATTAACCAATTTCACACTTGGATTAACCAACCCATCAAAACAATCTGATTTATTAGGTATAGAATTATGGAAAGAAAAAATAACATTATTTAAAGATGCGGTTGCACCAATTCAAGATAGTGTTGCCCCTGTATCGGCATCATGGGCCAAAAAACATATTCTTGGATTTTCTGATGATGAAATTAGACTTGATTTACAACAACAAAGAATTGAAAGAGCAGTATCTGCAGAACTTGGTAAAACGGCAGAAGTTATTACTAAAACGGGATTATTTGATACTCTTGATTCACTTTATGGTAAAAAAGACGCCGCCGCAGGTGGAGCGCCTGCTGAAGGAGGAGCGGCACCTGAAGGTGGAGCATCACCTGAAGAAGGAGGAATGCCTCCTGAAGATGGAGGTGGGACACCACCGCCACCACCACCCGCAGAAGGTGGGGGAGTAACTCCTGAAAATTTTAATAGAAATGATTTAAATTTAATTTTGGAAAACACGCTTTTTGATAGAGATAATACATTAGATTTATCAAAAGGTAGATTATCTATCAATGAAATTGATGACAAAATAAATAAATTATTAAACAAGTAAGTATTTATCTAAAAAAATAGATATGGCAACTTTTGGTGAAATAAAAACTAAAATAGACGAAACTTTCATTAACTTATATGGTAAGGATGAGTTTAAATTTTTCAGCAATCAATTCAAAAAGATTGTTTTGGAAAATAAAGACATTGCGGAGCTTTATTATATCTATAATGATTTGACAGAAAATAAAGGTATACCTGTAGACTTAGTTAATGACTATATTAATGAGTCTGTAGAATACTCACAAATTTTAGTTGAAAATAATAATAAAGAATTAAGTAGAATTAATTCATGGATTAATAGTATCGATTTACATGGGGATGTAAAAAATATTTACGAAACAATTGATAGTGTGATTTATAACAATTCTATTAAAAATCTTGAAAATATTTTAGAATCAAAAAAACAAATATCTAAAACTTTATCTACATCTAAAAAAGAAGTAACCATCAAAGAATCTATCAACTTACCTTTAGAGACTATGTTGAAAGTTGCAAACTCAAAACTTAATGATGAAATTACTAATTTGTCAGAAAGTGAAAAAAATGATATTAAAGAAATAGTTTCTTTATCTAAAACTGAGTTAGAAAATAGAATGGAAAATTTAAAGGAATGTATTATTGAAAACTTAAAAGTAAAAATAAACGAGTCTACTGAAAGTGATTTAAAAAATACAATTGAAAAAACTGTAACCAAAATACAAAACTCACCTGTTGATTTTTACAATTACTATAAGTTAAGACAACTCCAAGAAGGTTTATAATGAAATTTTTTAAAAACATGATGGAGGGGGCAAACGGCGGCATATCCTCTAAAAGATTTATTGGTCTATTATGTACTTTTTCTTTAATAATATCTTTATTTGTTTCTTTATTTAGTTGTGGAAGATATGAGGCTCCTGAAATTTTAATAGAAACAATTGGATTATTAGCGTTTGGGACTTTAGGATTGACATCCGTAGATTTTTTTACCAACAAAAAAAAGGATAATAAAAATCAAGAAGAAAGTTGATTTTTAATTTTTTGTATATAAACCGCCTTTATTTTTTTCTTTCTCGACTTAACGGACTTTTTCTCAAATTCTTGTCTGTCTCTTAAATGTTCAAGTTGTTTTGTTTTGTATACCTTGAGTTTGTATTGTTTTAATGCTTGCTCAATATTATTTTTTTTAACTTCGATAATAATCATATTTTTTTCCTTTTTTTAATATAAATATAATAATTTTTTTATGTTTTGACAAATTCTTTTATAATTGTTATAATTAAAAAAAATAAACCTCTTACATATAAAAAATGAAGAAAGGAAAAACATCAAAATTAAACATTTTTGATGATGCAAAATGTCAGTACGGAACAGTCGATTCCAAAAATTTCAAATCAATTTATTTAATTTTACAAACATGGGTCGAACCAAAAGATGATTACAGTAATTGGACATCAATTACAGGTAGCATAAAAAGACAAATTCTACACACACTATTAGAAGTTGTTGACCACAAAATTTTTGAAAAAAAGTGTATAGTTGACTTAGATTTAAGAACAAGTGGGTTACAAAAAAATAAAAAAAGTTTTTTGAATTTAGAAATTACATTGTTCATTCACAACCAATCATATGATTTTAAATCAATTCTTTTAAGGTCAAAAATAAAAAATATTTTTCAATCAATATATGTGGATGATTTAAAAAATTCACTTTATTTCACATTAAGTAAAACTAAATCAGAACAAATAGAAGAAATATAATATTTATTAATAAAAATATTATGAAAATTTTAGGACCAAAAGACACGGGTAAAGGGATTCTAGTTGAATGGGATGCTGGTATTATAAATCCAAATGAACCAAGAAACCAAAATTTGATTAGAGAATCTTATGGTCAGTTAGACCATTCTAAACCGTTTGTTTTTTACGCAACACTTCAAAAATGGGGAGTTCCAAATAGAAACGGTAGAGTATATCCTGAAAAAATATTAAAAAGAGAAGCTGAAAAATATCAAGATGTTATTAAAAAAGGAATGTCAATTTCTGAATTAAACCACCCTGAATCTTCTTTAGTAGATTTAGATAGGGTTTCTCATATTATAACTGAAACATGGTGGGAAGGAAATATATTGATGGGGAAAATTAAATTATTAACAAGTCCCGGTTTTCACGAAAGAGGAATTGTAACATCTAAGGGTGATGTTGCTGCGAATCTTATGAGACAAGGAGTCACTATGGGAGTATCTTCTCGTGGGGTCGGGTCTTTAGTAAAAAAAGGAGACCAAAATGAGGTACAGGAGGATTTTGAATTAATTTGTTTTGACCTTGTATCGTCACCATCTACACCAGGAGCTTATCTTTATTTGAATGCTGAAGATAGACCAAGATATGAAGAAAAATTGGCGGAACATGATAATGCTTCAGTTAGTGATAGTGGATTAGAAAAATCTGTTGACTTAATGAAAAGATTGTCCGATTATTTAGGAAAGTAAAAAAATTAAATTATGGACGAAAAGTATTTTGTAGCAAAAATCACAACTGATATGGTTGATGATAACACAGGTAAAATCAAAAAAATTAGAGAAGAAAAATTGGTTAAAGGTTTTTCACCAACAGACGTTGAAGCTAAAGTAACTAAAGCTTATGAAAGTTACTCAATGGATTGGAGAATCACTGCAATCGTTGAAAGTAAAATTGACGAGGTTATTGAATAAGAAAATTCTTAACATTTTTATAAAGGTCCCCAAAAGGGACCTTTTTTATTTTTTAACGGTTTTTCATATAAAAAACAAACTTTTTGGAATATAGATATATTTATTATAAAAATAAACGCAAAATTATATGCTTTTTTAAATGAGTAACAGAAAATCAGAATCGTTAGTAGAGGAGGCTTTATTACAAATGAAGACCATCGAAGAGGCGATTAGTGAAAATGCAAAAGGAATACTTGCTTCAACCATGAAACAAGAAATCGGCGAATTAGTAAGAGAATCTATAATGGGTTCTAAAAAATCCTTAAAAGAACAGGCACAAGGTGGTGAACAACCACAAGGTTCAGAAGAAGAAGGAGAAGAAGTAGAAGTATCGGGTGAAGAGGAAGTGGAAGCACTACCGGCACCAAGTACTGATAATGGTATGGAAGGAGCTCCTGAAGGCCCAACTGAAGAACTACCTCCACTTGATATGACAAAATCACCAATGTCCGACGTTATGAAAGTTTTCAAAGCGATGGGAGATGAAGATGGTTTTATCATTCAAAAAGATGGTAATTATGTTCACTTGAAAGACGGTAAAGCAAATACCGAATATCTAATCAGTATGGAAGTTGACGAACCTGAAATGCCTGCAGAACAACCTGTCGAAAACATGGCTGAAAATACAACATATGAGTTGGTTTTTGAAGACGATTCGATGGCGAATGAAATGGACTATAACGAAGACATGAACATGGATGAAATGTATATGGATGAAATGGACTATAACGAAGATATGGGCATGAATGAAATGTATATGGATGAAATGGACTATAACGAAGAAATGGGCATGGATGAAGAAGTTTATGAAATCGACCAAGAATCACTTGAAAATGTTGTTGAGGCGTTTAAAGCGAAAGGTAAAATTGGAAAACTTAAAACCAAAATTTATCCTTCAAAATTAAAACACGGTGTTACTGAAACAGACGAAGATGAAATTTCAGACGGATGGATGGACGAAGAGGAAGATGATGAAGTTGAAGCAACTGAAGCTTCTAGAACTTATGGAAATGGTTCTAAAAAAGGTAGAGGTTTAAGACAAGCAATCACTCCAAACAGAAATTTAACGTTTGAATCTCGTGAATTGGAAACTTTAAAAGAAAAAAATGAAGAGTATAGAAAAGCATTAGACTTTTTTAGAAATAAATTAAATGAAGTTGCAATTTTCAATTCTAATTTGGCTTACGCTACTAGATTGTTTACAGAACACTCAACAACAAAACAAGAAAAAATCAACATCTTAAGAAGATTTGACACTGTTGAATCTTTGAAAGAATCAAAATCACTTTACAGAACAATCAAAGAAGAAATTGGTGAATCACCAAACTCTATGATGAACGAATCTATTGCACAAAAAGTTGTTAAAACTCCAAGTAATGGTTCATCATCAAACTTGATTGAATCTAAAGCTTACGAAAATCCTCAATTTATGAGAATGAAGGATTTAATGAACAAAATAAAATAAAAATAAACTCTAAAAAAAATTAAAAAATGGGAGCATTATTAGAATCAGGTCTTGTTGGTAACATCGGGTTAAAACACCTTAAAGTTATCAAAGAAGATACAATTAACAAATGGGATAGATTAGGATTCCTAGACGGTCTTAAAGGACACGTCAAAGAGAACATGGCACAGTTATATGAAAACCAAGCGTCTCACCTAATTAACGAAGCAGCGTCTTCAGATAGTTCAGGTTCTTTCGAAACTGTAGTTTTCCCTATCGTTAGACGTGTATTCTCTAAATTATTGGCTAATGATTTAGTATCGGTACAAGCAATGAACTTACCTATCGGTAAATTGTTCTACTTTATCCCTAAAATCCAAGCTTATGACCAAGGTCAAGACCCAACTGCAGGTGGTACTCACTATGCACCTTTTGGGGCACCTAACGGTCCTGCAAACCCACAAGTTGGATACTCAACAAATGATAAAAACCTTTACGATAGATTCTACGAAGGTAATGAACCAACACTAGACCCTCCAGGGTTATTTGACTATTCTAAAGGTAGATTTAGTGCGGTTACTGTTAACCCTACTACTGTGGTATGGTCAAGTGGTTCTTTAGTAAATTCAGGATACACTGCAGGTACATACAGAAAAGTATTGTTGGCTGTTACAGGATTTACTAGTGCTGGTGCTGGAAAACTTATTGGACCTGATGGTCAAATCATGGATAATGAATCATTCTTGGCGGATTTATCAGTAAACGCTGTTACTACAGCAGGTGGAGCATTCTCAGGTTTAGGTTCTTCTGACCTACTTTTCAGAGTTGTAACTCAAAAATATGGAAAAGGTATTGTTGCTTACGGTTCTTCTACACAATCATCATTCCCTGGTTCTGCAGGTTCTTACGGTGGTAATAACGGTTACTACGATAATATTTGTGATGTAACAGGAACTATCTATTTAGAAATTGATATTTCGACACCAGCTTCAATCACTGCAGATTCGTTAGATGGTTATACAGGATTTACTACGACTATTGCAGGTTTAGCAACTGCAGGTTCACAATTTACAAGTACTTTTAGAGTATATGAAGAATTGGAATTTGAAGACAAAATTGGTGAAGTTTCTTTTGACCTTGAGTCAGTTACTGTATCTGTTACAGAAAGAAAACTAAGAGCACAATGGTCTCCAGAATTGGCACAAGACGTTTCTGCATTCCACAATATCGACGCTGAGGCCGAATTAACGGCTTTATTATCTGAGCAAGTAGCGGCAGAAATCGACCGTGAAATTTTACGTGACTTGAGAAAAGGTGCGGCTTGGCAATTACGTTGGGATTATAATGGATGGAAACGAGGAACAACTGCAAACCCATTAACTCAATACACACAAAAAGATTGGAACCAAACATTGGTTACAGCGATTAATCAATTGTCAGCACAAATCCACAAATCTACTTTAAGAGGTGGGGCAAACTGGATTGTTGTATCTTCTGAGGTTTCTGCAATCTTTGATGACTTAGAATACTTCCACGTATCTAACGCATCTCCTGACCAAGACCAATACAACATGGGTATTGAAAGAGTTGGAACATTGGCAGGACGTTACCAAGTATATCGTGACCCTTACTTCCCAGCTAACCAAGTGTTAATTGGACACAAAGGAACATCACTTCTTGATACAGGGTACGTTTACGCACCATATGTACCTCTACAATTAACTCCTACAATGTACAACCCATTCAACTTTACACCTATTAAAGGTATTATGACACGTTACGCTAAGAAAATGGTTAATAACCGTTTCTACGGACGTATCACAGTTGATGGAGTTAGAACATTTGACTTGAGAGAATTGAGATAATCAATTTAAAGGTTAATATAAGAAAAAGGTCAGATTATTCTGACCTTTTTTTATTAAACAAATATTTATTAGTATGATTGATTATATAATTAAAAAGATTTTAAATGAAGCAACATCCTCCGGTGGTTCTAGAGGTAGTTATATTACACCTTTAATACCTGGTGAAAGATACTTTAAAAAAAATGTATTAGCCCCATTTACGGTTGCTGACTCAAAATACAAAAGTCCTGATTTATCTTATGATTCATATGATGGTAAAATGGAAAGGACTAAAAAACAAATAGATAAAGAAGAAAAAATCGCGAATAAAATATATAATTATATTAAAAATCATCCTAACGCAACATTTAGTGATGAAGACGGTAATATAATTAATCAATATCCGGGTAAAAATAAAACGATTGTACCAATTAAAGAATGGGTTGATTTAGATAATCTTAATTTAAATGAAATTTCTACCGCTGTAAGCGCTGGTGGATACAATGGTCCAATAGGTATAGGTTTAAAAAAATGGAAAAAATCCGAATTAGGACCCTTTTATGAATTTGCGGATACTGAATTTAACCACCAAAAAAAACAAAAAACACTAAAGAATAACATTAAATCATATATTGGTCATTGGGAAAAAAATAAAGATGGTTCTTATGATTTGGACATCCATGATGCCCACGCAATTAATGAAGATTTGGCCGTATGGTTTGGTAAAAAGAAAAAACCAAAAGGTTCATCCCATCCAAAAGGTCCATGGGTAAATATTTGTAGAAAAGTCGACGGTAAACACCCCCCTTGTGGTAGACCCGATACAAATAAAGGGGCATACCCAAAATGTAGGGCGGCGGGAGTTGCGGGTAAAATGACTGATTCAGAAAAAAAAGCGGCTTGTCAACAAAAAAGAAAGGCGGAGTCCAAAGACACACAAACAGGTAAAGGCCAAAAACCTATTATGACTTCATACAAACCAAAAAAGAAAAGGACCCAAAATGAGTCCTTAGATATTATTATTAATCGTATTTTAAATAGTATTTAACAATAAGGTGGTGAACACCTTTTTTTGCCGTCTAATCCTTTTACTTTACCTTTACATACTTGTATTGCGTGGCCATTTGCGTAAGCACTTGGGTACACGTCATACTTCGCCTTTGCAGATGCCTTACCACGGGCACATAATTTAGTTCCTGTTTTTTTTCTACCTTCCGACATCATAATATCTTCGTCGTCAAAATTCATAGACATGTTCATATTATCTTTTTTAGTTTCATTCATTAAAAAGTCAAATACTTGGTCCATGTTATTTTTTGCTTCAGCAATATGGTCTTGAGCCCAATCGTGACCATTTTCTAAAATGTTTTCTATCATAGAATGGTCCATCTCTAATAACATATCACATTGTCTTCTCATTTGTTGTAAATTAGAAAAAAACATATATCTTGAAGATTTTTCTTCTTGAGTCTCTCTTATTACTTTTTTTATTATATAGTTTAAATTTTTCATATCTAGTTATTTAGACCATTAAATCCACCCAATGTGACGGCATTACATTGTAAATTAGTACTGTCATTAGTTACGGTGCCGTAATCAGGTTTAGGTGTATTAAACGTAACTACGTTTCCCACGGTATTACCTGAACCAGGTACGTAACCTATTAGTACAGTGTTATAATATGAAGTACAAGCTGTTGTTGGCATAATATTTTATTTTATAAATATACGTTTATTTTTTATTTACAATTTGAAACTGTAATTCTCTTTTATAAGTTTCTACATTCCTATCACTTACAACTTTAATATCAACAAAATATTCATTTGGTATTTTGTCTGTAGTGTCAAAAATAAAATAAAATCCATCAGGAACTTCATTAACTCTTGTCCAATCTTGTACTTGAACTTCAGTACTTGCGCCTTCCCTTACATAAATTCTATAATATGCCTCTACTGTTGTTAGTGGTGTGTTTGTTGAATATGCTTGTTTTATAATTACGTTGACTTTTCTTATATCAGTATTTAATACTTTTTCGTTTTGTCTAATCCCATTAAATTCGAAACCATAAATTTTTGGTTGTTGAGTAACAGAACCTATTTGGAAGTTTCCATTTTTAGCTAATAATGCAAATTCTAAAGTCACGTTAGAAATTGACGTAGAACTTACTGACAACCCCTTCCAAACATCATAATATAAACAAGGTATTGTCGATGCTGTTAGATTGTTTACCGAACACTTGTAAACTCCTTTAGTTACTTGGCAAGTGGATAATCCCGTAAACCCTGGTACTGCAACACCATTCAAGTCAAATATATCAACCGTTGGTAAATTATCTAAATTAACAGCATTTCCATTTTCATACACATACAAATACAATTCATTATTATTACCTGAATAAAATTTGTTTCTATCATCAATAATTAAATCGTTATAATTAGTTTCTAAAAATGGTTCATAAAAAGTTTGAGTGTGAGGGGAGAAAAACCCTACTGAATAATTTTCAGTCAATCCATTAATATTTTCAACATCAGGATAGAATGCGATTCCCCATCCTGTGACACCAGTTAATGTACCATTTAAAATGTTATTTATTTCATTTGTCATGTTAAATTCAATATCTTCATTACCAAATTCAAAATGTTGTGTTGCTACGATTGTTAATGCCGAATAATTTAATCCCGATAATGAACCAGTTTTTGAGTTGGTATTATCATATATACCACTAACACTCCAACCACTTATCGTTGTTGTTTCAAACCAATTGGAAGGTCTTTGTGAATATGACCTATCATTTAAGTTTGTTACTTGATAATCGTAGTAATCATATCCAACACCGCTGTCCCAATTTTGAGGAACACCTGAGTTTCCTAAAGTTTTTGGTATTCTAAATAGAACTAAGTCAAAAGATGTTGCTCTTCTTCTTCCTTGTGATGTAGTTGAATTTAAAAGATTTTCATCAAAATATGACGTATTTGTCATTCTTAAAGTGTGGGTAAAGTTTGTTCCACATCCTGAAGTGATAATTTTATCTGAAATTCTTGACTGTAAATCTGTAAAATCTAAATCAAAAATATATCTACTAAATCCTGTTGGGGCATTCAAATTATCAACACGACCGTAGAACAACTCAACAATAGGGTTTCTACCTGTGTTGGTGTAACTATTTTGTATTAGAGTATTACTTTTATCGAAATATGACCTGTAAATTGACATTAAACTATTTTATATATAAATAGTTAGTTAATCCGAATATTACTGTTTAAAACTTTTTGATATGCTTCTAACATTTTTTTGGTCAATTCATCTATACTTGTGCCATCATACGAAACTCCTGATGGGGGTAATAACGGGTACGGGTGTACGTGACTAACTAAAAATCCAACAATTGATTCTAAAAGTTCTAACAATTCTTCTCCTCTAACCATCGATGAGGTTTTAGGTTCTATTTCATCAAAAACTTGTTCAGGACTTATTCCTCCAACAGAACCTGATAAAGTAATTTTACCCTGTGAATTTTCTGAATCATGTGAAAGTAAATATAACTGAGATGCGCCAATCAACCCCACAGTATTATCTATTTCTTCAGTATCGATTGGTGTGAAAACTTCTCTTGATGGCAAAAATGGTAATTCAGGACTAACCTTTCTATCTAATACCAACCCATATCCAGGACTAATATCTGTTGTAGTTATTAATACTTTTGATAATAACTGATTCATATTTGTAAAATCGGTTATGTTATTTTGGTCGGGTAGTGATTTTATAATATTTCTAATTCTTTTTGAGGGTCTATAATAAAAAGGAAATTGTAGTTCGTTACTTGAATTATTATTTGAACCTACATTGGCATTAGTTGGTATATTTGATATTAAAATACTTGGATTATCTTTTAGTGCAACAACTTGGTCTGAAATAAACTTTGCAAAATCATCAATACCTAATGGTGAATCAATTTTTATAATTCTTACTTTAGATAAAGTTGTTCCTGTTATTTCAGTGTCCCACTCAAATTGGTTTGTTTTTGTTGCTTTAGATTCTTTATCAGGTAGTTGATAAATTGTTACATCTCCTTGAAAAACTTGTGGTGCACTTTCAGGGTTATAAACATCATACTCTAAAAGATATTTTATTTGTTGTTCATTTCTTTGTAATCTAATATAAGACTTAGGTGTACCATATTTTAATTTATTTGTAAATTTTGATAATTGAACAAACGCTCTATTATCATCATAATCAGGTATTTCACCCGTTTTAAATGGTTTATGTTTTCCTGCTCTTAATAATAAATCGTTATTTTTTATTATCATATCAGAAGTTCCTCTACCTCTAATTGATATATCTTCAGGTTCAGGAAACACACCTACATTATTATTATTCGGATAATTTTTAGAGTATGGGTCTTTGATATTTGGTAAACTCGCCCTTGAGTTAGAATTACCCATATCAGTATGGGTTCTTGAGGACCTATAGTCTTCTTTAAAAATTGTGGTTGGTGATGAGTATGGCCCGACTAAATAAAATCTATTTCTACCTTTAGTTAATTTATTATTAAAATAAATAATCATAACTGTCTCATCTACTTTTGGAACTTGATTAACAAAATAAGGTAAAAAAGGTAAAAATATAAAAGGGTCTTTTTCACCCCAAGGACCGTTCAACGTATTTTTACTGTTTTCGTCAAACCCTTGCTTTGTCCCTTCCATTGCTTGAATATTTTCTTGTATAGGTTTACATCGTATTCTTCCAAGCATTAATGGGTCTTGATTGTCAACACAGACACCAAAAAATATTATCTGACTATCCTGTAGAGGGTCGTTTTCAGGCATTATATATTATTTGTTCTCTTATTTATTTCTTCTAAAATTTTGTTATAACTATCTTCAGTGGTGTCCAAATGGTGAGTTAATTTGAGTATTAAATCCTTTGTTTTTTCAAAATCTTGATATAAAAATCCTAATACCTCAATTAGTTCTTTATTGGGTCTTTTTTTATACTCAGATAAAACTTCCAAAACTTTTTCGGATGATATTTTAATATGATTTTCCAACTCCTTTTGATGGTAATGTAATACCTGCCGGTGTCATAGTCAATGGCGGAATAAAAATTTCCGTTTTACCATTTTCCGCTTGTTCTTGATTCATACCCTTGACCATAGACATCATGGACATATTCATAAAGTTAGGTCCGCCATCAGGAGCACCACCTGTGGGTAGACCTTGTTTTTGTAGGTTCTCAATTACATTAGAAAAAGCCCTAGTATCAGAAACCCCACCTAGTAGTGATGACCCCGCCAATATAAACTGAGGTAGTCCTAAACTTAATTGTGAAAGACCTAAATTTAAAAGTTTCAATATTTCGTCTATAACACTTTTACAATTTCTAAAATCCACAACGGCCTGACCAACGACTAATAAAATGTATACTATTGATGCATACATACTAATTTGTTTATTTTTTGCTTCCTTAACAACCTCCAATAAAATTGTTTCGACCAGCGTTTTAATTTGTTTTTTTAGAATTTTAAATAATTCTTCAACAAAAATTGCTGTAATTTTTTTCATAAAATTTAAAATAAACTTTTTGAATGTTTTCATGAAGTTTGTTAAATCATCAAATAAGTCGTCTAATTTTTCTGATATTTCATTTTTTATTCCTTTAACCATTATTAAAAAACCTAACATGACTTTAGGTGATAATATTGTTTTTAAAATCATTCTTGGAAGACCTAAAATGATATTACTTTGAAGTGATGCCAATAAGTTTAAATCTAAACCAAGACCGGGAACTAAAGATTTCCATTTTGGGTCATTTGCAATGTCATCTAATGACTTTTCAAATTTTTCTATTTTAGAATTATTTGAGTTTTCATTAATAATTTCATCTTGAGATTTCCTATCAGCTAAAACATCTATTGGTAATTTAATTCCTTCACAACCTTCAAATTCAACAACCCCATCAATGGTATTATTAATTTCTTGCTCAATAACCATTAATTCTTGATTTGTAACATCAAAAAAAGAATCGTCAATTTCATCTATGTCACTAAGTTTTGATGTTCCTGCAACATCAATTTTTTTGTTTGGGTCTTCACAAATCCCCATTATTCTTTTTAAAACGGTCATGAATTTGCTCTGCTCTTTTAATTCATCACTACTTAAACCAGCAGAAAAATCAAAAGAACCTGTAAGTAAATTTTTTAAGTTTACTGATAAATTATCAAAAGGCATAATGTCTATACTACTATAATAATCTTGTAAAAAATCAGTAACTGACGTTCTATTATTGGCTTGATTATTTAAGGTTACTTTGAAAAAATCACCAGTAACTTGTAAGTTGTTTGGACCTAAATAATTTTGTACGTATTGTATATCAAAAATTTGTGATTGTGATGCTCCTTGATATGTTTGACCATTACCTCCCGTATTATCTTGTGAAAAGGATTGTGATGGGTTTTGTAATCTTTTATAAAGTTGTTGATTCATTGCATATGGAAACGAACCATTATTTGTAGTATTTTTTTCGTATTGATATTTGAAATTTTCGTCATCAGGTGAATTTTTTAATATTTTAAATAAATCCACTTGATTAACTTTTATATAAATTGGTTGGTTAGCAACACTACCATATGATTGTTCTTCAGAACACCCAATAGTTGAAACTATTTCACTTACTAACGTTTCTTGTATTTTTGATTTTGTATTTGTTGCCGCTTGTAAAAAAACGTTAGTTAAAAGTTTTAAAGATGACCCACCACCACTTGGTAAAGTTGATTTGAATAACTCTAAAAGTTGTTCTAACTGACTTTTTATTTCATTTTTTATTTGATTTTTTTTGTCTTGACCACCTTTTTTTAAATCATTGATTGATTTTTGAACTTCGCTTTTTTTCTTATCAGTACTAGCCCTTGTTTTTTCTTTTTGTTGTTTTTTGTCGTCTTCCTTACTTTGTTTTACAGTTTGGTAAGCACTAATTTTACTTTTAGCTTGTGAATAACCTTGATTGATGTCTAGATTTGCCATTATTTTTCAAGTGTAAAATTATTATCATTATTTTGACTAATGTCTTTTTGAATTAAACTTTGAAGGACAGTTTCATCCATATCAGACAATGAAAAATTTTCTTCTTTAGAACTGTTAGATTTTTCCCAAATTGTAGATTGAAGTTTGGAAAGACTTAACTTCTTTTCAATTGTGTCGTTGATAATTTTTTGTTGTTCTTTTATAACGGGACCAATAACAGTCATATCTTCAGCATCTTTAAGAAGTCCTAACATTTTATTTTGAATCCTAATGGCTGTTGACCTTTGTTCAACTAATTCGTTGTATATCTCTTGCATTAAACCTAATACTGAATCTTTGTTTAATGCGATTTCTTTTTTTCTCTTTCTATCCATACTCAATAAATAGATAAATTTTAATTATTATTTATTCTTCTAATAGTATTCAAATAAAGAATTTTATATTTTTTTAGATATGTTCTTATTTCTTTTGTTGATAAATTTGTCATTTCTCGAAGCGAAAGTAAAACTATATTTTTATTAAACTTATTGTTGTCATTTCCAATAAAAATATTACCATAATTTTCAAATAATTCAATCAAGGCGTTTCCAAGTTTAAATTCTCCATCTGCCATTGATGTATTTTTAACGTGGTCTTTTAAGTCTTTTAAAAATATATCTATTATTTTTTCAGCATCAATTTTTTCAAACTCTAAATAATAAACCATGTCAGGTCTGTTCTCCAATGCTTGTGAAATATCTTCATAAGACACTTTTCTATTTGTTTCTTTTTGGTCTTTTTGTATTTGACCCATTAAATAGTTCTTACAAATAGTACCAAAGTAAGAATACGCTTTTTTGTTTTTAGCTGGTTTAAATTTATCAACTTTTGTCATTAAAAAAGAATGTGTATCAGTATGTAAATCTCGATACTCCATATCTTTTCTATAAAGTTTGTAGCGTCTTATGATTGATTCAATCATCTTATCTAACGGTTCTTTAAGAAATTTATTATAAATCTCTTCTTTTTCTATTTGAGTTTCGGCGGTGATATAATCTTTCACCGCCTCTTCCTCTCTCACATCAAAATAATTTTTACTTTTTTTTTCTGTCTTTTTCTTTTCGTCTAAATGTTCAGGGTTTGACTCCTCTAAAAACATTATACATTTTGTGGTTCGTATTTTATGTTCCTATCGGTTGTGAAAAAATGTTCTTTTTTTGCCGACTCAATCCAAAACGAAACCTCATCATCTGTAATTTTACTTTCCCCATTTTTATAATTCCAAAATATAGAACCTGGTCTTAAATTCATGTGTTTGTAACCAATTCTTGGAATTGTCATAATTTTAACAGAATTATAAGTTAATCTTAATAAGAACTCATACACAAAAGTTAATTTCATACTTGATTTAAACCCGCCGTTTTCTTCATAAACTGACTTTTTAATAACAATTCCACTTGATTGAAAGTTTTGATAATTCAAAAGTGTATCATTATTTAAGTAACCAATTTCTGAGTTCATACTAACTGCAAATGTGGCTTCATTAGTAAACCCAACAAAAACTCCTTTTTCGTCAGTATCAACAACAATAGGTAAAAATGCATCAACTTCAGAATATGATTTACTATATCTATCGAAATTTTTAAACCAAATTGTAGAATATTCATCATCAAATTCTAAAATAGAAATCCAAGTACTTTTAGCGTGTTTTACACCAATATTTACTTGAGAACAAAAATCAAATTCATTTTGATTTTCTACCATAGTAACTGTTAGACCACTAAAGTTGTAATTATCTAATTTATTTTTTAATAACTCTTCACCCGAATGAACAATTACTAATTCATTAATAGGTTTTGTTTGTGTTTGAATGGATGTAATGGCTCTGTTGAATAAATCTTCAAACATGATATTATTTGCCGAATCAATTGGTAGAATTACCGATACATCTAATTTTTCTAAGTTTTCCATAATATTATTTTTCTTCAGTTATTTTTAATTTTTCTAATTGTTGACTAAACATTTCTTTTCTTACGTTAAAATATCCAGTAAACAAAGATTCAATTTTATTTTCAAATGATTCTTTATTTTGATATTTTTCACCAGTTTCGGACATTTTAGTATACAACTCTTCGTTGATGTTGTCTTCTAACCAATTTTGTGCAAAATTTGCTAAAACGTCGATAATTTCGTTAAAAGAATATGTCCAAATACCGTTATTTTCATTCATCCAATCAGGTTTCAAATTAGGAACCACACCAATTACTGGTGTATTTGAAATCATGCTTTCGATTGGGAATGTACCAAACCCTGACTCTCTATCGACCCAAACCGAAACAAAAGATTCTTTTAAAAACTTTGAAAAGTCTGTTTGACTAATGTTTTTCATGTCTCTAAAAGTAAACCAACGATACTGAGGATATTTTAAATAAAAACTTTTGATAATTTTAGCAGTGTCTCTTGGTTCTCTACAGTGAATAGAAACAATTGGTTTTGATGGTTTGTCTTTTTTACTGAATACTTCAGAAATAAGAGGTTCAACAACGTCAACACTTACATTTTTAAAAACTGATTTGATATATTCTTTTTGAAATTCAGAAGTACTAATACTTTTTAAAAACCCATAATTGGCCCATGAAATACCTGGAGGTAAAGTTTCTAACATGTAATCATATGCTTGACACAACACCAATTTACCACATGGATAATTTTTAAGTTGCTCCATAACGTGCGCGTACAATTCAGGAATAACAACAAAATCTTCAGGTGAAATAGGAAGATTCTGACCCTCAATTGCGATATGCTCCATTTCCATGTATTCTTTTCCTAACCAATCACCAACACCTTGGTAATCTTTTGTTTCGTGAATCATTTTCACGTTAAATCCTTTCTTTAACAATGACATAGCCATTTGATAAATGTAAGAAACACCCGCCTTCGGGTTTCCTTTTGTGTCTTGAACTAAAAAATAAATTCTTGCGGTTTTATTTCCAAGTTTTTCAACTGAAGTTTCAATTTTTTTAATTTTGTCTAATTCCATTTTATTATAACTTTTTTATTATGTTGTTTATTAGTAAAGTATTGAATGCGAATTTAAAAGGGATTGATAAATTTTTGGCACTATGTATACCTAAATTTTCATCAAGTTCTTCTCTTTCGGATAATATAACATCTACTAAATTTTTATATACTTCCCATTTTGAAACACTTATATGTGGTTCGTTTTGACCCTCAACTTCAGTTGATTCCAAAGTGGGGACAGACATTGCAATTTTATTTTCTATTTCCTGTACGTCGATATAATATCTCTCACCTAAAAATTCTAACATATTCCTAATTTTTGTAAACATTCATCTAATTCTTTAAGTGAACTGATTTCGTGTTCAGATTTATTTGTTTTGTTGTATTGAGTATTGAACTTTATAACAACTTTGTTTTCTGGATGGTCTTCAATTAAACTTGGATTTGAACTAACTAAAACATCAACCTCATCCCAAATTGAGTTTTTAGTGGTGTCTGAATAAAATTTAATTTTTTCAATTTGACAACCAAACTTTGATAAAAAAAATAATGTGGCCGGTTTAGATTTACCAATTTCATCAGAGACAATTACAATATCATTTGTACTTCGATATTTTAAATAAATGTCATTTAAGGTATAAAATGTGTGCATCTCTGAAGATTCGGCATGACCAAATATTTGCATCGAAAATTCTTGATATAAAAACTCATAAAGTTCATCGTCAGACTTAAACTTAAAATGGTTTAATAAATTAAGGCTGTCAATATTACCTAACACCTCGTATTCAAACTCTTCTTTCTGTATAATTGATTCAGTATTACCTGATTCGTCCAAAACATAAGTTTTTTCTGTTGAGTTGTTTTCAATCAAAAACTTTTCATAAGTTTGTTGAATTTTACCCAAGGTATTTCTTAATACACCATTAACCTCAATTCCTATTTTCTTCATCGTATCTTTCTAAAATTTTACCAATTAATGGGTTTCTTACGTTTTTTGCATTTCTAAAATCATAAATTCCAATATCGTTTACATTTTGAAATCTTTGAAGGGCGTCGTATAGTCCTGATTGTTTTTTATCTTTATATCTATCAGTTTGTTCCAAATCGCCAGATATGAAAAATTTACTATTAAAACCGATTCTTGTCAATAGTAATTTAATTTGATTTGGTGTTGCGTTTTGAGCTTCCTCAAATATTAAAATAGAATTATCAATATTCATACCCCTCATATAAGCTAAAGCAAAAACTTCAATTATTTCAGCCTCTTTTAGTTTTTCTCTGACATCCTTACCAATAATTTTGTTTAATAAATAATAAGATGGAAAAATATAAGGGTCTAATTTCTCTTCTAAATTACCCGGTAAGGAACCCAATTTTTCTTCAGCCTCAACCGCAGGTCTTACAATAATTATTTTTTCATATGAGTTCGATGGGTCAATTAATAAATCGACAGCCGCTTTCATAGAAATGTAACTTTTACCAACACCCGCAGGTCCTGAACAGATTGTAATTTGATTACTTAATAAAATATCGTAGTAGTCTTTTTGGTTGTCAGATAAAAATTTACTTTTTTGTTTTCTTTTGATTGTTGCATTTATGAAATCTTTTTTTGAAAATGTTTGTGGAATTACAGGTTCTTCTGTTGTTATTTTTTTTCTTGTCATTTGGTTATTTTCTTACAACATTATAGTATTTTTCAAAATATTCAATAGTTTCTTTTAATCCATCAAAAAGGTTTGTAAAATTAAAGTCAGGTAAATAACTTTTAATTTTGGAGTTGTCTGAAGGTTTTCTATATTGTCCGTCAGGTTTTGTTGTATCAAACTTAACTTCACCTTTAAAATTCATAATTTCGACTATTATACCCACAACTTCTTTTATTGAAATCTCCTCCGAGGTAGAAAGTATTATTGGTTCATTTTCGTCATAGTTAAAAAGAACCCACTCGGTTAATTTAGCAACATCTCTACTAAAAATAAACTCTCTTAGCGGATTCCCACTACCCCAAATAGTTAGTGGTGTTTTATGTTCTCTCGCTAAATAACATTTATGTATTAGTGAAGGAATTACGTGACCATTTTTAATGTCATAATTATCGTTTGGACCATAAATATTAGTAGGTATGACTGATTTATAATTTAAACCGTATTGTTCTTTATATGCCCGTATTTGAACATCAACCATACGTTTTGCGTATGCGTAAGCATCATTTGAAAAATGAGGAGGTCCCATGTGTATTTTTTTTTCAGTTAATGGGTAATCTAAATTATCGGGAAACACACATGTAGATAAAAAGGCTACTAAATTTTTTACTCCGGAGATTCTAGAGGATTCAATCACATTTGTATTTATCATAATATTATCATAAAAAAAATCTCCCTTGTGATTCATATTCCCTCCTAACCCACCAACTTTACCTGCAGTGTGAATTACACTGTCAAATCTTTTTAACATTAAACGATTTACGTCATCTGTATTTTTTAGATTATATTCTTTTGATGTTGGTTTGTAATATTGTTCTCCCACAAATTCCCGACCAACTAAACCATTCCCTCCTGTTACTAAAATTTTATTTTCCATAATAGTCTAACCAATATTTAATCATTTCATCTAACATTGACTCAAACGTGTATTTTGGTTCCCAAAATAACTCCGACCTAAGTTTTGAAGAATCGCCTTTTAAGTTTTCTAACTCTTCAGGTCTAAAATGTTTTTCGTCAACTAAAACATAGTCTAAAAAATTTAACCCAAGCGAATTAAAAACATAACCACATAAATCTCTAACAGAATGTGAAATACCTGTTGAGCAAACATAATCATCTGGCTTTTCAGATTGCAACATTAACCACATTGCGTAAACGTAATCTTTTGCATGTCCCCAATCTCTAGTCGCATCTAAATTACCTATTTCCAATTTGTCTTGCAACCCAAGACTTATTCTAACAGCAGCTTTAACGACTTTATTAGTAACAAAATTGGTCCCTCGTCTAGGTGATTCATGATTAAATAAAATTCCGTTCCATATTTTCATACCATATGAGTTTCTATAATTTCTGCATATGTTATATGAAAAAACTTTAGCACAACCATATGGTGAAACTGGATTCATTGGGGTCGTCTCTCTTTGAAACCCGTCATCATCAATGGTATTACCAAACATCTCCGAAGAGGACGCTTGGTATATTTTAGAATGTGGGGAAACTAATCTAACCGCTTCCAATAAGTTTAAAGTACCAATACCTGTCACATTTGCAGTATATAATGGTTGGTCAAAACTTATTCTAACGTGTGATTGTGCTGCCAAATTATATACCTCATCAGGTTGTACTTTAGATATGACTCTTACTAAAGATGCCATATCACTTAAATCGGCATATTCTAAATTTACTAAATTATTTTCCCGTAAGTGCTCAATTCTACTGGATTGTGTTTCAGAAACCGAGTTACGTTTAACTGTACCCCAAACCTCATAGTTTTTACTTATTAATAATTCGGCTAAGTAAGAGCCGTCCTGACCATTTATGCCAGTTATTAGTGCTTTTTTCATATAATTTTATTTACTCCTATCAAAATACTCTTTCCAGTAATTATAAGTTTTATAGTCGTTAGGTGTTCCCCAACATATATAATCCTCAACTTCAAAAACTTTAACAGTAAGACCATCTTTAATGTTTTGATTTAATACGTCATCAACATAGAACTCATTATTTGTACGTATATTTTCTTTAATATTTTTTTGTAATCCTTCTAAAAAATACTTCGCCTTTCTAAAAAACATAGTTCCTATTATCGCATGAGTTTTTAGTGGGTCATCATAAATAAATTTTTTACAAGATACGTGTTCTATATTATTATCGGAATTAACCTTTAACCACGCATAGGCATTAGGGTTCACCTTACTTGTTTGGTTATTCCTAAATGACCATACTAAAACATCTATTGATTCATCCATCAATAATTCTTGACACATTTTGGTGTCGTAGTATATTCCATTATCACATGCGGAAATGAGTATCGGTTTGTTTTCATCAAAATCTTTTAGACCTATTTCACAGGTACATGCTTGACCTTCAGTTAATGTATCTATCCGAATAATTTTTGAGTCAAAATGTTTTTTTATAACCTCATCTATACCATATTCATTAATGTGTTCATTTTTTACTATGAAGATTTTATCATTACATAATGGTAAATCGTTGACGGCATTAATCACCATAGGAACTCCATTAACATCTAATAATGGTTTTGGTAATGTGTATTTTTCTTCTTTGAATCTACTACCGTCTCCGGCCATTGGTAATACCAGTGTTGTGTCTTTTGGGGTGTTAACTGTTTTCATTTTTGGTTTTTTAAAAAAATTAGACCATTTTTTATAAACCTCTAAATCATAAGGAGTTCCCCACTGCAGCATTTTATCTATTTCAAAAACACCAACTTTTAAACCATCCTGTATTAATAAATTATATACTAAACTTATATAATACTCACCATTAACATTTATATCTAAATCAATTAAATCTTTGAAGTATTTTTTAACCATTGAGCCTGATTTAAAATAATACGTGCCATTTGATGCATACTCATTCATTTTATTATCGGTGAATGGTCGTTTTTCTCGTATTTCTTTTACGTAGTCACCATCCATTTTTGAAAATGCGTAATTATCTGAACCTAACATATGAGGATGAAATCCAATGTATGAGGGTATTAACCCATCATAATTATCTTTTTCTTTTAAAAATTTTTTAAAATCCCAAACACTACTATAGTCACAATAACTAAAAATTACTTCTTCATTATCATCAATATGGTCAAATACTTTTGAAACTGCATAGACTGGTCCCTTTTTCATATTATCAGGAACTTCAATAATATTTGAATTAGGGGCTATTTTATTTAAAATTTTCCTCATATTTGTGTCCCTTAAATGTGTTTGATTGCATATAAAAGAAAGTTTTTCAATACCTGGAAATAATCCTACTACGTGTTCAATAATTGGTTTACCGTCTACTTCAATAAGTGGTTTGGGTGTGTCATATCCATAATCGATAAATCTTTTTCCTATCCCCGACATGGGGATAATTAGGTGTATATTATTTTTCATTTTTTTAATTTTGTTTTTTAAAATAAAAAGTTCCAATTCTGTAGTCTCGGTTCATCCATCATTTTCCATGCATAATCTAAATTAAACCCTTCCCAATTTCTGTTTCTAAGATAAACATAAAAATTTATTATTTTATTGTATTTAAAAATACCTTTATATTGTGAATGATAGAAAAAATTTACATTATTACCTTCTATAAAATGAATACTTTCTGCGTTTTCAACTAATGACATAAGATAACCTATACAAGGAGATGCGTGACTAATATTTATGATTGGGTAATTGTTATTAATTCTATTTTGAACTACCTGTGCTCCCCCTACTGGATTATTTACAATATTATATTTATCCCCTAATTGTAAACCATGTCTCTCCAATACAATTTTAGAAAATTGCATTTCATGTTCTATGTTTCTATAATAATTAAAATAATTCATCCTTACATTATTGTTTAATCCAATTAATTTATAATAAAATAAATGATTTACTTCAACATTTTGATTTGGTAAATGAGTATTGGGGTTTGTTTGATGCTCAACTGGAATATTTAAAGAGTTATATAACGGATTTAAATCATTAAAATAAAAACTTTTATCTATTTTTGTTTCTTTATAAAAATCAGTTTTTGCTGATTGCCAATCTCCTGTTGACATATTAATAATATCGTATTCTCCATATTGTGAATTATTTATTAATTCATCAGCATTAACTGTAATAAAAATTCTATGATTAAACAAAGGGTCAAACCTAAAATAATGATTATAGTAGTTAGGAACCGCATAATTTTCTCTTTCAACTTTAATGTAAAAGTAAACTTTTTTATAATACGATAATAGATAATAAACCATACTAATTGCAGACAAAACATCACCAAAAGCGTGGTTTGGGGGAATTAAAATAACATTATTTCTCATGTGTAAAATTTATATAAATCTGGATTTTCTAAAAACTCATTAAGTCTTAAATCGTCATAATAGTTACAATTTTCTACTATATATGTGATTCTATTGCTATTTTTTGTTGTTCATTTGAAAACTCATTATCTCCCCTGTTTCTATTGTTACTACCACCACTTTTAAAACATTCACCACTAACTACTATTAAAATTTTTTTCATTTTAAAGTTATAGTGTTAACAAAATCGGTACATATCGCGTAAGGTTTATTGTTTTTATAGTTCATAATATCATCTTTAGATAAAAGAGGAATTATGCATTTATCATTTATTCCTGATGTTAAATCATGAATCCATAGATATTTATGACTTGTACAAACGTAAGGTTCAGATGAATGGCAAAAATATTTAAAATCATCATCTAATGAAGCTAACATAAGTGCGGATTCCATATCTTTACAATGAAACCATAATTTTTCTTTTCTTAAACGCATCCATAACAATTCAATTTTATATTGAGGTTCGTCATGACCTAACCAAAACTCATTATTAATAACCCTTAAGTCAATTTCAACCTCATATCCGAGTTGTATTGCCGAATCAATATACGATGGTCTATTTTCTTTTTTTGGTATAGGTCCGTTTATGTTTCCTCTGTGAGATATAATTTTCATATTTCTTCAATTCTTAGTGTTTTATCATCTACAAAGACATCATAATATGGTTTATCGACCCTTAATTCATGAAACTTGGCACCCCACATATTTAATTGATTATATGTTAAATCATACCAGTTTAATTGTTTTCTACTACCTCTAGCGGTCCAGTAAACTATAGTATGTCCCTGTTCGTATAGATTATTTATTTTTTCAATATTTTCATAGATTGGAGTTGAGTTTTCATACTTCCTATCCTCAGACGTTTTACAAATAGTCTCATCTATGTCAACATATATTACTTTTAAATTCATATTATTGTTATATTTTCATTTATATCTCCGATTAAATTATTAAAATCAGAAAGGTATCTTTTTATTTCCATTGGGTTATTATTTTGATTTATGCCCATATATTCCAAATAATCCATTTCATAACTAACGCCTCCATCAATTGTACAATTATATAAATGTCCAATATTATTATTTGTAAATCTTGATATTGTATGTATCTTAAATTTTAAGTTTGGGTATTTTTCTTTTATAATATTTTCTAATTCATAAGGTACTGAATTATAACGAACTAAAACAAAATCAATAAAATTATTACCATTTAAATAGTTTCTAAAACTTTCTATTCTTTTACTATATCTTTCTATAAAATTTTTAAAATCATTTTCAACAAAATGATAAGGACTAGACCAAGTTTCATTTAAATAAAGATTGCCATGATATGGAGATTCGTGATTAAATACAAAATTATAATATGTATTATAAACCCATAATTCATCATCTTTTTGATTTGGTATATGTTTGTTCATTTTAGGCGCCGGACGTAGTTCTATATATTTGGGGTCACAAAAATGTTTAAAGTCGTCCTTAATACATTCACAAAGACCTACATAATTTGATATCATCATATCAAATGGACAAGTGTTATATCCATCAGATTTATTTTTTCGTAATCCAATTGACAACGCTTCTTGGGCTGCGGAGCAATTCCAACCTAAACTTATTCCTTCTCTATTCATAATAATGATTTTCTATATTTTTCTTTTTCGTCATCTAACAAACTATTTATGTCTTGTTTTCTAAGAAAATTTATTTTAGGTGAACTTAGAAAAATTTCTGCAGACTTTTCACAAATGTCTGAAATTATCGTACACTCTTCAATTGTAGAACCACATGCGATAATGCCGTGATTTTGAAGTAAAATTAATTTAGGAAATGTATTATTTTCATTAATAAATTCTGTGACATATTTTTTAATAAATTTCGTTAGTTCATCCCCTGGTTTTGCATAAGGAACTATACATGATTTTTCCCCATTAAAAATAACTTGGTCAGGAAATATGCGTTCATTGGCAAATTCTAAAATTTTATCACTTGATAGTATTGAAACTGTCTTACTGGGGTGTGTATGGGAAATAAAATTTATATTTTCATAAGTAAGTAAAAAGGTATGAAATCCTAACTCCATACTACCTTTTTTTTTAAAATTATTTAACTGATTACCATTAAAGTCATATTTTACTAAATCATTTAAACCTAACTCATAAAGATGGCTACCGCTTGCCTTTATGTAGAAAAAATCACCATCTTTTCCTGACACATTACCCTCCATACCAACACAATACTTACTTATTTGATTAGATAAGTTGATAAGTTTTTTAATAGTATTATTTTTGAATAACTTCATTTTAAGAAAAATAAGATAAAAAAATTAAACAGTAAAGTTGAGATGAAAAATAAGATATAGTATTATGTCGTAAAAACTATTTGTTTTGTTATTAGTTAAAAAACCTCCGTCTTTAACGTTTAGTTCCGTGTACTCGTCAAAAATTATACTTATAAAATTATTATTTTTTTTAAATCTATACTCAATATTTAAATCTTCAAGGTCTTTTAAAACGGTTTTTAGGTTTTTACAGTTTTCTCCTATTGAAATTTCTAAACTTAAGGATTCTTTATTATTTAAATTAGTGTAATCTATTTCATCTTTACTAAAAAAACGTACTACAAGGTCGGCATTTTCTCTTTGAGGTTTTATAAACATATTGAAGTCTTTCTGTCTTTTTTCGATACTTTCCAATACTTTATCGATACTATATCCTCTTTCTAATACGTCACGTTTAACTTTCCATTTTTTTTTCAACTCATTATCAGTGTCCATGAAAATTTTTAAATCATAAAGATTATTATCCCCATACAAACTATGTAATCCACAAACTATGAGATTATCCGATGGGTTAATTAATTGCTTTTCAGTAAACTTTCCACTGTGATGGTCGTAATCTACTTGATAAATTTCATTACCTAATTTTAAATTAAAAATATCTTCTTCCATTTTGGTGATGTAATTTGCTTTTGGGTTTAAATGAGTTGTTTGCTCCCAATTTTTATTATGACGCTCCCATTTATGATACCTATCACATTCTAAAGTGAAAGAATTATTATAACAATTTTTTAATAGTGTGCTTAATGTAGATTTTCCTGAGCCTGAATCGCCGCAAATTGCAAAAATATTACACTTAGACAATAAGAAGTTATATTTAATGTCTATTTGTTTGAAACAAATATTATTATTTGTTAAATATTCAAATAACGATGTTTCAGATACAGGTAAAAATTTATTACCATAAAATTCATAAATATCAAAATATTTATTCATTATTTTTGACCTACCAAATGCGAGAGCATCACAAAGGTATCCATCGTCAGAATTAGTAAGTCTGGTTTTATCCATTTTAGCATCTAAAGGTAGATATACAATATCATCCTCAATTAAGATGCCAAATAGATTCTTAGTTAGAATGTTTAAATCTAATCGGTAACGTATTACTAAATCATAATCGGTTGATTCCGATTCTCGGATAGATTTTATTTCATTTAGTTTATACAACTTAGCCCAAAGATTTATTACATTATTAATTCTATTGTCATCAACATATAATTGGTTATTTTCAACAATAGTGGTTATTGGGTTGAGCCCTTCCACTATTTTTTGAATATCCGAATCCTCTATTTGATTTAGGTATTTATCCTCAATATTTTCACTTTTTGTAATGTGTAAATATACATCAACATTGTCAAATTTTTTAATTATCTCATTCTGTATAAACTCAATACTTGTTTCATAATTTCTTATATAACCGGCAATTAATAGTGCAACTTTCATATGTTAAAGTGATTTAAACAAATTTTTATTTTTATATTTCATATCATTTAATATATCTAAAAGTTTTGGGTCATTGAATATTTTATCATAATAAAAATCATAGTTATCAATTACTTCTTTAGTTTTACTTGGTATATCGTCGTAATTGGCCCAAATGATATATTGATTGTATGGTATTTTTTCTTTTAATGGAACATCTTCACTAACAATGATAACACCATTAAGTAATGCTGGTAAAACACGTAATTCTTCAAAAGTATGATGGTGGTCTGTCTGATGTACGTTTACCATTATTTTTGTTTTATTATATAAGTCTAATAAACATTCATTTGAAAAACAGTCACCTACCGTGGTATTATCAATACCTAACTTACTCATTTGTGTTAAAGTGCTTATTCTCCTAAAGTTAGATTTTGAATCAAATAATGTAATTACTTTAGTTTTATCACCACTAAAATTGAGTTGGTATAAAATAGGAGGTACGTAAATTACTTTTGATAAAAAGTTTTGGAATTTACCGCAAGACCTAATGTTCTCAACATTAGGCAAACTATACTCAATAATATAGTCTAATGAATTAAGATAGTTAAATTTATCAATACGTACTAAATAAACCCCATCTGAATTTTTTACATTACCATATATTATATCATTAACAGACCTACCCCCTTCTTTTACTAAGGTATGTTCACATTGTATGTCAATCTTTATTGTTTTATTATTATTTTTAAAGTCAAAATAATAATCACCAAAGATAATGTTTATGTCCTCAGTACTACTATTTAACCAATTTTTTAACAAACCAACTATGTAGTTATAATACTCTCTAGTATGTATAACCTGAGTATCTGTGTAATATAAAAAACTGTTATTAATTTTTTCAATAATCATCTATCTACTGTTTGTTCCGTTTTTTGTTGGGCTCTTTTAACAAAAAAAGTTTTTATATTTTCATCAAAAGGATTAACTGAGTGACAATCATATTTAGGGTTTGGATTCGGTATATTATTCCACACGTCCCCTAAGTGCCGTATATCGCCATCAATATCATAATTTTTATGGTCATTTAATTCCCATAAAATTCTAGCCAAATATCTTTCCGCAGCACAACTTTCAGTTCTATTTGTTATTACTATTTGTTTAAAATAATCATATAACTGTTCAGTTTTTGAGGATGATATAATAAAACTACAACACCAACAAAAAGTACATTTGTCTAAATTATCTAGTAATCCTAATTTTGATAGTACCTCATTTGATATACCTTGTAACATACCATCTTGGAAGTATGAATTTATAGTACAGGCCTTAACGTTTTCATTATGGAGTTCCTTGAAATCTAATTTATTTTTCAATATGAACGTGTCTTGTGTTAAAACAATGTATGAATAATCATTAATTAATGAATTATCCAGAAGGTATTTTAAACCAACTTGATATGCGCCAATTTCAAATTTACACTCTATATTATTATCTAATAATATCACATTTTTATATTTTCTTAAATTTACAAAAATGTCTTCTTTGTGGTTTGAGTTATTATCGACAAAAATTATAAGAGAGTCTTCATAAAATTTTTGTATGGTTTGTACATAATATTCACTATATGACTCATAACCTCTAAAATATTTATGAGCAATGATAAAAATTGGTTTATTTAAATTTTTAATTACATCCATTTACTTGAATTTTTTAAATTATATTTATTTACTATTTTTTCGTATTCATCTTTAATGTCTTCACAAGAGCCAATAGGTAATGAGTTTATATTTAAATATTTCTGACTATGTGTTATGTGAATATATCTAAACGGCTCCATACAAATAAAATATCCGCATTGATATTTGTTTTTTGAAAAAAGTTTAAAGATGTTAAAATTAACTGCGTAGTTTTGAGTTTCAGGGTGTTCAATTGTTCTATAATCCCTAAATCCAAATTTATTCATTATGTCAAGTAATGTTTCTTTTTTCCATATTGATGGATTTACATTATATGGATAACCTTTATTTGCTGTATCAGTATTTGACGATTTAATATAATATAACTCGTCATCCATTATTTCGTGACCTTTTAGAGTATCAAAATCATATGCTAATTGAAAATCTACTCTATCATAGTTATTTTTACGCAAAAAGGTAAACATACTTTTTACTTTTTCTACATCAATATGAAATACAATATCATTATCGTGTATGAAAATAAAATAATCATAGGGAACTTCTTCAATAGTACTTAATAAACGGTAACCATATGGTTGTGAATCATCATAAAAAATAACTTTTTCAAAACTATTATAGATTTCATTAAGGTCTTCATCATTTTTATTTATGATTAAAATCATATCCCCAATATTGGTTAAATAATCAATTTGTATCTTTAAAACCTCTAAGAAAGAAGAATGACTATAAACGACAAATTTCAATTTATCAATATGAGTGTTGTCTGATAATTCAAATTTTTTTACATCAAAAAATATCATTTTTGGTATGGGGTATTACGGATTTTATCTACCCAATATTTTAGGGTGATTCTTTCATAGTTAAATTCTTTATTTTTAAATTCTTCAATTGTCTTATCTAATAAATCTTGTGTAATTTCACTCCAATCATCCACGATAAGTACAGGTAACCCTTCATATAAACTATCTAATTGAGATTTTTTTACAATTACAATTGTACCTAACATTAACGATTCCCATGTTCTATGACAATCCATACCATGTCCCATTGGGGATACGGTAAATGCGTACTCTGCGTTTTTTGTCCAAGTTGTTTCTCTATCTACTAATGAAGGTTCATAATAAATTAGGTCCTTTGGTATTTTGTTAATGGCGTCCTGTCTCGGATTACCAAACTCCGAATATGTTACAAAATGAAAATTAGAGTAACATTTAGGTTGTCTTTGATAAAATTCTCCAGATTTTTTCTTTATGGAATCCAACATTTCTTCTTGTTCTTTTGGTGTCATCGCACCACTACTCCACCCGCAAAATTCACCAAATGTTAGAGAATGGAAATTTACACCAATAGGTATTAATGAAAATTTTTCATGATAACGTTCATTACAGTTTACTGAATACCAATGTATTAGTCTTGCGTCATTAATAATATTATTAAATATTTCAGGACTAATCATATCGTCAGGCATAGTTTCATCTCCGTCTCCCGTGATTAATATAAATTTATAATTTAATTGTGGTAAAATTTGATGTATAAATTGGGTAAAAAATGCAAATTTAATGTAGATGCAATCACCATCTTTACCATTTAATAATTTTACGAAATCATGAGTTATTCTGTGAGGTTCTTTCTGATAGGTTATGATGTTATTATCGTCCAATGATAGTAACATTCCAACACTAGAAATGTATTTACATTCTTTTAATTGTTCTAAGCTCATATTATTTATACCATTTATTTGAATTTATTAGATTATATTTTTCTACAATTTTTATATATTCATTACTTATATCACGGTAAGATTGACCGTAAACTGTAACAAAATTCATATTTAATGGTAAAAGTTTACCATTATGACTTATATGTAAGTATACAAAACTTTCTAAGCATTGGAAATACCCACAATTTAGTTTTTTGTTTGAAAACATTTTAAATATTTTGAATTTTTTTGAGTACTCTTGGACATCAATGTCTTCTATTGTACGATAATTTTTATGTTTAAAATTACTAAGTAAATCAATAAAAGATTCTTTTTTCCATATAGACGGGTTTACATTATATATGTAATTAGTCACATCGTCCTGTTCAATTAAATACGGAATATTATTTTTTTTCTCAATTTCACTCATATTAATATGTTCCCATTCTGATATATCATCTAAATTATTTATTTTAATTAATTTTGTCGATGGGTTAATCTTATCTGAAAATTTTAAATCGACCCTATCAAAATTATTTGTTCTTAAAAACTCAAACAATTTTTCAATAGTCCTATCATCACTTTTTAATATAATGTCAATATCGTGAAAAAATAAAATATAATCATACTTTATTTTTTCTAAACAACTTAAAACTCTCGTTGCGTAAGTGCCCTTATCATCATAAAAAATAACCTCATTATATTTTTCATATAAATCTGTTAGTTCTAAATTATTTTCATTTATAAAAAGAGTCAAATGTCCCTTATTTTGTGAGTAATCAGTTTGGATATTTAAAACGTCTAAATAATCCGTATGACCATAAATTACATAATTAATCATATTATTTCTTTTAGTTTTTTAATGTCAATTATCCATTCAGAATTAAGTCCGTCATCTAAAGGGATTAGTTCCATTATATTTTTAATAATTTGTTTAAATTCAATTTGATTATTCCACCCCGCAACATCCATATCACTATAATTAATAGTAATATTATCACCATCTATGTCAACCACTTCACCCACTTTATTATCAAATTTAACTCTCATGAATTTTTTTATTTTACTTTTTTCTGTATGTTCAGAAATATCTAATATTTCATAATTAACATTTTCAAACGAAAATAAAAACCGATAGTTTATGTCAAAAAAAGTGGGTGAATTTAAAACTGTTAATTTTGTTTTTTTGTTAGAAAATAGTGCATTACATAACCCACCACCTATCGGCCCTATAATGTGTTCCGCATTATTGAATAATAATATTTTCTCAGGTGTTGAAAGATTTTCAGTAAAAACTTCAACAAAACCTTTAGTTTTTAAATACTCAACAATCTCATCTTCATTTAATAATCTTCTTTTTGTTGTATAATTTGTACCTATATTTGACGTGTCTTTATTAATCCATGTTCTTCTGGAAATATAAATTTTTGTCGGTAATTTTTCTTTTTTAATATCATTAGTTATAAAATTAACCATATTATTGTAAAACTTGTAAACTTCATTTCTTGGTTTAATATTTGATTTACCATCGTGAGTGTATGAATTAGATACGTATAAATTATCATATGCGATAGATGGATTTACAATTGTAATATCATCTTTGTTTATTGATAAAATATATAAAAATTCAATAACAAATTTATAATGTTCAAACTTTTGGTAATTAGGGTAATTCATCAAAAGTTGTAAATCGGGGATTTCTTTTTTAAGTTCAAAAAACGTAATTAAATATGGTAGTGTATCATACACAAAATGATAATAGTTATCAGTATTATAAATGAAGAAAAAATAAGGTTTTGAATCTCTATCTTTTATTTCTAACATTGATTTATTATGTGATGAAAAATCCAATTCCTTTAATGATAATACCGTTTCATTAATAGGTTTTATGTCGTTTTTTTCAGACTTTAATATCACATTTGGATAAAAAATGTTATTTTCATAAAATTGCACATTATGTAATTTGTAAATATTAATTTCTCTCCCGTTATTATCACTTTCAAAAAGTGTTTTAAAAGGTATTAAATTATTCAAGTCTAACATTTTTCTATTCTATAATTTTGATTTATTCTCTCTAAAAAATACTTCGTAAGGATTAATATTTTCATTTTGTAGGTTTTCAATCATCGGAGTGTCAAACATACCTTTAATACCTTGATTAGTTGGTACATATTTTTGACCATATATAAAATCCCTATTAAATTTAGAGTATTTACCAATACCCGGTTTAATTTCAGAATGCCTTACATCAGAAACAATATTAATTAAACCTGAAACACCTAATGAGCGGAGTTCCATACTATCCTTTATAAGTCTATATGATATATCACCATCTTCCTCTCCAAATCCTAGTAACCTCTCATCAAAAAATCCAATTTTTTCAATACATTCTTTCTTAACAAAAAAATGTGAAAAAGACCCATTAAATTTACAAATTGAGTTAAAACTATTATTATTTGAAAGCTCCTCTACTTTTTTGAATATATCATTGTTGTGAATTTCAATATCATCATTCAACAATAATATATTATCAGAAGACGAATGAATAATAGCCGTATTCCACATTTTTGATAGTCCTCTAATTTCTTGAAAAAATATTGGATATATTTGATTGTATCTAGAAAAAAGAGAATATAATTTTAGTAAATAATCGTCAGATAATTTTCCATTCTTTTCACCATTAATAACTACAATAATTGGTACTTCAGTAAAAAAACGTATTTGTTCTAAAAGTTTGATTAAAAAATCTATTCTAGCCGAAAATGTTGTTATTCCTATTGTGTAATTCATATAAAATATTCCTTTCCAAATGTTATTAAATCTTCGTTTTTATTGTTTATGATAAAATCATAATATCCTTTTTTTACTTCTAATAGATTAAAAAACGATAAGTCTATGTCAATACCATCTATAATTTCTTTAGGTGTAAATTGGGGGTTAAAATTTAAATTATTCACTACTGAGTCATATCTTCCATTAATAAAATCAACTGTGTGGTTATAATGTTTAAACTCATGATGTTTATACCATAATTGTTTCATTGCATAATATTTTCTATTTACGCTTTGAAGATGTATAATTCCATAATCTTTTGTAAATTTTTTAGGTAAATTTACCTCGGGAGTTCTAGGTGTGTGATATTTCCAATCATTTTTATTTAAATCTCCTATGTTTTTTACTGGTAATACAAAAGTCCTGTAATTATTTGAATACATTGGGTCGTTTCTATAAAGAATAAGTCCATCATTCACAACATTATACCAAAACAATTTCATGTCATATTCTTCATAGTTTTTCATGAAAGTAGTTATGTCTTTGGTAATATTACTACTTAACAGTTCATCCGCATCTAAACATATAATATAATCAATTCCCAGTTCTCTACTTTTATCTATCATAGTTTGTCTTTGGTACCCTTCATTAAAAGATTCAAGGTGATGATTTAATATAATAATTTTTTCTTCAGGTAGTAAATCATATATAACGTCTACGGTTTCGTCAGTTGAATTGTCATTGTAAAAAATAAAATAATCAACCTTGTATTTATTCCATATCGGTAAAACGTTTTGAAGTGTGTCCGCTTCATTTTTTACCATCGTGTTTAGTGATATTTTCATATTTCAAAATTTATTGATTTTCTTAATTGGAATACGTTGTAGTCATGACTTAAGTCTTTTACATTATTATCATGTACAAAATCTATATTCCCATACCCCCAGTCCGGATGTTCATGTCTAATGATGACTTGGTCTATATATGATTGTTTACGTAACAAATTTCCAACAAGCATAAATTCATTGTCTGACCAGCATGATTTATAATCGGGGTGATATATATAATTAAAACGTTTATAATATTTATAACCTAAAATACATAGTGTATTTAATTTGTTTCCCTGATAACCGTCATTAAACCACAATACACCATCCAAATCTGGATAATTAAACAACATATTATCTTTTATAATCTTATCATAACCTTTTATTTGCGGAATCATGTCATCAGAGGCCAATAAAAGAATATCCCATTTATTTTTATGTTCATTTAAATCCCTATTGACGGCATGAATTTTAGAATTAGAAAGACCAATTTTGAGAGTTGTATTTTTATAACTCTTTATTTTATTTATAACTTCATCGTTGTTCATAGAATTATCATCTTCATCTATGGATATGAGAAATTCAGTATTATCAATATCTAAACATAAATCATGATAAATTTGTAATACTGAAAAAAATTTATCTACTCTACCTCTTGTTGGAAACTTTATTAATAATTTCATTGATTTATAACTTTAATATATTCTTCTTTTATTTTTTTTGCAACCTCAATAGAATCAAATTTACTAACATCTGTCGGCGGCATATGTAATTTTTTATCTAAAATATAACCACTACTTTCAACATTGTAAATCCATCCGGGTTTATTACACATCCAACCTTCAATAGTTGTTCTTCCCAAAAGAATACCTGCGGTTTCAGAACAGTTTTTAACATACTGTTCAACTTTACTTGTTGCGTTAAAATGTTTTACGTGTGGATTTTTTAATAAATCATCCAAGTAATTTGATTTATTTTCACCAACTAACCATAATTCTTTATTAATTTCAGAGGAGTATGTAACTAAATCTCTTATTGTATTTTCTCTTAAATAATCAATTGTCCCAACAAACAAAACGTAATTATCATCTTTAATGTTATTTGAATTGAATCTTTTTGTGTCGATTGGGTTATAAATTACTTTAGTATTATCCTTATCAATATTAAATTTTTCAACAATATGGTTTTGTATTTCAGGACGAATGCAAATATATTTTTTAATTGAATTGTGAATAATTGGATTTTCTAATTCTATGACTTCAGAATGTATTGTTGATATTTTTGAAATATTAGGATACATCTGACACATTTGATTTGAAACGGGTGTGTGTTGAGTATGAATTATATCATAATTAACATCACCAATTTTGTACATTACATTTTGTTGTGTCGGTTGAAACCCTTGTGGTGTGTTAAATCCCCACTTTCCATCTCCCATTTTGTAACCAGGAGCATCTTGAAATGAAACGACTTTGATTCCTTGTTGTTTTGCTAATTGAGATAAGGGTCCATTAATGTCTGATAGTACCGTAACGTCACAATTTAATTTTTTTAATCCTCTTGCTAATTCATAAACATACATTTCTGAACCTGTAAAAGATTTAAAAAATAAACAAGATAATAAAACTTTTAAAGGTGAATCGATTGTAAGATTTCGTTTGATTTTAACGGGTAAAACATCTTTGAATTTTTCTGCAAACTCTTCTCTATTTTTTTCCCATTGTTCATTAGTCATACCAATTGATTTATGTGTAACTCTTACATCATACATAACCCCAATTTTAACATCTTCTAAATAATTTCTAAAAGAAAAATCTACATCGTAAAAGTGAAACCCTTTAACTTCTTCGTTAAAGTTGTGTTTAATATTTTTTTTATTAATTGCTATAAATAATCCATCTACCAACAATACGTCATCTAACTGATTACCCTTACTTGTTGAATATTTTGACTCCCATTTTTTTCCTTCATGTTCATGATTAACAATTCCTTTAAGTTTTGAAAAATCTTCCCACCATTTACCAGAAGAAGGTAACGAAGTTGAGCCGGCAACACCAAGAATACCATAGTCAGGATTTCTTTTAAAATAATTTAAAACTTTTGATGCCCAATTCTTGCTATCAAAATAAATGTCGTCATGCATCAATACAACAATGTCATTAGTGGAATCGTTTAAAATTTTATTATAAGCTTCACTAAGAGAAAATACACCATTGTTTTCGATTGGTATTATTTCCAATTTACTTACTCCTGACGTTTTTTTTAACATCGAGACAAAATTGTCATCTATTTTTCTTGTTGAAAATCCTACTGTAATCATACTAAACCTGTTGAACCAAATCCATTATCATTTCGGTCTTTTGAACCTAAATTTGAAATTTGTGTTAAATTAACCCATTTGCCATTAACAACAGGACAAAGAACCGCTTGGGCAATTTTTTGACCCTTTTCAATTTTAACTTTTTCTGTTGTTGTGTTAAATAAAATAACTTGTATTTCACCTAAGTATCCACTATCAACCGTGCCAGGTGAATTTAAAACAAATAATCCTTGATTTAATGCTAAACCACTTTTAGACCTTACTTGTATTTCATAACCATCAGGAATGTCAAATTTTAAACCTGTAGGTATTAAAACTCTTGAGTTTGGAAAAACCCATTTTTCTTCCGAAGCTCTTAAATCAAACCCCGAATCACCTTTATAAGCGTATTCAGGGTTTTGATTGTCACTACTATTCACAAAATTTAAATTAACTTCTGATGTAAATTGACCTTCAAAATGTTGATTGATTTCATCAACATTAAGTCCCATGGATTTTAACATACTTTCAGGATTTGTCATGTCAACATTACCAAATTGAGATTGAAGCTCCTTTAAAGCTTTCATGCTATTTTTTAAATCTTTTATATTTTCAAACATTATTTTAAACTTTTTAATTTTTTTATTGATTCAATCAAAACATCAACATCTTTTTCACAATATTTTGCAATTTCATCAAGTCTATTCTGATTCCAATATGCCTGATGAACCATACCCCCATTTATTTCACCATCTTTTGGTGTTGGAATATCTAAACAAGAACACATTAAATCTAAAGAACCAATTGAACTATACGAACCGTATTGCCAAATTTCTTTAGTGTCAATTGCTTTTACTTCCCATGGTTTAGTGTCGTATGATGGAAGTATTTTTGATGGCATAATGTTGTTAATAATCATACGTTTTGCCAACATAGGTATGTCAAAGTTTTTTAAATTATGCCCACACAAATAAAAATCTAATTTGTGACAACGGTCTAATAAATTTCTAACTTCCAACAATAAATCCTCTTCGCTGTCATTTTTAAAAGTTTGTTTTTTTACTTCACCGTTTTCTAAAACAAATGCCATTGATACACAAACAATTTTAGCAAACTCTGGAACAAGTGCCGCTCTTGAAGAATAAACATCATTCATTTTTTGAAGTTCTTCTTCAAGACCATTCGTCTCAACGTCATCTTCAGGAAATCGTTTTAAAAACCAATCAAAGTATTTAACAAATTGTTCTGCAATTTTGGGGTGATTTTCTTGACAAGTCCGCCAATCCTTACATATACCAACAGTTTCAATGTCGATAAATAAAATTTTGTTAATAGGTATGTTTATCATTTTATTAAAGATTTATAAAGTTCCGCTCTATTTTTTGTGACCACATTCAAATCATATGTGTCTTTAACCGTTTCATACAATCGTTGTCCCAAGTCATAAGCAAAGTTAGGATTATCAATTAATTTTTTCATGTTTTTAGCCCAATCACTATGATTTTTTACTTCATCAACTAAAAGTGCATTTCCGTCAGAGAATTGACCATTTTTTAATGCGTGTTTTAAATCAATAGTGTAGGGACCAACATTTGAAGCAATAATTGCTTTTTTGTAAAAACCAGCTTCAATAACTTTTAATTGCGACTTAACTCGGTTAAAAATATGATTTACAATCGGAGCTAATGAAACGTCAAATAATCTATAATTTGAAGCGTAACTTGTAACAGGTTTTGTCCAAACTCGATTGTAAAAAGGTTCAGACTCCATAATATATTCAGAATCCTCAAATTTTTTCAGGTATTCAAGATGTTGGGGAGAAACTAACTTATAATTGTCAGTAAAAATTTCTTCATAACGTGCCCATACGGTTTCTTCTGGTCGTATCGGTCTTTGTTTTTGTTCACCTGTTTCTTTATTAATTTCAGTAACACTTCCTCTTGTATCGAAACCACATAGATACAATGAAAATTTGTCATGACTATCTTTTAATTTATTTGTAACACCGTTTAATAATTTTAAATCATGTAAGTGAGAAGAACCGCCCAACCATCCAAAACGAAGTTTATCTGACGGTTTTGTTTCATATTTAAATTGAGGTTCTTTTGGATTAATGGCGTTTGGAAGAACGTATACGTTTTTATTAATTTTAGATATTTCTGAAGCGAATAAAGAAGTTGTTGTTGTAACATGTGCTGCTACTTTTAAATTTGCAACTATCTTTTCATTTATTTTGTTCTGTATGATTAGTTGATGAATTGGGTGTTCTTTAGTCGGCAACCAATAGTCGTCTAAATCCATAATTGTAATTACTCCAATAGAGTTTAACCTTTTGATTAAATCATTAGCTTGGTCAAAATCTTGACCAATTGACCTATGGAAGTGAACAATGTCATATTGTTTCCAATAGTTATAATCATTAATTTTTGGGTCGTAATCTATATCTACGTGAAATTCATCTGAGTGATTATTTTGTAACATTACGTGAGGGTCTATAGACCTAAATTTTCCAACTCCTGTGCGGTCACTAGCTAGAACAAGTACTTTAATTTTTTTCATGTGTGTAATTGATTTTTTAAATATAGAGGGCGTATTAACCAACTATAATGAAAATATAAAACTAATTTACAATTAAATCAATCCTCAAAATATTCATTAAAAAAAAATCCACCTAAAATAGGTGGATTTTTTTTTAATTTTATTTAAAGTTATTTTACTTTTTGAATTTTTGTAACTCTACCTAAAAATATGTGTTTACCAACTTTAAATTGGATTGATTCGTTGGCATCTTCAGATGATTCGCTGATGACACCAGCGTCTTGCAATTCTTCTCTAATAACATCTCTAACCACATCTCTTACAACATCTCTAATCATTGTTCTCATTTCATTTATATTAAATTGTGATTGTACGTTTTGAGTTGTTGTTTTGATATTTGATTTTGGTAATGAATCGGATGGTTGTAAATTTTTACTTTCCATTTTCATTAGTCTTTGTGCCCCTTCAATAATATCATCCGATATTGATGCACTTGACATAGTATTGGGTTGTATTATTGGTTTTTCAATCATTAATTTTTTAATTTCCTCTGGTAATTTTGAATTTAAAATTTTTGATTCTTCAATTGGTTTTGTTGGGTCAAAGTTTGGTTTTTGACTCTGTGTTGGGGTTTCAGATAAAAATTCTTGTGGTATGTTATACGTAGCCTGAGGAGTGTTAAAACTCTCTAACATTGGTGCCGCATTAATATTTTGTGGAATTTCACCTCTTTTTATTGTGCTCTGTCTGTCCATAATTTTTTTGGACACGGCCAATCTTTGCATTAATTCTTCTGCTGATGACATATTTTTTTATTTTTTATTCATTATCAAATTTAGCGTTAAGTAAAACTCTAATCATTGATTTATCACCTTGTGGATTATAGTTAGGTCTAACTTCATCAAACTTATCAAAGGAGGGTTTATATGTAAAGATTTTATCTACTCTAAATAATCTCCAACCTGGTAAAACATTACCTTTATTTTGTGCACTGTAGGAAGCACCTTCTCTTTCCCACGCTCTTAAAACCATATTATCTCTTTTTGAAAATCCTAAACACACAGGCTCTATTGTTCTATATCCTTTACCACCATTATCATTACCATCATAGTAAATTGTTACCACGTTTCTTTTTTTAATAGAATCCGTCATGTCAGAAATTGCGGCAATTTCTGTAATCAATTCACTAAGATTGCTGACTAATTTCATTGTGGAACGTAATAAGGATTTTTTTCTGAAAATTTATTACTTTTCAAATCGTCTTTTCTTTCAAATCTATCAAGTGCTGTTCCTGCATTTTGATTGTATATATCTAAATCACCACCAGTACCTCTACCTTTACCATCACCATCTGCTAATGCTGCGGGATTAACACTTGAATAGGGATTAACTTCCTTGAAATCATTACGAGCGAACATTTTTCTTCTTTGTTCTTCGGCAATTTTTGACAACGTGTTGTCAGGTTGCGAAAAATCTAATTTATCTGATTGAACTGCCATTACAATATTTTTTTAATTAAATAGTTTATTTTTTTAACTTCTTCTTTTATTGACGTATCAAATTTATTTCCCCCCTTTTCATGTCTTTTACTTGGTATTAAATTAATGCCATTTTTTTCATGAGTGTCGTTAAACTGGTTTTGCATTCCCGTATCACTTTTAACTTTTTTTCCACCCTCGACACTGTTTCTCCAAGTTTTTAAAACCTCATCACACCAAGATTTCATTCTGTCTCCACCGTTTAAAATAAAAGGAGCGTCCTTTTTATTTCCGTTGTAACCATCAAACCAATTTTTTATTCTTTTTATTTGTTGGTAGGTTGCAACTTTTTTTTCACGCAATTCTTTATTTCTATTATACCCTTCAGTTCCTTCGTCACCATCTGTCGAACTAAAACATTGTTCTAAATGTTTTAACAATGTATCGGGCACAACCGCCTTTCTATCGTATAATGAACTATTCATCTTTTAACATATAAATTAATTCTTGAAGAGAAATGTTGTTGTCATTTGCCATTTTTTTAAGGGCTCTTACATTTTTTTTAATTAAATCACCAATAACACCATCGTCTGATTTTCTTGATTTGTCTAATAAAATTTCCTCATCTAATTCCAACTCTTTTAGTATTTCTCTATCTATAAACCCTTTTTTCTTTTTTATTTGTGGGGGTGTTTTTTTATCTAACCCTTTTTTCTTTCCTTGGTCTAATGTTCTTACTTTTGCGTTTTGTGGTTTTAACTTTAATTCTTTTTTGAAAAATTTCTCAGTTTCTTCTGCATCCATAAATTTTGTGTCTTCGAAACCAAAAGCCTTCGACATGTCAATTTCTTTTACGTGACCTTCACCATAATAACCATACCAACCCCTTAAAAGTGGGTCTCTTGGGTTTTTACTCATAGAAACAATTTTATCTGTAGTTGTCGGGTTGTTTTTTGTTCCTGTCGTTGCAGGATTCAAAATAGGTATAGAAGATGATTTCCAAGTTCCATCATCATCTACCAATTCTGTAACCTCACCATCTGAGTTTTTTGTTTTTTTTGTGAAAATTTCATGACTCTTACAAGGCATAAAAATCTTCTTACCTTTTTCTGTATGTTGGTGTGAACCTGTACATCCTAAAGTCTTAGCAACTCTTTCTGCTCTTTCTTTTGTAGAATATTTATAAGTTTTCATTTAATACTTTTTATATAAATATCTTCTGTTAAAGTATTTATTAATAAAAATGCCAAGTCAAAGTATTAATTCATATTTTACACCAAAATATTCCCAAAAATTAAATTTTGCGGACTATTTTGATTTTACACTTGTCGGAGACGAAAAAGACTACGATGAAGAAGTGGTATTCTCTAACGAACTCATCGCATACAATGACGGAAATAGACTTCCAATTTTATTTGATTTAGGAAATTCCAATACTTGTCCTCAAATACCTATGTTATTTAATAACTTTTATATCAACGCCACATTAGTTAGTAAAAATTATTACAACCCTAATAATGTTGATTTAAATTGTATATCAGCATTTACAGGAACTTGTGACGTGGGATTAGTGGGTACTGATAATGGATTGTTTACATCTTTAACTGGTCAAACTTTGTACTACACCATGGGGATTAGAAACGATTTTAAATTTAATCCCTATTATTATGATAGACGTATGAAGATGCATATGGTTACGGGTTATACTAATCCACCAAATGTGGTTTTTTCAGGAAGACCTAAGCAATCTATGTATAATATTGTGTCAAAATTTAACCAAAAGGTCGGTTATTATCAAGAACTATATGGTGGGTTTTATCAAGGATTTTATAAACTTTTTGGTTATGACTATGAAGTTTTTCCTGAACGAGTAAATAAAGGTTGGACTATGGAGACGGTTATAAAACCAAGAAACATAGAAGAATACGGAATTAATACTTTAACACAAGAATACTTAAATACAAAATACCCAAGTAATTCCGGCACTTTTTTCTATTTTGGGACAAGAGCCGAAAACAAATTTTATCATTACGCAAGCGGTAGTCCTGAATCTGATTCGGGATATACTAGAAGTACAATAGGTTTAGGTAGTTTAAGTAGTTGTACTTGTTATCAAACGGGATACACAAATGCAAATTGTGTAAAATTATACCCCACAAGTTCAACTACAGCGTATCATAATATTGGGTGTAATTGCGGAGGATGTACAGAACAAATTCCAAACCCTCCTTTAGACCCCAAGTTTGATGTATTATCAAATGGATTATCAATGAGATTTAGTGGTTGCCCTTTAAATCCAAGTTTATGTGTAAAATACATAAAAATTACAGGAGATTGTGTTACAACAGGTGTTTGTGAAACTACTGGTGTTACTTTTCAAACAGGATATACAATTACAGAAGTATGTACTCCCCCAATTTATGAAATTTGTGATTACATTTGTGGTACAATAACTGAAGACAGATGGGTAATGGTTACGGCAGTTTTTGAAAGATATACAACAATGGAAGAGTGTGATTTATTAAATCTTGGTGGTTTAGGGGATATAAGAGAGGTAACTTACCAATCTATTTTAAACGGGACTGCATATAATTTGATTATGCCACCTGAAACACATTCTGGTGACACAAAAGAAAATAAAGTTTATAGAATTGTTTTTGACCATAAATGGTTTGATGATACTTGGTATAGATTAGGAAGACTCAAATTATATATTAACGGTTACTTATTCACCATAATTGAAAACTTTGAAGAAATAATCCCAAGAGAATTAAATTGTGAAAAAGAAAAACAAATCGGTGTACCGTTTAATATTTCTTGGGGTGGAGGTAGTCAAGGATTACACGACAATTTAATATTTGATTCTTGTCAACAATGGTCTTGGTCTGTTGGTAATATTGGCACAAATTTAATTTATACAAATTGTAGCGGGAGTATAATAACATTATCAGGTTTGACAGGACAATCAAATACAATTACTGTAGAATATGGTTCAATACCTTACTTTACATCGGCATCAACTGCTAGTACTTTAACCTTTATTGGTGATTATATACCTTTGAGTGGTCCTTACATACAAGACCCTGAATTATTTCCAGATGAAATTTTATCAGCAACTTCTTTAAATTCTTTATCGACAAATATTTTAGTTGAACAAAATTTTGGGGGTTCATTTATGGGTGGTATATCACAGTTTAGAATGTATACTGAACCTTTTGCAAGTCCTCAAGTACAACACAACTTTAGAATTTTAAAAGATAAATTTAATTTGTTTGATTATTGGTGTCCTAATTGTTTGGCGCCTGCACCGACACCGACTCCAACTCCTACACCTACACCAACTCCGACACCGACCCCAACTCCTACACCTACACCAACCCCTACGCCCGCAAATATACTTGCAGTGGCAATACCGTGTTTAGGTGAATCTGAAGCGGAAGTTATTTCAATACCTCCACAATATCAAAATCTTGACATCTATTATGTTGTTGGTGGAACAAATGGTCAATGTTATATTGTTACAGGTCCATCTGCAGGGCCTCAAACCGTGACATGGAACGGTCAAGTTTATGGTCAAAACGCAGATTGCTCGTTATGTCCTCCTGCTCCGACACCAATACCTTGCTTAACAACACACCCGTACTTATCTTCATATTTAAGTTTTTCTACCAATCAATACGGTAATTTTTCAAATAATTATTCGTTGGCTTGTAGTTCGTTGTTGTGTTTATCTGCCGGAACATGTAACACCAATGGAGCAATTAATCCTATGCACATTGATACTCCACAAATTCAAGTTGGTACGGTGTTCTATAGTGGACCTACGACATGTAATTACTATGGTATGACAGGATTTTATATCGCACAAAACGGAGCAAACTACGTATTAATAAGTATTTCGAATGGAATTGTTACTCAAGTATTAAATAATTGTTCATAAACCACATAAGAAGAAAAAATGGAATTTTTTATAAATCAAAACTCTACATTACCAATTTTGAAAATGGAACCAGTCGTGGACGGTAGAAGTGACTCTTATAAAAATATTATAGAAATTTTAGATAATGCAATTATTCGTTTTTCAATGAAAGACGAAAAGAATGGAATACAAAAAATATTTATGAACCAAGCTTATATTGTCGAGAAATTAAAAAATAACCCTGATAGTCCAACTGAATATTATTTATACTACAAATGGACTGCGAATGATACAAAAATAAAAGGTAGGTTTATAGGTGAATTTTCCATAGTTTTACAAAATGGAGAATTGATTTCACCAATTAGAGAAAATCTTTATATAAACATCGTTTGACATTAAGACAAGACATTTTTATATTTATTAAAAAAGGGAAACCACAACATAGTTTGTGAGAATAATAACCCAAAATTAATAATATAAAATATGGTTCCACAAGAAGAAATTGAACGCTTTTTATTAGGCGAAGACGACGAAAAATATATCGTATCACTCGAATACGATTACAAATCATCTAAAATTTATAAAGTAATCCAAGACCCTGTTAAGGGTAAATTATTACGCCCCGACACATTTATTCCATTTGCTTGGGTTGGCGACTTGAAAGGTAAAAACTTTTACAAGAACGACAAACACGCACAAAAACGTGCGATGAGTGAAAATGGTATTATCATAGAAAAACTTGATACTCACGATGATGAACGTTTAGAGAACGGATTGAGGTATTTGGTTAAAACAACAAAGTCATACTCCAATCTTGTAAACTTCTTTAAAGGTGGAGGATTAGACCCATGGGGTAGAGACAACACAGATTCAATTCAAATATTATCACCCGTAGAACAATACTTAATTCAAAAAAGTAAAAGACTATTCAAAGGTTTTGACGAATACGATGAAATCCACAGGTTTGTATTCGATATTGAGACCACAGGTCTTGACCCTAAAACAAGTAAGATATTCTTGATTGGGATGAAAGACAATCGTGGTTTTCTAAAATTATTATCTGCACAAAATGAAGATGAAGAACGACAAATGATTGTCGACTTCTTTAAGACTATTGATGAGTTAAAACCATCTTTGATTGGGGGTTACAACTCAGCATTCTTTGACTTCCCATTTATTCTAAAAAGAGCTGAAATATTAAAAGTTAATATCAAAAAAATCTGCAAGACCTTACATCCTGATTATACACTAAAACAAAAAGATGGTATTCTAAAGTTGGCGAACGAAATGGAACCATACGTTCAAACTCAAATGTGGGGATATAATATTGTTGATATTGCTCATGCGGTTCGTAGAGCTCAAGCAATCAACTCAGACATTAAAAGTTGGTCTTTGAAGTATATTACCAAGTTTATTGAAGCAGAAAAACCAAATCGTGTTTATGTTGAAGGGGATAAGATTGGTAAAATTTATTTTGATAATCTTGAATATTGGATGAACAAAGAAAACGGAGCATATAAGAAAGTTGGATTTGATTCAAAAATAGATGAAATATGTAAAAGAAGAGATGATGTTTATAAATTAGTTACAGGTTCAAAAATTATTGAGGACTACTTGGACGATGACCTTTATGAAACGATGATAGTTGATGAACAGTTTAATCAAGCAAACTTCTTATTGTCTAAACTTGTACCAACAACATATGAAAGACTTTCAACTATGGGAACTGCAACATTATGGAAAATGATTATGGCAGCATGGTCATATAAACATAACTTAGCATTACCAAGAAAATTAGAAAAAAGAAAATTTACAGGAGGTCTTTCTCGTTTAGTACAGGTTGGGTTCTCTAAAAACGTATTGAAACTTGACTACTCTTCACTATACCCATCTATTCAGTTGGTTCACGACGTATTCCCTAAATGTGACGTAACAGGAGCAATGAAAAGTATGTTAAAGTATTTCCGTGATACTCGTATTAAATACAAGAACTTATCAAGTGAATATAAATCTATTGACCCAAAACTTGCGATTTCTTACGACAGAAAACAATTACCAATTAAAATCTTTATCAACGCATTCTTTGGTTCATTATCAGCACCACAAGTTTTTCCGTGGGGTGATATTGATATGGGTGAACAGATTACTTGTACAGGTAGACAATACCTACGTCAAATGATTATGTTCTTTATGAAAAGAGGTTATGTTCCTCTCGTAATGGATACGGATGGTGTAAACTTCGAAACACCACAAGATAGAGAAGAGTATAAGTATATTGGAAAGGGGTTGAACGGATTGGTTAAAGAAGGTAAGGAATATATTGGAGCAGAAGCGGATGTTGCAGAATACAATGATTTATTTTTACGAGGTGAAATGGGATTGGATATTGACGGTGTTTGGCCATCAACAATTAATGTGGCTCGTAAAAACTATGCACTTCTTACAGATAAGGGTAAAGTAAAACTTACAGGAAATAGTATTAAATCTAAAAAACTTCAAACATATGTTGCTGAATTTTTGGATAAGGGGCTTAGAATGTTGTTAGACGGTAAGGGTGGTGAGTTTTTAGATTTTTACTATGAATATGTGGACAAACTTTATAATAGACAAATCCCTTTGGCAAAAATTGCAAACAAAGCTCGGGTAAAACAATCAATAGACGATTACAAAGTTCACATTACTAAAACTACAAAGGCAGGAAATATGATGTCCCGTCAGGCGCATATGGAACTTTTGATTAAAGAAGGTAAAAATCCAGGTCTTGGTGATACTATCTTCTATGTTAATAATGGTGAGAAAAAATCACATGGAGACGTTCAAAAGAAAAAAGATGAATTGGTTTTGAATTGTTATATGATTGATGAACGTGATATTGAAATGAATCCTGATTTATTGGGTGAGTATAATGTTCCAAGATATTTGGCAGCATTTAACAAAAGAATCGAACCATTACTTGTTGTTTATAGACCTGAAATCAGAGAAGACATTTTAATTGAAGACCCAAAAGATAGACCTATCTTTACTAAGTCTCAAACTGAATTAGTACGCGGTTACCCAATGAAAGAGGCTCATCAAGATACATTAGAGGAAGTATTAACTTTATCTGACATGGAATTAACGTTTTGGAAAAACGTAGGTATTGACCCTTACTATATGTATTTAGATGGTACTGTTGATTTAGTGGATGTTGATTGGGTTGAAAACAACAAAAAGTTAATGGAAGAGTTTGTCGTACAACAAAAAAAGGTGGATATTGATGAATACTTTGAATTTGATGTGGATGGGGATTTAATGGCTCTTAGTTTCGACTAAGAGTTTTTTAATCCGTCTGAAGATAATATATACCAGTAATTTCCGACTTTTTTAAACTCAACGCACGAGCCTTTAGTTAATTCAACTTCTTCATATTGCTCATCAATTAATGAGTCTCCCTTTACTAAAACATTCGTCATAGATTTTACAACAACGTGGTCGGTATTTGATGAATTTAACAAAAGTTCACAATTTTCAACTCCCGAAACAATAATGACGTATTCACCATTGGTTTCATAATAAGAGTTTGAAACTATTGCAGAATCTGATGTTTCAACGCTATTACCATTAATTATTCTAATTGAAGGAATAGATTTAAATACTGACATAAAAAAATTATATGATATTATAAGGACTTGTAAATGCTCTAAATTTCAAGGCTTTGTTCAAGTTTTCGGCCTGTAAGGCTTTTTGCTCCATTTGTTTTTCAGGTCTTAATCTTTCAAGTCTTGCTTTCAATTCTTCCCACAACATTGTCTTTTCATCTTTAGCTTCAGTGTTTAAACTTTGCCACTCTAAGGTTAATTCACTATCAGGGGTCTTCAAACTACCACTATACTTACCTCTTACTTTTGCCAAAGTTTCTTTACAATACGCAGTAAACCATCTTCTAACCCAAGTTTTTGCTGGTGAATTTAATTCATCCCATCTCATTTCATCAATTGGAACGTCAGAAGGAAGTCTAACAACGTCAGGATTTTTCGCTAAACAATCATCTCTATCAAAAGTATCATAATACCAATACCATACTTTGTATTTTTGATAAGCAATATTTCCAAAATCAAATTTTCCACCAGGTACATTCATTAAATGTAATGCTTTTTTTCCTTCAGGAAGTGCTGTTATTCTATAAGTCAAATCTCCTGTTATGATTCTTCTTTTCATTTGAATGTCAGCCATTCTAAGTAAAATATCAAAGGCTGGTGTAATAAAATAATTTCCTGTTGTCCCCATTTGAGAAAATCCTGCCCCACCGCCTAAACCAATACCGCCAAATCCACCAAATCCACCCATAAACGGGTCAAAATATGCTGCGTCTAATTCAGAACGAGAAAACCATAATATTTCATTAACTTCGCGACCTGCAGGTATTTCATATATTTGTTGATTAGAAACTAAATCGATATAATCTTTTTTCAATACATAATCACCACCAGCTTGTAATCCCACAATTTTTGAATACGCGTAAGTATATTGTGTTTCCCAATCCATACTTCTTGTAGTAAAGGCTCTTGTTAGTGATTGCTCATCTAAATTCAAACCATTCAAAGAAGACCATTGAGCCTCAATCAACCAATCGTTTACATGTTGTGCGTAATCCTGAATAGATAATTCTAATAATGAATCCATCATTTCATCTTCTAATTCAACACTACGAATAGGGGCACCTAAAAGATTTTTTATTCTTTTATATAATTTACTTCTTTCAGGTTCGGTGATAATTACAGTAGTTGCCATAAGTTTTTATTATATAAATATAATTTAGTTGTTAAGTTTAGACTGAGTAGAATACAAATCATTAACAAATCCCCAATTAACCACTTTCCAAAAATTAGATACGTACTTGTCTCTTAGATTTTTGTATTTTAAATAATAAGCGTGTTCCCAAACGTCAAGACCTAACAAGGGGTAACCTCTTTCTTCTTGATTATCCATTAGGGGATTGTCTTGATTTGCGGTGGTTACAATTTTCAATCTATTTTTATCTGTAAGAATCAACCAAACCCAACCTGAACCAAAACAAGATTTGGCGGCGTCTTCAAATTCTGTTTTAAATTTTTCAAATGAACCGAAAGTCTTTTCTATTTTACTTTTGATGGGGTCGTCTAACTTTTGTTTTTTAGGCGACATCATTTTCCAAAACAACGCATGATTAAATGCGCCACCACCATTATTTCTAACTATTGTATTAAAACTTGAAATGTCAGATATAATTTGTTCTAAGTCTAAATCTTTACCACTTATTTTTTCTAATTCTTTATTCAATTTATCAACATAACCTTTGTAATGTTTGTTGTAGTGAGTTTTCATTGTTTCACTATCAATAAAAACTTCTAAAGAATCATATTCGTAAGGTAGTTTATCTATACTTATTTTTTTTATTTCATTAATTAGATTAGTTTTTTGTGCTGAATCAATTTCTAACAACTGTTCTATTTTGTAAATTTTCTGTAGATAACTTTCAAAAATATTATTCCCCATGATATATAAATATCATCGATTACCAGAAATTAAATTTAACATTTCTTCAATTGTGGATGCATCATCAAACATATCGTCACCCATTACTGTTGAAATAATTTTCTTTTTTCTATTTAAGATGTCGTAAATTGCACCTTCTATTGTATTTTCAAAAAGAGGGTAATAAACTGATGTTGAATTTTTTTGACCAATTCTATGTGACCTATCTTCTGCTTGTGAATGTTCAGCAGGAACAAAAGATAAATCATTCATAATAACGGCTTCGGCAGATGTTAAAGTAATACCAACACCTGCGGCTTTCAAGTTTCCAACAAATACTTTGATTTTATCATTTGTTTGAAACTCATCAACCGCATTTTGTCTGTGAAACTTGGAACAACTACCATCTAAATAAACCGCAGATTTACCAAAGTGATTATAGATTTGATTTAATGTATCTGTAAAATTTGTAAATATAATAACCTTTTTACCTTGTTCTATAATGTTTTCCGCTAACTCTATTGTGTTATTAATTTTTTCTTGTGCGATTACTTTTCTTACTTTCATTAGTTTACCAAACTGAATTGTAAGTGAAGATGACTCTTCAGGGTTTTGGTCATACCAATCAAAATATTCACCCATTAATTCTTCGTAGTCTTTTGATTTTAGCCTTAAATAAACAGGTGTAATAATTTTTTCAGGTAAATCTAAAACTTCTTCTTTTAATCTTCTTAGAATGTGTGTTGAGGTTCTTTCTCTTAATTCGTCAAGATTAGATGCCCCTGTAACATTCCACACTTTTCTTTTTCCAACACTAAATTGAAATCCATTACAATATCTTTTAGCATAAGCCATCCAATTCATTGCCACAGGACTATCAACAAGGTTTAATAAATTATAATAATTCATAGGTCTAGAGGTCATAGGTGTTCCTGATAATAACCAAACTCTATTTGATTTACTTGCAATGTCGTTGGCAATTTTTGTTCTTTGCGCTTGTGGATTAGAAATCATATGTGCTTCATCCATGATTACTAAATCAAAATTAATTTTCATAATTTCTGACTTATCCTTTTCTTTAATGTCGTGGAAATTTTTTAAGATGTCGTAGTTCACAATAACAAAATCATGTTCATCTGAAAATTTCTTACCTTCCGCAATATAAACAGACCTATCTGAATAATTTGCAATTTCTCTTTGCCAGTTTATTTTTAATGATGCGGGACACACAATTAAAACTTTTTTAGCTCCCGTTTCTAACGCAGCAATGATAGTTGATGTTGTTTTACCAAGACCCATGTCATCGGCCAGAATAAACTTTTTATTTCTTACTAATTTTTCAATTGCTTCTTTTTGATGTTCCATAGGAGGTCTATGAGTGTACTTACCATAATCAATAGAAATGTTTTTAACTTCATTATCTTTTAGTAATGCCGATTTTGGCATCCAAAAGTCATGTAAAGTTTCACCTGAAAAGATTTTACCCCAAATATGATATGCCTTGTCTTTTTCAACCAACAACTTTTCAACATATATTTCAGAAGGTTCCTTAGTATACATCTTATCTTCCATCAGTTTTTTACCAAAATATGAATCAAGTTTGACCCATTTTTTTGCAACTTTTGGTTGTGTTGTGTTATAATTATTGATATAATCCGACTGCGGTCTTGTAGGTACGAAAGACTTACTGTTCTCTTTTTTGTGTTTTAAATTAAGGATATAGTTATTTGACCCTTCGTAATCATCTAATATTAAAAGGGCTTTTGATTCGGGTGTTTTAGGCACAAAATCTTCCATAGTATATATAAAATATAATAAAATTCAAGAAAAAATCAATCAAAGTATTTATAGGTATGACACAACCTAAAGTTCCAATAACAAGATTAAATAAGTTTTTTGCAGAAGAAGACTTTAATTTGGATATAAAAATGGGAAGAGAATGGTTAGAGGGAGATATGAACTTCACTTTAGTTTTATATAAAGTCGATAGGCAAAAAACAAATAACGACGATGTGTATGGTGAAGCCTTAAAAGGTGGGATACAATTTTTACCACCAATAGAATTTAAAGGTTTGGTTAAAATAGAGGCTCCTGCAAACCAAGACTACGGCTCAACAAAATTAGAACAGTTAGAACCGGGTAATTTAACTGTTAGTGTTTATCAAGATTATTTAGACGACTTAGAAATTGATATAGAATATGGTGATTATATTGGATACTATGAAACAGAAAGTAGAGTTAGATATTATAGTGTGGTAAATGATGGTAGGGTGTTTACTGACAATAAACATACCTATGGTGGTTATAAAAGATTTTATAGAACAATTGTTGCAACCCCTGTTACCAATAATGAATTTGAAGGAATTTAATTAAATTATGACTTTTCCAAAACAAGTAAAAAAACATTTACCTTTGATTCCACAAAAGTTTGGTGTGGAAAGAAGAGAAGAAATGCTCGAAGACATAACAAGACATGGAACGTTTTTACCAAAAGGGGTATTACATGCCGATTTGGACAGGGGGTTTTTAGATTTTGTTAAAGACAAATTGGAATTAGTTGTTGATGAAAAAAAAGTACCTTTGATTGATAGAATTATAACCAATCAAAATTGGATGCAATTTACACAAACGTGGAATTTTCAAGATTTAGATAAAAATATATCATTACCTTTTTTAGCAATTGTAAGAACTCCTGAAGTTAAACCAGGTAAATATGTTGGAGGTAAATTTAATGTCCCTGAAAAACTTAGAATTAATTATTTTACAGTACCAACATGGGATGGTCAAAGAAAAGGTGCTGATGTCTATAAAGTTCCACAACCTGTTGCCGTTGATATTGTTTACAATTTAAAGTTGTTTTGTAATCGAATGAGAGAAAACAACGAGTTTAACAAAATTGTTATGCAAACATTCGCGTCTTCTCAATCCTATACTCAAATCAATGGACACTATATGCCAATAATGATGGAAGAAGTGTCCGATGAGTCAGTAAAAGATTTAGAAAAAAGAAAATACTACATTATAAATTACAAGTTGACACTACAAGGGTTTTTATTAGATGAAGAAGATTTTCAAGTTTCTCCCGCAATATCAAGATATATGACGATGTTTGAAGTAGATACAAAAATTAAAACTAGACGAGTTGAAATTGAACCTCCACGACCCGACAACTTTGATTTTGATTTTACTTTTTTACCTGGAGTAACACAATTATCTGAAGTTTTTAGATACACAGCAGATTTAAAAGTTGTTGAATTGCAAAATTTATCAAGTTGTTATAATTTTAATTATACCGCAACGACAAACAACACTTTAAATTTTGTAACATGTAATAGTGGGCCATCAATTATATCAGGAATAACAAGTGGTAATACAGGTACTATTTGTGTTCAAGGAGGTACTTTCCCTGTATTTTCAAACCCAACAGGTGCGACAACAAATTCAACAACATCTTGTGGTAGTGCATTTTCTGTTTATATAAATGGTCTTTACATAGGTGATGATTTGGATGTTATTCAAGTTAATGATGGAGACTCTCTATTAATAAAGGTATATAAAAGTTTAATTACTCAAACATCAGTAATTAAAACCGTCGCCTATTTTGTTTAATCTTCACCGTATATATCTTTAGGTTTACTACAAGTTTTAATTATTAAATTTTCTAAAAACTTATACAATTTCAAACCATTTTTTTCGCAGTAAGTTTTTAATACTGAATGGACATCATCAGATATTTTAATGTTTTTAATTTTTTTATTTTTCATAATAATTTAAGGTGAGAAAAAAGGCAGAATTTTGTCTGCCTTATCAGATAAATATATTATTGTCAATAGTTTTTTGCAAAAATTGAATGTATTTATATAGAAAACATAAAAAGCTAAAACATAATTTAAAATGGCATCTAGTAATAAGGTTTTCGTCTCACCTGGTGTTTACACTTCAGAAAGAGATTTAACTTTTGTTGCACAAAGCGTTGGTGTAACAACTTTAGGTATTGTCGGTGAAACCATACAAGGTCCCGCATTTGAACCTATTTTCATAACAAACTTTGACGAATATCAAGTTTATTTTGGGGGAACAAGTCCTGAAAAATTTGTAAATACACAAATACCAAAATATGAGGCGTCTTACATTGCAAAGGCTTACTTAAGTCAATCAAATCAATTATTTGTAACAAGAATACTTGGATTATCAGGTTACGATGCTGGTCCGTCTTGGTCAGTTGTTACTATTGCAAATCCAAATCCCGCAACAATAAGGGCAACAGGAAACACAACAGGTATTACATTAAACTTTACAGGAACTACAGGTACAAGTTCAAACATAACAATCACATCTGTTCCATCACAATTAAGTGCCGATTTTAATAGGACATACACAACTTATAACGGAGGAACTTCAACATTAAATGCTGATTTTCAAAACTTTATTTCTACTAACGTTAATAGCTTTAGTGTGAGTGCATCTACTTCAGGAAAAACTGCGATTTATTGGGGTACTCTAAGTGCAAATACATTAACATATGTTTCAGGGTCTTCAGTAAATACTGTAACTGCAACTTCTGAAACATTCGGAGTTAATAATGTTAATTTATCTTTAGCTAATCTTTCGGCGGGAACAAATGACACGTGGTACTACGCATTATTTGATTATAACAAAATTCAAAGTGTTGGTTCATATTATGGATACGGTTTAGGGGCTTCAATCGGAGCAATGTCATCTCTTGGTGGAGGCGTGTTCTCAGGAAGATGTAATATTGGTATGACATTCTATTCAGGTTCACCTTATAGTGAATGGGATGATTTAGTTGTATCAACACTACGTTCAAGAGGTCTTACTTCTTATTCTTCAACACAACACGGACCACAATATTGGGTTACAGGAACAAGTAATGTTCAAATGGTATGTACTGGTACATATTCGGCAGTTACAAGTGACCCATATTCTACTTTTGTAATATCAGGTATTACATATGATTCTGAAACATTTAGTTTTGAAACTTCAATGTTGTCTACAAATTCTAACTACATGTCAAGTTTATTTGGTAAATCAAATTTTGCAAAAGATAGAAACGAAGTTCCAATTTTTGTTGAGGAAATTTACCCAAGTTTATTAAATTCGGGATATAACAATAGTAAAATTAGAGGTTTGTATTGTGATTTAATTGAATTAGATAGTGCCGAATCATTAAATACTGAAACTATTGGTTTCTATTTAGAACAATATCAAACACCTAAAACACCTTACTTAGTGTCTGAACTAAGAGGTAATTTGGTTTATAAGTTATTTAAATTTGTATTGATTTCTGATGGTAACGCAGCTAATAGACTTGTAAAAATATCAATAGGTAATGTATCTTTCACTAACAATACTTTTGACGTGTTTGTTAGAGACTTTTATGATACTGACCAAAACGTAAGAGTAATAGAAAGTTTTACAAACTGTTCATTAGACCCTTCACAAAATAACTTTATAGCAAATAAAATTGGTACTTCTAACGGTGAATATCAAGTAAAATCTAAATACTTAATGATTGAAATGGCTGATGAAGCACCAACAGACGCACTTCCTTGTGGGTTTGAAGGTTACATCATGAGAGAATACTCAAATGCAACACCTCCATTTGTTATATACAAAACAAGATATTTAAAGGCGGGTGATGAAATTGACAATCCTCCTTTTGGTTCTGCAAACGGTGGTGATAATATTAGAATTTCATCAGGTGAAAATGTTAGAAGAGCGTACTTAGGTATTTCTAATATCACAGGAGTTGATTATGATTTCTTTGAATACAAAGGTAAACAACTTCCTACAAATATCGCAACTGATACTACAGGTCCTGATTGGGGTTATATAACAAAAGGGTTCCACTTAGATAGTGGTGCTACTATTGTAACTATTTCTAACGCTTATGCTACTTCAGGTCAGTCAGCGTTTGAAGTGGGTGCAGGTTCATTCTCGAGCGAACCTTTAGACAGTGATAATCCTTATTACAACTTAAATACGAGAAAATATACTTTATATGCTTATGGCGGATTTGATGGTTGGGATATTTATAGAGCGTCAAGAACAAACGCAGATACATTCGCGTTAGGTCAGACAGGATACAAACAAGGAGCAGCAGCTTCCGCAACGTATCCTACAGCATCAGGTTGGGGAGCGTTCAAACAAATTTCAGGACCAAACCAAGAGACTTGGGCAAACACTGACTACTACGCTTACAAATGGGGTCAATCAACATTCTCTAATCCTGAATCTACAAATATAAATGTGTTTGTTACACCAGGAATTGACTATGTAAACAACAGTAACTTAGTTGAAGATGCGGTTAATTTGATTGAGGAAGATAGAGCAGATTCAATTTACATCTGTACTACACCTGACTTTAACTTATTCTTACCTTCTTACCAAAATATAGAAGAGGGGTTAATTTATCCTCAACAGGCGGTTGACAACTTAGAAAATATAGGTATTGACTCTAACTACACAGCTACTTATTATCCTTGGGTATTAACAAGAGATACTGTTAATAACACTCAAATTTATCTTCCACCTACGGCTGAAGTTACTAAAAACTTAGCGTTGACAGACAACATCGCATTCCCTTGGTTCGCATCGGCGGGTTACACGAGAGGTCTTGTAAACGCAATTAGAGCGAGACGTAAGTTGACACAAGAAGATAGAGACACATTATATAAAGGTAGAATCAACCCAATTGCAACTTTCAATGATGTTGGTACAGTAATTTGGGGTAATAAAACTCTACAAATTAGAGAATCTGCACTTGACAGAATCAATGTTAGAAGATTATTACTACAAGCTCGTAAGTTAATTTCAGCAGTGGCGATTAGATTGTTATTTGAACAAAATGATGACAAAGTAAGACAAGACTTCTTAGATTCAGTAAATCCAATTTTGGATTCAATTAGAAGAGACCGAGGTTTAATTGACTTTAGAGTTACAGTTTCAAATACACCTGAAGATTTAGACTCAAACACTCTTACAGGTAAGATTTACTTGAAACCAACAAGAGCGTTAGAATACATTGACATCGAGTTTGTTATTACACCAACAGGAGCATCATTTGACAACGTATAATAAATGTGGGGGGTCACTCCCCCACTTATTTTTAAAATATAAATAAAATGAAAATTAAAAAGAAAGTTATTAAAGAGTCAGTTGGAATCAAAGATTGGTCGGACAAAACTTATTCCACAAAAAAACAAAATGTAGTTTTAACTGAATCTCAGTTAGAAAAACTTTTAGAAAAACTTCAAAAATAATGGATATTAAAGGGTATGTTAGAAAATTTGTTCAACAAAGATTGAACGAAGGATTTGATGATGTTGGTAGACCTGACTTAAAATATTATGCATTTGATTGGGATGATAATATTTTATTCATGCCAACTTCTATTTTGGTTATGGATGAAGACGAAAACGAAATACCCATGTCAACAGAAGACTTTGCAGAGTACAGAGAAAAAATTGGTTTTGAACCATTTATGTATAAAGGTAAAAGAATCGTTGCATTTTCTATTGGGGCATTTAAAAACTTCAAAGAGTTTGGAAACAAAAGATTTATTATTGATTCTATGGTTGCAAAACCCGGTCCGTCTTGGTCTGATTTTGTGGAATGTATAAATGGTGGGTCGGTTTTTTCTATAATTACCGCTAGAGGGCATAGTCCTGAAACTTTAAGAGAGGCTGTTTACAACTTAGTAATGAGTAATAAAAACGGAATAGACTCAAGAGAATTAGCTAGAAATTTATACAAGTATCGAGAAATAGGAAACAAAGTTAAAGCGGACACTACTGTTAAAGCATTGTCACCATCAGAACTTAATGACTATTTGGACTTATGTAAATTTGAACCCGTGTCTTTTAAAAAGGGAAACGCCTCTAACCCTGAACAAGCAAAATTTGATGCATTAAAACAATTTATATCTTATTGTAAGAGTTTGGCAAGTGAATTAAAAAGTCGTTACGGGGTCGAGGGTAGTCCTATGTTTAAAAATGATGTTGAATTTAATTCAAGTTGGGAACCTTATATTGGTTTTTCAGATGACGATTTAAGAAATGTTGAAAAAATTAAAGAATTATTATCTGGTGAGTATGAAGAATTACCTTTAAACTTATATTTAACAAAAGGAGGAAATAAAGTTAAATACTAGTTTCTAGTTATAGAATAAATTTAAAATAATTGAAAGTAAATACAAAAAATAATTTAGTAAGTATTTATAGTAAAATAAAATAAAAATTAAAAAATAAGAAAACATGGCTGATTTATTAATGAGAATGCCGTTTCAGTACGAACCAAAAAAGAAAAATAGGTTTATACTAACATTTGACTCTAGTTTGGGTATTAATTCATGGTATGTTGAAAAAGCGTCAAGACCGTCAATTAAAATCGATACAAAAGAAATTAAATTTTTGAATACACAAACTTATGTTGCTGGTTTTTTCAATTGGGAAAGTATTTCTGTAACTTTAAGAGACCCTATTGGTCCATCTGCTGCACAGGCAGTAATGGAATGGGTTCGTTTACATGCTGAATCAGTAACTGGACGTATGGGTTATGCTGCAGGTTACAAAAAAGATGTGAACTTAGAAATGTTAGACCCAACAGGAGTTGCGGTTGAAAAGTGGATATTACAAAATTGTAGTATAACGGATGCAAAATTTAATGATGTTGGATATGGTGACTCAGACCTTATGACTGTAGACATGACATTACAACCCGATAGATGTATATTAGTTTACTAAAATTTTAAAAATAAAATTATAATTAATCCCGTCATTAGATGGGATTTTTTATTTACAATAATTTTATTCAAAATATTTTTAAAATAAAAACTATGGACGAATCAGCAAAATACGGGCAAATGGATTTTAATTTGCCACATGACGTTATAAAATTACCATCACAAGGTATATTTTACAAACCAAAAAAAGAAACTATTAAAGTGGGGTTTTTAACCGCACAAGATGAAAATATTTTGATGTCACAAAATAACGATAAAGAAGGGATTATTTATTCATTACTTAGACAAAAAATATATGAACCTGGATTTAACATTAATGATATGTTGGATTGTGACGTTCAAGCAGTTTTAATTTTTTTAAGAAACACATCTTTTGGTCCTGAATATAACTTCACAGTTACTGACCCAAGAACAAACAAAACATTTGAAACAACAGTTCTTTTAGATGAGTTGGATTACAAACCGATTGAAGAAAAACCTGATTTTGAAGGGTTATTCTCATATGTACTACCAAAATCAAAAAAAGAAGTTAAGTTTAGACTGATGACGATTGGAGACCAAAAAGAGTTGGACAAATTTAATTCTCAATATCCGGCCGGCATGACCGTTCCTATTGCAACCAAAAGATTAGAAAAACAAATTGTAGAAATTGATGGTACTAAAGACCCACTTCAAATTGTAAAGTTTATTAATCAAATGCCTATATCAGATGCAAAAGACTTTAGAAGATTTGCATATAAATGTGAACCAAAAATCGATTTACAAAAAGTAATTCAAACCCCGTCTGGAGAAAAAGTGACTATTGATGTTGCTTTTGGGGTGGAATTTTTTCGCCCTTTCTTCTGATTATCAAAAACATCTTTTAGACGAAATATATTATTTGGTCAAGTTCGCAAGATTTTCTTATCGAGACATTATGAGTATGCCAACATATGAAAGAAAGTTCTTCATTAATAAGTTGATTGAAGAAAATAAAAAACAACAAGAATAATATTTATCAAATAAAACTATATGATGTTTTTAGGTTATACTGACCCTTTTGCTGGAACTGGTACTGATTCTAAGGGTACATTTTCATATTTAGCCGATATTAAAAAAGCAACAGTAGAGGCGTTTTCAGTAAAAAGAATTGAAGACTATTTTTTAACGGTTGAAGCAAAGGCAAAAGACTTAAATAAGTCACTAACCACTGGTCTTTATGAGTATGCGGAAATATATAGAAAAACAATTTCTGATGTTTATTTAGAAAATATTGAGTTGGGGTTTGCATTTGACGACTCGTCTAAATTAATTTCATCAATGGCCTCTGAAATGAAAAGGATGGTCCCTTTTACCCAAGCAAACGCCACAAACGCATTAGTTTTAGGTAAAGTAATTGGGGAAACTCCTGAAGAAGCTGCTAAGTTAATTGGTCAAATGACAGCATATGGTAACAGTCAAAAAAAGTCTATAGATGTATTAAACAAAGCCACAATGACCGCAAGGGCTTTTGGTTTAGATGCTAAAACATTAACCAAAACTGTGTCTGATAATATCCAAAAGGCTCAAATATACGGGTTTAAAAATGGTGTTGAAGGTTTAACAAAAATGGCCGCTCAAGCTCAAAGGGTTGGATTTGATATAAAAAATGCTCAAGCGGTTTCTGAGGATATTTTAGAAGGGGGTCTTGAAGATGCGGTAAAAAAATCTTCTGAACTACAAGCTTTAGGAGGTAATATAGGTGCGTTAGGTGACCCGGGTCAGTTATATCGTATGGCAATGTATGATATTGAAGGACTTCAGGACGAATTAATTAAAGCGTCCTCTTCTGCGGTAGATTTTAATGAAACTACAGGAGATTTTAAAATTGGTGGTGAAGAAATGCTTAGACTTAGACAACAAGCAAAAATATTAGGTTTAAGTTATGAAGAAGTTGCAAAAGGAGCTATCAACGCCAGAAAAGAACAAGAAATTGGGGCTAGAGTTGGTGGTTTATCAAAGTTAACTGAAGACCAAAGAAGTTTAGTTGCGAGTTTAGCAGAAATTGGACCTGGAGGAAAAGTAACTTTAGATATACCAGGGTTTGGAAATATAGCAGATTTAGAATCGGCATTAAAAAGTGACCCTAATGCATTGGCAGGAGCTTTAGCCAAATATCAAGATGATATGAATAAGACACCTGTTGAAATACAGACGGAGATGAAAGACATTGCTTTACAAACTCAAAGTATTCAAACACAAATGAGTAATACTCTTATTTCTATTCAACAACAAGGTATTAAAACATTAGAAAATCAAGGATTAGGTAATACAGTTTTAACCGCATTGAAAAATCAAACAGGATTACCTGGAACAGGTACTGAATCGACTTTTACTGATTTAAAAAATAAAATAACTACAGAGATAGGAACTGTAACAACCGAACTTACTAATTTTTATACCGGACTTAAAACTCTTACAAATAATGTTTTAACTATATCAGTGGCACTAGCGGGATATGCAGCAACATCCTTAGAGAATGTTTATACATCTCTTGGTGGTTTCACAGCAACCACCGCTTCGGCAACCCCAGTACCTCAACAATCTGATGCATTTGTACCTGCAGGTGGAGGAAAAATGGTTTCGGGCTCTTTTGGGCAATTTTTGGGCGACACAAAAGATGATTTATTACTTTCTCCTGGAATAGGAGATTTTTTTAACAAATATAATGAATCTGAAAATATTTTAAAATCAATTGGAGGTCCTATTAACAAATATAATGAATCTCAAAACAATTTTAAATCAATTGGTGGTCCCAAATCGGGAGGAGATTTATCTTTATTATATAAAAACGCAGCCGCTCAACCATCACAAAATTTAGTCGACTTATTAACAAAGTCTTCTTCATTTTCACCAACTAAAACAGAAATAATTCAAAAAGTAGAAATCGGAGGTAAAACTGAACTTACTTTGAACATTAACACAAATATACCACAAAATCTAATAAACGAAGTTTTGAATACCGCTCAATTGAAAGATACGATTATGTCCACAGTCAATACTAGATTAAGTGCTGAATATTCAGATAAATTATCAAATGCATTTATTACTCAAAAAAGAGGATAAAAATTAAGCTATGTCTATTTATAAAATAAACAAATAAATGGATAGTCCACTTTCATTTAACTCTTCTGAAAACTTTAGAAAAAGATTATTAACACGAAATCTTAAACCATATCGTGTTGACGGTACATCTTTTGGCGAATCTTTCCAAAACAAAGAATTTCAAATTGTAGATTATTCTGTAAAAGACTCTGAAGAAATTTCTAAAATTGGTGATATACAGGAAAAAGATTTATATAAACAAAATAAATATGGACCTGATAATAGTAACTCCACCTATGGAGATATGGTCAATATTAACATTAACCTTAATGTTGAAACTAATTTTGGTTTATATGGTTTTAAAAACTCAATCAATTCTAAGTTAGAAAAAATTGGAGATGGACAAGAAAAATTATTATATGTTAATAACATTTACGGACCAACAGAATTTGAAACATCATACGGTAATACCATAGATATTAACAAAAATTTACAAACAGAAACAAATAAAGGTAAATATGGTTACCCTTTAACTGTTGGAAGTGATTTAGAAAAAATTGGTGATACAAAAGAAAAAGAATTAATTGTTACAAACTTATATAAACCACTTAACACAAATGACCGTGGTTTTGGTGATACTGTATGGTATATTAATAACAATCAAACAATTCTATCAAGAGGAGAAGGTGAGTATAGTATCTCTGACACGATAAATAGTTTTTTAAATAGCATTGGAAACCAACAAGAGATTTTATCTAAAGTTAAAAATGCATACAAAAATAATGGAAACGATTTTGGGTTTCCAGTTTATAGTATAAATAATTTAATACCTTTAATTACAAGAGGTAATGGTGAATATTCAATATCAGACACATTTAATAGTTATCTAAATAGTATTGGAAACCAACAAGAAATTATCTTAAAAGTTTTAAATGTTTATAAAAATACACTTAACCGTGGTTTTGGCCAACCTGTTTATCAAATTCAAAATAATCAAGTAATTCAAACTATAGGGTCGGGAGAATACAATATTTCTGACACCGTAAATAATAGATTAGAAACAAACGGTAATGATAGGGAAGTTATTTTAAGAGTTTTAAATAAATACGCCCCTAATGAGTCTGCTCCGGGGTATGGAACAACAAGATATACAATTAATAATATATTATCTTTGGGTGCAAATGAAGGCGAGTACTCATACGATGACGCGATAGGGAGTGATTTATTTACCACGGGGATTCAACTTAGAAATATTCTTTATCCTATAAATCAGTACGGACCCCAAACCGTAAATAATCAAATTATTTTTCCATTCACTAACAACCAAACAAACCCTAATGAAGGGGAATATGGATTTCCTGATACGGAAAATAGCGAATTAGAAATTAAAGGTGAAACCGATAGGCCCATATTATTCGCTATAAATCAATATGGTCCTCAAAATTTACCAAACACAACGGTAGAGATTAATCAAAATTTGCAATCAAACCCTAATGAAGGTGAATATGGTTTTCCTGATACAGAAAATAGTCAGTTAGAAATTAAAGGTGAAACCGATAGACCCATATTATTTGCTATAAATCAATATGGGCCAGAACAAGGACAATCACAATCTACCGTAGTTCCAAATTTAAATTTACAAACAAACTCTAACGAAGGTAACTATGGTTTTCCTGATACACTAGACAGTGAATTAGAAATTAAAGGTGAAAATGAAAGACCTTTTTTATTTAGTGTAAATCAATATAACCCTGAAAATCAACCAACAGATTCAGTTGATATAAATAAAAATTTGGGTAAATTGTCAAATGAAGGTGAATATGGTTTTCCCGATACTAAAGGTAGTGGATTAGAAGTTATTGGATTTCAAAAAGAACAAGAGGCATATGTTAGAAATAAATATGTAACAGGCGATGGGGACTATGATGTAATAACAATTGATGAAATTATACCAACAAGTTATGGAAGTGCATATGCATATTCATTAACACCTTTAAATTTTATACCTTCGACCTATAGACCTATTAATATATTATTAAGCGACAACCCAAGAGGTTCTGATGGTACTTTGTCACAGGATTCCGCATTAGCGGGAATTGGTGCAAGACAATTAAAAAAAGAATATAAGTATAGAATTGCAAGTGAGTTGTTGTCTCAAACTTTAGGTAGAGTTAATGCTCTTGACTCATCGGTTGACCCCGATAGTGGTGAAATATCAGTAAAACCAAACCTTAACCCATTTGACGCAGCAGGAATAATATCAGGAAATATTCCGTTATTAGCTAGAAATTATACAATTACATCACCTGAATCATTAGTTGGAAGAGCGTTGAATTTTACAGCTAAAATAGCAGGATTATATTCACCGTATTCCATTATAGTTGGAGAATATTTTGACTACCCAAATAAACGTATGTTAAATAGACTTGTTGAAAACCCTGTTGAAGTTGTGACAAGTACTGTTATGGGAGCAATTAGAACAATAACAGGTCAAAAAAACAAAAGAGGGTCTGAACTTTTTTTAGCCAACACATCTAACGCAACAAGAAGTTTATTATTTGGTCAATTATTTTATAATAATTTTAGACCCGACTATAGAGGACTTACGTTAAGAAGACCTTCGTTATTTGCACCTAAACCAAATTTTTATGGTGGAGGTAATTCTGATGATATATTTTCTACTTTAATTTCTCCAGTTAATGCTCAACCTTTAGATAAAAACGGAGAACCTAGTGGCGCACCTGTTTACTCAGTGGGTGAAATAGGAAAGTATTTTGAAGGTGAATCTTTTCAAAATTATAAATTTGGACTTAATTCTAGAAATTATATAGATGGTACGACACCTTTAGCGGGTGGATTTACATGGTCTTCTAAAAAATCATATTTTAAAACGGGACAATTGGCAGGTCCTGAAGGAAAACAAAGATTTGGTGAAAGTAGTGTATTTACAAAAAATTATGAGTCGGCGTTCAAAGATACTGAGTCTTGGAAAATAGAAGAAAACAATGTATGGAGAGACGGTTCAATTTTAGACACAACTCAAAAAATTGTTGATTCTGCAGACAGGTCAGGAATTAAAAAATTAGAACACGTTGGTACTGCGATAAATCAAATATCTAAAGTTTTTAATGATGGATATGTTGAAATGACAAAAGGTTCTCGAGTTATTAGATATACTTCAAAAAACTCAGTAGGTAGTACAGACAGTACAATAAAAGGATATGAATATTGTAGATTATTTACAAAAGATGTTCCTTTTACAAATTATTCACAACTACAAAAAACGGATGGTAATATAAGAAATTATACCTATTCAGTTTTAGATAATACATATAACCTTAATATCACACCGTTCAATGATAAAAACGGACAATCGTCAAATATTATTAATGGTCAGGTTAAAAAATATATGCTTTCGTTAGAAAATTTGGCTTGGAGAACATCAAACAAACCTGGATTTACCGTACAAGATTTACCGGCTTGTGAAAGAGGACCCAATGGAGGTAGAATTATGTGGTTTCCTCCATATAATTTGAGTTTTGATGAATCTTCATCACCAAAATTTGAACCAACAAATTTTATAGGTAGACCTGAACCAATATACACATATAATAATACTGATAGAACTGGACAAATATCTTTTGATATTGTTGTTGACCACCCTTCCATCTCAAACATTTTAGTGGACCAAGAATTAAAAGATATAAAACCTGAGTCAGAATTAAAAAAAGTTATGGATTCATTTTTTGCTGGGTGTTTAAAATATGACATTTATACATTGGGTCAAAGATTTGCATCTTTAGCTCCACAAGATATTCAAACCGCAATTCAATTAATAAAATATCCTGAACAAGCAACAACTATTGTAAACGAAACACCTGACCCCGAACCTGTAAAACAAGAAATTGTAAAAACAACACCACCAGAAACTGAAACAAAAATTTCAGACCCCAAGTTTCAAGAAATATTTTTGTTTTTTGAAAATGCTCAACCTAACGATTCAAGTGGCCCAACAACAACTAAAGATTTTGAATATTGGTATAATGAATATGCGTCAAATAAAACATTGTATGATACAACAAAACCACTTAATAAAGTTTTCAAATATAGTGACGCAAATAAAGTGGCCCTTAACACAACAACAACCCCTACTTTTTCATTAACCGAATATGTTGACACAAGAAAACAAACCCTTAGTGGATTTTTTGATAATATATTACAAGAGTTTAATGATTTAAAAGAGTTTTTAAGTGAAGTATTTAAAGTTTTAGACTCAGGAGGAGAAGTTACTTTTGACTTATTAGCGACTGCCAGCTCAACAAACACTAGTGGTAATCAAAATTTATCTGAAAGAAGAAACGATTCGGTTTTAAAGTTTATAGAAAAGTTTACAGTAAATAATAAAACTTTAAAATCATTTATAGATTCAGGAAAATTAAAAATTATTAAAAAGGCAACAGGGTCAAGTGCCGCAATTCAAGACCCTAAATATTCACAAATTGATTGTACCAAACCTTTTAAATCACAATACGAAGAAGGAATTTATTCTGTACAAGCAATGGCGTGTAGAAGAGTAAAAATTGAAAAAATTGTATATAAACCAGGGCCGCCCGCAAAGTCAGAAACACCTCCCGCACAAGTAGAGGCTGCTGCTCCAAACCCTACAGCCGCTGAAAGTACAGCTCCAAAACCAACACCACAAAACCAAGTAATTGACAACTTCAAACAAACACCACAATATAAAGATTTGGCGAAAAAAATATTAAGAAGATTACTAACAGAGTGTAATTATTTTCAAATGGTTAAAGAGACAAATCCATTTATTTATGACACAATTAGAAGTAAGTTTCAGTATTTTAATCCTGTTTTCCACTCTATTACTCCTGAAGGTCTAAACTCAAGATTAACTTTTTTACAACAATGTGTAAGACCAGGAGATACGATTCCAACTGTGTCACAAAATGCGGCAGGAACATATAGTTTAGATTATAACGATGCCTTCAACAGTGCATTTGGAGCTCCTCCTGTTTTGGTATTAAGGATTGGTGATTTTTTCCACACTAAAATAATACCTGAAGACTTAAATATTAAGTTTGAAAATGGGGGTAATATACCATTAGATTTAAATCCTGAAGGAATTGGAGTACAACCTATGTTTGCAAACATAACATTAAGGTTTAAAATGATAGGAGGTCATGGATTAGCAGGTCCAATTGGAGAACTTCAAAATGCACTTTCATTTAATTATTATGCAAATACTGAAATGTATGATGAGAGAGCAACAATAACTGAAGATGTAACATCACAGTATGATGCAGAATATTTTGAAGCTTTGAAAATAAACCCATTGACAACACCACAGCAGAACCAACAGAACAAAATTGGAACTACAATCGGAAAACAAGAATCATCTACATATGATACAACATTAAGTGGATTTACAGGTGTTTTATCATATAAAGAAAATATGAAAAATTTTATAGACATAACCAAAGAATATGCAAATAGTGTTTTTCAAAATCTAAAAAATATAAATGATAAGTTATTGATTGGAGGAATTTTGATTTTTACAAAAGATAGAAAATACCAAACGGGATATTTTAATAACATTAACCAACCACAAACTAACTTAGTAAAAATATTTGGAAAAAGTCAGTATGAAGATAAAGTTGATGCGTTGTTTTCTAAAGCAAAAGAAGATGTAGAAAATGAAACTAGTCCGATATTGGCTAGTTTACCTCTTCAAAATTTTACAAATATATCGACAAGAAAAATTAAAAGAAAACTTAAAGATATGATAGATAGTCGTCAGACAACTTACTTGTCTGTAATAACTGAGGCGTCTAACAACATTGTAAAAAATCAAGTTGATGAAACTAAAACAATTGATTTACTAGACCAATTAAATTATGTGTGTAATTCTTTTGATGGATATTCTAACGATAAAAATGAAGTAATTGTTTTTTCTTTGACAGGGACTTCTGCGGTTGACCCATCTAATACGACATACGCAAATACTTTGGATGAGTTAAAAGGAGACTTATTAATTATTGGTTCTAAAATGAGTGGATTTAATAACAACTTAGAAACATATAGCCTAATTCCAACTGCTCAAGATGAAGTTTATAACGATGAGTTTGATTTTAATACCTTCATAGATTCAGACCCAGACGCAATAAGTCCTGAAGAAAATAGATTTTTTATGATATTTAGTAAAGAAATTATTGATGACTATACTAAATTTTTGAATGAAGTCGTCGATACAATTTCAAACAATGAAAGAAAAACTGACTGGTTTAATTATCTTAAAGGTAATTTAGGATTTACAAATACAGGTCAAGAAATACCAACAGGACCTTACGCAAAATATAAAGATTCAAAGGCTTTTGTTGACGCAAGATTTAAAAGTTTTGAAGATAATTTTTTAAGTAAAGAATTTTGTTCAACATGTAGTTATAATTTAAATAAAGATAAGGAAAGAAAACTGAATTTTTCTCAAGTATTATTTCCTGCTCAAACAGAAATTGACAACATGAAAGCTCTAAACGCATCAACTAATTCTACAGGTGATGAATATAACTTAAAAGTTTCATTCAACTAATATGCAATACTACAACAGATACCAAAATTTTTTAATTAACGGTCAACAGACGGTAGTTCCATTTGTTAATCTACCCGTCAGAGCGTCAGACCAAAGATACATTTACACAAAAAATAAAAGTAGATTAGATAAAATAAGTTATGAAAAATATGGAACACCATATTTTGGTTGGTTAATATTAACAGCAAATCCAATATATGGCGGTTTAGAAACAAATATTCCTGACGGTGCGGTATTAATAATACCATTCCCATTAATAAGTGCTCTACAAGGCTACAAAAGTGCATTAGATACACATATTTTTTATTATGGCCGTTAATGACCCAACAAAATTCAGACAAATATATAACAAAGAAAATAAAATTCTAGTTGAAGCCGACTACGATAATATTATTTTAATTGACCCTAACAAAGTTGTTGATGCAGACAACAATGTTAAAGATAGATACGTTCAACAAGAAAATCTTGTTTTTTATGCGAATTTAGAAACACAAATTATACCAAGAACAAAATTAGCAATTGGTGATAGTTTTGATAATCCTGTTTATAATTCACAAATCGCATCCTTATCTACTTTTCCTGAAGATTTGAAACTTAATTTTTTAAGACCCAAAGGTAAAAAAGCATTTGATACGAGTTGGTCAGATGAATTTACAGGTAGAGGTGTTAGACAAGGTCAAGGAATTAATCAAAACTCTGAATACCAAATTAATCAAGATGGAAATACTGTTTTTAAACAAAAAGTTTTAAACTATGAAGATACTCAAACTTTAGGTATTACAGAAATAAAAGTTGACGTAACACCGGCTAATGTTACAAACGTAGAAATATCTATGGAAGATATTAGAGGTCGAGCTTTATTTGAACAAGGAGACAATTCATTATATTCTGTTTTTTTTAACTTACCATATCCTCCGTTTTTTTTAACCTTGAAAGGATATTATGGAAAAGCAATTAGGTATCAATTAAGTTTAACCGATTTTAACGCGAGTTTTGAACCATCGAGTGGTAATTTTAAAATTACTCTTAAACTTTTAAGTAGAAATAGCGCGATACTCGCCGACAGTATAATAGGATACGCTAGAAACTCACCAAAAATGTTTCAAACAGAAACAGTAGTTACTCAAAGTACTTCAAACTCCTCAAATAACGGTATAAATACAAACAATTCAACCACTGTTGTTGAATCAGTCGGATTACAAAAAATGAGAGAAGCGTATTCTATTTATAAAAGTAAGGGGTTAATTACCTCCGATTTTCCTGAAATAACTTTAGAGGAATTTATTGCTAGAATAGAAAACCTACCTACAGCATTAGCGGACGCATTAAAAAAGGCAGATTTTACAGTAATGAATGATGTTGCTGATTTTCAGACAAACTTAAATAAATTAAGAAACGAAGTCTACGCCAATTCAATAACTGACTTTTTAGATACATCAGAAAAATTATACAAAGGACAAATTTATTACCCATATAAAGAAAACATTTCATTTGCAGATAGGGCAAAATATAAACAACGCGTTGAAACCGCAATAAATAACTATGTTACTTTATTAAAAAATAACAAAAGTTTTGGAACGGGAGGACAATATAAATTACCTAATAAGGGAAATATACCTGGTGAAATACCGATTAAATTTTCAATTAATGATATTTTTGAAGAGATAGATTATAATACATTAACAGATGCAGACTTTAGAGAAACGTATGTTGTTAATTACGGTACTAATCCAACAGACAACCAATTAAATAAATCTATTGCCGACTTTAAAAGCCTTAATCCAAATTTTTTACTTGACACAACAACCAACAATGTGGTTAATGATTTTCCCCAATATTACAAATTTGGTGATAAAGTTGGAAGTTCTAACAATTATATTGCAAATAGTTTTTTAGATAAGATTCAAAAAATTAATGATGAGTTAAATAAAAAAAATGCAGAAATAGAAAAGTCTCTCACTCAGTTTTTAAGTGACCAAATAGTAAATGGACCAAATGTTTTAGGGTTTATACCAACTATAAGAAACGTTATGGCAGTTTTATTTGCCGGATTAGATGGGTTTTATAGACTTATGGAAGACACCCACACAAGCGCATGGAATCAAAGAACAAACCCAATAAGGTTAGAATCAATTATACCGGCATCAAAAAATTTTGGAGTAGATTCTAAAAATTTGGTAAACGGTACAAACCAACTTAACGATTTAAATGTGGTTTATCCTTGGCCACAATATTTTTTAAAAGAAGCACAAAAAGATGGTTCAGAGTTATACGTTATAAAATATCCTGGAGATAGTTCAGTAATAAACACTACAAAAGGTTTTGATAGTGTTGTATGGCCTGAAGTTGCGTTTACTGAGGAATACATTAACGCGATAGTACAAAAAACAACACCAAAATCTGCAAACGTATATAATAATCCGGCATCGTTAAGTAAAGTTTTATCTATAAATGCGGTAGAATTTCCATTCAAAACAACACCATACGTTAATACACAAGAACAAAGTTATTTATATGAAATTTTTGAAAGAAGTTATTTAGGTGCGTATTATGCTAAATTAAATAGAAATGGATATAACCAAGAACAAATACCTGTTTTCTTGGGAAATTTAGAAGCTGAAAATATAAAACAAACAGTACAAAGTAATTTGGCACTCACTAAAATTTTAAAAGAATTTTCATTCACCTACGTTAATTTTTTACAAACATTAAGAAAAATTTCAAATAATGGTACTGGTACAAGATGGACACTTTATTCTGACTCAGTTTTTACCACAGAGTACATAAAAAATTTATTAGAATTAAATGATGGAACACAAAATGTTGATGTTTATAATGACGTTTATAGTATTGACACATTATCCAATTCATCAATTGCCATAGACGGGAATGTACCACTACCCGATTCAATCAAAAATTTTATAAACGGTACGCCGGCCACCGACACTTATTTTTTAGACAACTACCCAATAACAAATGTTAATTGGTTAAAGACAAATTTACAAGGTGGCGATAGCATTTCATCAATAAACGACTTTAATAAAACATCAAGTTATGTTTATTTAGATGAGAAAAAAACAATAGCGAGGGTAAACGAAACAGAAAACACTAAAAATATTAATGTTTTTGTTTCTAAGTATGAGTTTAAAAATTTTACACAACCTTTCATGACAAACTTGAATACAAGTGTACCAGTAAACTCACAAACTTCTTTGAGTAATTTTTATTCAACAAGAAAAGAAAAAGACTTATATTTTACCGAAAGTATTTTTGATTATGGGAATGAATATAGTGGTCAAGTGGCAACAAAGATACAAACAACATCATTATTGAATACTCCATATTTTGTTAATGCTTTAGTTCAAGGAGTTGAAAATCAAAAAACAAACGTTTCAGACCCTTACGCAGCATTAGGTTATTTATATTTAAATTCATTACCTTTAATTACAACAAGAGAAAAAATTAAAAGTTTTGATGACACAAGTTCCGTAGCAACAGATTTAGATTATTTGGCGTCAACCTTTAACAAGTTTTCATCAATTCACCGACTACCATATGCTTGGGTTTTAAAATATGGAAGTATATGGCATAGGTACAAAAAATTCATCGAAACTGGAAATGACATATTAGATAATACAATTTGGACCGATTTTGATTATTTAAAAAGTTATGACACAACAGGGACAACACCTAATGCGAATAGTAAATTAATTTTTCCATCATATACTGGAGGAACAACTCAAGTAGAAATTAAATTACAAAGTACAACAACACTAATACCAAATGTTAATCAAACAATGGATAATGTCACTTTAGGGGTGTATCCTAAAGTAATTAATAATGTTTATCGATTTTTCTTTAACAAAGATTTGACCATTTTAAACACACCAACCTATCAGTCTTTTTTAGATGCGTATAATACAGTAGGTTTAAAAATAGGTACAAACTCAACTTCAGGAAAATTCTATAACTTTGGATTTGATTTACAAAATCCAAACAGAGCGTTTGTGAACAAAAATTACTACGCCTATTTTGATAATCCCGAAAGCAATCAAAAGTTTTTGTTAATCCCATCAACAGGGGGAATCAATATAAACCAAATGAATTTTGAATGTTTTGATGCAACAAATAAAATTAAAGAAGAAGTTTTTAATAACAAGGCAGTTTATAATGGAAGTGTTAGACCACTTTGGGGTGTATCACAGTTTGGTTATTTTAAAAATTCTTTAATTAAAAAACCCGCATTTAATGAATATTTAAAAGTTGTTTACACAAACAACAGTAAAAATTTAAGTTTCGAATTAAAAAATGCACAATCAACATATTCTAATATAGAAGAAATATTTGCGGTATTTGAACCGGAAATTTTAGACAAGTTTGAAAATTTATTCTTAAACTTTTGTAACCCAACACCGGCAGTATCTGATTTAATTTTAAATGAAGAACAAACAAACTCTAACTATACCAATCCTGGTTCAGTTAGAAATGTGACAGAAAAACGACTTTTTAATCAAATGGAATCCTTATTTATGGTGCCAAAAAATAGTGTGACATTACTAAACGATGAATCACAAGATGGTTTACTTTTGGCTGAAAAACAAATATCTAACTTTTTTCCAAAAGTCGTAGATTTTTTAAATTTTGAATGTGTTCTTAAAATGGGTAACCCCGGTAATTTTAAACGAAGGGTTTTTAACTATATAAGTAACAATCCTACATTCCAACCTTTAAACCCTTTAACTCTTAATCCATATATACCTGGGTCATTACCTGGTGATGGGACAGTTGGCTCACCTACATTAACAATAAGTATTGCAAACAACAGAGATGCGTGGAATGCTCTTAGAAAATATGTGGGAGTTTTTAACCAAATACCATTCCAATATACAAATACAGGAAGTGTAATTACAGATTTTTTTACGGCAAATAATGGAATGGATATTGAATTTACGGAGGCGAACATTGAAGCGTTATTTCCACTAATTAGATTATTTGCAAAACAAAAGGCTGAAGATGCAACTTTAAATAAATTAAAGTTCCAACAATCAATTAATAATTTTTTATTACAACAACAAAATTTTAATTCGGAGAATTTAACACAAACTTTCAGTAAATTAAATGTAGACTTACCTACGACAACAACTAATACAACACCTATTAAAAATGCGACTTCAGGTGATGTTGGTAAGTTAGAACAATATTCTGTTTTAAAAACAATGAATGATAAATGGATTTCAGGTACTGATTTTTTAAATAAAACAATATTTGAAGATTTTTTATTTCAAGATAAGGCGGGTCGAGATATTGGTGATGAGTTTACTATCGACTTAGAAAAAATTAAAGGTTATTTAAAATCAAACGACAACCAAAATTATTTATCATTAATATCTCAAATATGTTCGCAAAACAATATGGTTTTCTTTGCTTTACCCGCATACGTTAATTTTTACGGCATACAACAGGCGGTGGCAAAAAGTACACCATTACCTGTTGACGCAACTGAAACATTGTTTGGAACCTTTTTGGATGTTGATTATTTAAAAGCAACCCCAAAATTTTTATTACTATATACAGGTAAACCGTCAGAGTTTGTTGCAAGCAATTCTTCATTTTCAAAGTTTGCAAGTGATACATTTGATATAAGAAAATCTTCAGACAACCCATTAAGGGTACCATCTAACCCCGAGGAAGACTACTCCAAAAAAAATAGAGTAGTAGGTTTTAGTGTTGATTACGGAACTCAAAACCAAAGTATTTTCAAAAGTGTTTCGATAGATATGTCTGAAAAGAAAAACACCGCAGAATCAAATAAAATCGCAGCACAATTTGGGGCATCTGTGTCAGGAGACAAAGTAGCTCAACAATCCGTTTCACTTTATAGTATATATAAAAGTAGAAGTTATAATGTTAGTATTGAAATGATGGGTAACGCCATGATGCAACCGACCATGTATTTTAACTTAAGACATGTACCATTATTCTATGGTCCGTATATGGTTTTATCTGTAAAACACAATGTTACTCAGACTAAATTTTCCACAACGATTTCAGGGCCAAGAATATCAAGATATAGTTTACCACAACCAAATAGTCTATTAGATACTGTCAATCAAAATTATATAAACGCATATAAAGAATTAATATTAAAAGAAGTTAAGACAACAGAACCAATCACAAATGTGAACACACAACAAGGTACGGTACAACCCGGAGCGTTACAAAGTCCTGAAAATATTTGTCTTTCAGCAACAACGTTTACAACTACACCATTTGTTGGAATTAATATAACACCAATAACGGTTGAAGATTTAAAAACTTTATTAACGACAAATATTCCATCGGCTCAAGAAAAACTACGACCTCTTTATTTTGGTATTGCGTTTACTAGAATAAATAATAAAATTGACCAAGTTGTTTGTAACCCACCAAATTATAATTTATATGAAATATCAACTTCAAACAACTATACCGCAGACTTAAATGCACTTATAGCTCAACAAGTGTGTTTAACAACGGCTTTAGAAAATGATACATCCTCTAGACCTTATGCATCGTTTTCTGACTTTGTAGTACCAACACAATTTATACATGCTCAAGTTCAAAGTTTTTTACCTATTATAGAACAACTAAAAACTTTCAGTACAAATACCACAGATGTTGAAAAATATGCAGAAGCATACACTTTATTTACTTTGTTTTGGTTTGAAGGAAGATTTGTTAATCCTGGAGGGGGAGTAGGTTTTTATGTTAATTTACCAACCACAACAAATGATTTCATAACTAGAAAAAATGACAAAGTAAATTCGTCGTTCCCTGACATACAAGATATTTATAATAGATATTTTGTCCAATTTAAAAATAGTTATGGTATATTTTTCCCATAACATAATATTTATATAAAAAAAACTATGGAAATAAAAATGTTATTAGATAATTATCTAAGAAAAGATACAAAAATTACACAAAGAGATAAAGGTAATGGGTATCAAGAAGTTTGTGATTTGGAAACTGGTGATTGTTATACAATTAGAATGAAAGATGGTCTAATTGAAAGAGTGGACAATACTATGAAAACAAATAGAACATTAAAAGTCGAAACTCCACAAGGGGTTAAAACATTATTAAATGGATAAAAATGAGTATAGAAAGACAAATTTTAGAAGAGTTAAAACGTTTTAACCAAATTACAGGATATATTAATGAACAAGAAGTTGCACCGCCAGCACCTGATGCAGGAGGAGCTCCACCCGCACCTGACGCAGGAGCACCCGCACCTGACGCAGGAGCACCCGCACCTGATGCAGGAGCAACACCACCAGCACCTGACGCAGGAGCAACACCACCAGCACCTGACGCAGGAGGAGCCGACGCAATACCCGAACCAGTAGATGTTGAGTCAGACCCTGATGTTGAAGAAGTTGATACAAAAAAAGATGAAGAAGAAGGGGGTACTGAAGAAATAGATATTACAGACTTAGTAACGACTCAAGAAGAAATTAAAACCAAACAAGAAGAGTTCATGGATAGTATGTTTTCTAAATTGAATGATTTAGAAACAAAATTAAATCAGATGGACCAAATAATGTCAAAAATAGACTCAATCGAAAGTAAAGTAGAAAAAAGTAGACCGAAGTCACCTGAAGAAAAATTGATGTTACGTTCACTTGATTCTTACCCTTATAATCAAAAATTGACAGATTATTTTGAAGACAAAAAAGAAGACTTTGAAAAACAAGGAAAAGAAGAATATATATTAACTTCAGATGAGGTTGAAAACTATTCACCGAATGAAGTTAAAAAAACATTTGGTATTTTTGACCAAGATGACGATGAAAATACTTACTAACTATTTTTCATAATTATATTTTTGAGGGAAGAATTATCTTCCCTTTTTTATTTGACAAAAACGAAATTTCACTTATATTTTTCATAGATAAAAGAGTAATAATTAAAAATTTATTTATGGCAAATTCAGTATTAGATTCAGTACTTGCTCAGTACGAAAAAAATTCAACATCGAGCAACAGCACAAAAACAAACATTTCCCAAGAAGACAGATTGAAGAAGTATTTTTCTGCAATTCTTCAAAAGAATGAAAAATCCGCATCACGAAGAATCCGTATCTTACCTACAAAAGATGGTTCATCACCATTTGTTGAAGTTTGGTATCATGAAATCCAAGTAAACGGACAATGGGTTAAGTTGTATGACCCAGAGAAAAACGACAATGACCGTTCACCATTAAGTGAAGTTTATAACGAATTGATTTCGACAGGTAAAAAAGAAGACAAAGAATTGGCATCACAATACCGTTCACGTTTATTTTACATTGTAAAAGTTATTGACCGAGATAATGAACAAGACGGGGTTAAGTTTTGGAGATTCAAACACAACTACAAACAAGAAGGTGTTTTAGATAAAATTTTACCTATTTGGAAAGCTAAAGGCGATGTAACCAATGCCGAAAAAGGTCGTGATTTAATTATTGAACTTACAAGGGCAAAAACACCACAAGGAAAAGAGTACACAGTAATTCAAACTATTATGTATGATGACCCACAACCACTACATGAGGATAAGGCAATCATGGAAGGATGGATTCAAGATGAACTTACATGGAATGATGTATATTCTAAAAAACCCGTAGAATATTTAGAGGCAGTTGCTGTTGGGGAAACTCCAATTTGGTCATCTGAACTAAAAAAATATGTTTACGGAGAAGAGTCTGAGATTTCACTTGGAGGCTCAAAACAAGAAACTGCTCCTGTTGTTGACCCACAAGCAAACGAAGAACCATCAGAAGATTTACCATTCTAAATCAAACAAACATAATCGGGTTTTCTACCTAAGCCCGATTTTTATTAACTTTAAAAAATTAAAAAAATGAACATATTTTTAGCAGAAAAATTAAAAGATGCTCTTGTGAAAAAATACGAGTCTGAAATTGCAGATGCAGAAGCAAGATTATATGTGTATTTCACAAACCCTGTTGGTATTGGTGAGCATCCACAACACACCGAAGAAATGGATAATTTAGTCACACAACTTACAGACGCAAAAGATAAGTTGGAAACTATAAAAAATTTTAAAATTTACGAACAATAATGGCTATTAAAAAGAACGACTTTGGGTCTTTGAAAAAAAAGTTTTCTACCTCTGCAAAATATAAACCACAAAGATTCTTTGACCTTGGCTCTCCGTTTTTGGATGCGGTTGGTTTACCTGGTCCTGCTATGGGACACATTAATATGTTCTTAGGACATTCAGATACGGGTAAGACAACGGCATTAGTTAAGACTGCGGTTGATGCTCAGAAGAAAGGTATTTTACCTGTATTTATCATCACTGAACAAAAATGGTCGTTTGACCACGCTAAGTTAATGGGGTTTGAATGTGAAGAAGTTGTTGACACAGAAACAGGAGAATTAGAGTGGGATGGTTTTTATATATTCAATAATAACTTTGATTATATTGAACAAATCACAGATTACATTAATGATTTATTAGACGCTCAAGAAAAGGGTGATATTGATTATTCATTGTGTATTATGTGGGACTCAGTTGGTTCTGTTCCTTGTAAAATGACTTACGAAGGTAAAGGAGGTAAACAACACAACGCAAGTGTTTTGGCCGACAAGATTGGTATGGGTATTAACCAACGTATTTCAGGTTCACGTAAAGCTGACTCTAAATACGAAAATACCTTAATCATTGTTAATCAACCTTGGGTTGAATTACCTGACAATCCATTCGGACAACCTAAAATTAAAGCAAAAGGTGGTGAGGCTATTTGGTTGAACTCTTCATTAGTATTCTTATTTGGAAATCAAAAAGGAGCTGGTACAACAAAAATTACAGCAACTAAAGATAAGAGAACTGTTAAGTTTGCATCAAGAACTAAGGTGTCTGTTATGAAAAATCACATCAACGGACTTGGTTTTGAAGATGGAAAGATTATCGTAACACCACACGGTTTCTTACCAGGAAAAGAAGCTTCCGAAGAAAAGGCATCAATCGAACAATACAAAAAAGAATATGCCGAGTATTGGAAGGAAATAATCGGAGTTGATGGTGACTTTGATTTGAAAGCAGAAAAAGAAGAAGTAGAGTAGTAACAATTAAAAACAAAAAAAGTGACAAAAACCTTATTGGTTGATGGAAACAATTTGATGAAAATTGGTTTTCATGGTGTGAAAGATTATTTCCACAAAGGAAAACATATTGGGGCCATTTGGCACTTTTTGAATACTTTAAGAAAGTTTTTAGAGGAGAACAACTATAATAAAGTTGTAGTATTTTGGGATAGCGACACGAACTCATCACAGAGAAGGTTGATATACCCCAAGTATAAATTAAACCGTAGAGACCTTTCTAATGAGATTAAACAAGACTCTTATGATGAACAAAAACAACGAGTTAAGCAATATCTTGAAGAGATGTTTGTTAGACAACTTGAAGTTGAAAATTCAGAAGCGGATGATTTAATTGCGTATTACTGTCAAATTTCTGAAGACGAGAATAAAACAATTTTCTCAAGCGATAGAGACCTTACACAACTTATTTCTGAAAAGGTAACTATTTATTCACCATCCACAAAAAGATATTATAAGATGGGGGACACTATCAAAATGAGCGATTTTGAAGTTCCCCATTATAATGTCAAAATAATTAAAATCCTTACAGGTGATTCATCCGATAATATCGACGGTATTTTTTATTTAGGTGAAAAGACTTTAATTAAGTTTTTTCCTGAGATACTTGAAAAAGAAGTGGAATTATCCGATATTTTATCAAAAGGGGAAAAACTCCTTAAAGAAAATAAAGACAACAAATCATTACAAAATCTTTTGTCTGGTAAAACAAAAGAAGGTATATTTGGCGATGAGTATTATGCAATTAATAAAAAACTAATTGATTTAGATGAACCACTAATAAATCAAGAAGGTAAAGAGTTAGTTAGTTCGTACTATTCAGAATCATTAGACCCTGATGGTAGAGGGTATAAAAACCTAATTCGAATGATGATGGAAGACGGGATATTTAAATACCTACCAAAAACAGATGATAATTGGATTTATTTTTTAAAACCGTTTTTAAAGTTAACAAGAAAAGAAAAAACAAAATTTAAAACAAAAAACTAAAATTATGAAAGAAAATCAGGACATTACTAAAGTTGAATTTCTAATTACATTAAATGACAACTTCGTCGTACAACGTTTTTTCAATGTAAGAAACATTAACCAAAAGGCTAAAAATAGTATTGAGTTATTGGACTACATGAAATCATTGTCAGAAGAGTTAAAAACAAAACTAAGAAACAAAACAGTTTTCTATATGTTGGAAAATCGGTTCCAAATTGAAGAAGACTCATCTATCTTAGATACATCAAATACTGATGGTCCGGAAGTTTTTAATTTGATTATTCGAATTGGAAATGAGACAATTTGTCATACCATCATCGACGCTAAAGTATACCCACCAAAGGCTAGATATACCCTGGATATACGACCAACAATAAAAACGATATTAAAAGATTTAACTGACATTTTTTCAGATAAAAATTTATCTTATAATTACCTTAATTATTCGTTGGCTTAATCATATTTATCATATAGAAATAAAAAAAATACAGAATATGTCAGACAAAAAAAACTTCGGATACTTAGGAAATACTTTTCAAATTCAATTATTAAACAATATTATTTTATATAAAGATTTCTCAAATTCCATTCTTGAAGTTATTGACCCACACTATTTTGACAACCAATATTTTCGTATTATTTGTCAAATGATTAAGGAGTTTTATTCAAACTATGAACATACTCCAACATTTGATACATTAGAACAACTTACAAAGTCAGAAATATCTTCTCCAATGGCTCAAAAGAGTGTTTTGGATACATTACAACAAGTAAAAGATGTATCTGATGACGGTTCATTATTTGTTCAAGAAAAGTCATTAAAATTCTGTAAACAACAAGAATTACAGAAGGTTATGACCAAAGCTCAATCAATCATTGATAAGGGTGATTTTGAAAGTTATGACCACTTAGAAGAAATGGTAAGAGGAGCGTTACAAGTTGGTGAGGTCGATAAAGGAACAACCGACGTTTTCTTCAACCTTGATGAGGTTTTAAACGACGATTACAGACACCCAATTCCAATTGGAGTTGCAGGTATTGATAACCTATTGAAAGGTGGTTTAGCCAAGGGTGAGATTGGTGTTATTTTAGCACCGACGGGGGTAGGTAAATCCACATTTACTACTAAAATTGCAAACCACGCATTCAACTTGGGATATAATGTTCTTCAAATATTTTTTGAAGACAACCCAAAAATTATCCAAAGAAAACATTATACACTTTGGACGGGAATCCACCCTGATGACATGTCTGAAAATAAAGATGAAGTTATGGCGAAGGTAAAACACATTAAGGAAACTATGAAAAATAAGTTGATTATAAAAAAACTTCCATCCGACACCGTAACTATGAATCAAATCAAAAATCAAGTTAGAAAGATGATGGCTGAAGGAATTAGAATTGATATGATTATTTTAGATTATATTGACTGTGTTGTTCCTGACAAAATGATGGGTGATGAATGGAAAAGTGAAGGTTCAGTAATGAGAGGGTTTGAATCAATGTGTCATGAGTTGGACATCGCAGGTTGGACAGCAACACAAGGAAATCGTAATTCGATTTCGTCAGAAGTGGTTACAACAGACCAAATGGGCGGGTCAATTAAAAAGGCTCAAGTTGGTCACGTAATCATTACTGTAGCTAAGAGTCTACAACAGAAAGAAATGAACTTGGCAACAATTGCCATTACCAAATCAAGAATTGGTAAAGACGGAGTTGTTTTTGAAAACTGTAAATTTGACAACGGAATGTTAGAAATAGACACAGAACAAAGTATGACTTTCTTAGGTTTGGAAGAACAAAAAGAAGAAAAAAATAAAAATAGAATCAAAGAGCTTTTAGAAAAGAAAAAGCAAAAAGAACAACAATCTTAAATTAATTAAAAATTATGGAAAAATTATTAACAGAAAATCCTGGTAGGTTTGTCATCTTCCCAATTGAACACAATGATATATGGGAATTTTACAAACAACACCAAGCTGCGTTTTGGACCGCAGAAGAAGTCGATTTAACAAATGACATCAGAGATTGGGAAAATTTAACAGAAAACGAAAAATACTTTATCAAGAATGTACTGTCATTTTTCGCAGCTTCAGATGGTATTGTAAATGAAAATTTAGCGGAAAACTTTTATCGAGAAGTTCAATATCCTGAGGCTAAGTTTTTCTATGGATTTCAGTTGGCGATGGAAAATATTCATTCATTAATGTATTCATTGTTAATAGATACTTACATCTCAAATTCAAAAGAAAAAGACGAGTGTTTCAATGCAATTGACAGACTACCTGCAGTTCAAAAGAAAGCTAAATGGGCGTTGGAATGGATTGAAAAATCATCATTCGCCGAAAGGTTAGTTGCGTTTGCTGCCGTTGAAGGTATTTTCTTTTCAGGTTCTTTTTGTTCTATTTTTTGGATGAAATCAAGAGGAATTATGCAAGGATTATGTAACGCTAATTCACTTATCTTTAAAGATGAAAACTTACATTGTGATTTTGCAATTCATTTATTAAATAACCACTTAGAAGAAAGACCATCAGAAAAAAGAATTAAAGAAATTTTACTTTCAGCATTAGAAATTGAAAAAGAATTTATCACCGAATCACTTCCAGTATCATTAATTGGTATGAACTCAAATTTAATGAAACAATACTTAGAGTTTGTTGTTGATGGTTTGTTAGTGAAAATGGGTTGTAGTAAAGAATTTAATGTTGAACAACCATTCAAGTTTATGGAACAAATTGCAGTTGAAACAAAAGGAAATTTCTTTGAATCAAGAACAATGGAATACCAAAAAGCGAAATTAAACGAAACTATAACATTCACAGAAGATTTTTAAATTTATTAATATGTCATTAAAAATAACCAAAAGAAACGGAGAAAACGTCGCGTTCAATCCGCAAAAAATTTATAACAGAGTAAAACGTTCATCAAAAGGTTTGAACGTAAACTCAGATGAAATTTTTATTAAAGTAATTACATCAGTTCCGACTGAGGGAGAAGTAACAACAAAAGAACTTGATAAGTTAATTTATGAGATTGCCGCAGCATATACGGGAAGTCATCACGACTATTCAAGAATGGCTTCGTCGGTTGCAATATCCTCATACCATAAAGAAACTGATGAAAGTTTTTCAAAAACTATGAGATTGCTTTACGAGGATGGGGTAGTTAATGAAGAGTTAATTAAACAAATTGAATACTATGGTGAAGATGTTGTTGATGTTGCAATTAAACATGACAACGATTATAACTTTGATTATTTTGCTTGGAGGTCATTACAAGAAATGTATTTGTTAAAAAGACCAAATGGGAAAGTTGTTGAACGACCACAACACATGTATATGAGAGTTGCTATATGGGTTACTAATACTTTAGAGGAGGCATTAGAATATTATAACTCTTTATCGGCACAACTTATTTCACCGGCAACACCAATTATGATTAACTCTGGTACCAAAACACCACAACTAGCATCTTGTGTTTTACACTACAACGATTCAGACTCAAGAGAAGGTTTGTTAAATACAATGAATGATATTTCAACTTATTCATCGGACGCGGCAGGAATTGGTCTTTCAATGTCTAACATAAGAAGTAAAGAAAGTAGAATTTCAAGTTCAGGTGGTTATGCGGGTGGATTGTTGAAATATTTAAAAATCGTTAATGAGTCTTTAAGATTTTTTAATCAACAAGGTAGAAGACCGGGTAGTGCTGCTATATATCTTGAACCTTGGCACAAAGACATATTTGATTTATTAGATATTAAAAAGAACACAGGAGCCGAAGAGTTAAGAGCTCGTGATTTGTTTACCGCGCTTTGGATTCCTGACAACTTTATGAATGCAGTTAAGAACAACACCGATTGGTATTTATTCTGTCCTAATGATATTAAAAAGGCAGGACTAAAAGCATTACAAGAATGTTTTGGAGATGAATACGAAGAAGTATATAACACGGCAGTTAACATGGGTATTGGTAAAAAAGTTAAAGCACAAGACATTTGGAGTAAAATTGTCGAGTCTCAAGTAGAAACGGGTGTTCCTTATTTATGTTCTAAAGATAGCGCGAACAAAAAAACTAACCATCAAAATATTGGAGTAATTAAACAATCTAACCTATGTAATGAGATTTACCAATACACAGATGAAAAAACCACTGCAATTTGTACTTTGTCGTCGGTAGTGTTAAAAAATTATATAAAAGACGGTCAGTTCAATTATCATTTATTAATAAGTGAAGTTAGAAAAATTGTTAAAGCATTAAACAATGTTATTGATAAAAATACCTACTCTACCGAAAAAGGTCATAGAGGTGGATTAGAACAAAGAGCGATTGCAATTGGAACACAAGGATTGGCGGATGTATTTTATTTAATGGATTATATATTTACCTCACCTGAGGCTAAAAAATTAAATAAAAATATTTTTGAAACAATCTATTACGCGGCTATTCTTGAAAGTAATGACTTGTGTAAAAAAGGGATAAGAACTCCATATGAGTTTTTTAAAGGTTCACCTATGTCACAAGGGATTTTTCAATTTGACATGTGGGGACTTTCTGAAGAAGATTTGTTTATGGATTGGAAAACCTTGAAAAAAGATGTTATGACTTATGGTGTATGTAATTCATTATTCACCGCTCAAATGCCTGTGGCGTCTTCCGCCAAAATCACAGGTTCATTTGAAATGACAGAACCCGCACATTCGGCTTTATTTAATAGACGAGTTGTTGGGGGAGAAATTATGATTGTAAACAAATATCTAATCAACGACTTTGAAAAAATTGGAATTTGGTCTGAGGATTTAAAAAATGAAATTATTATGAACGAAGGTTCAATTCAAAATATTAATTTCAACAATTACTTAGATACTGAAGAAAAAGGTTATAATAGAAAGGTTAAAAGAATTGAACATTTGATTCCGAAATACAAAACTATTTGGGAAATTTCACAAAAAGAACTGATTGACATGTCAGCCGAAAGGGCTCCGTTTATCGACCAATCACAATCTATGAACATTTACATGTCAAATCCAACACTTTCTAAAATAACATCTTCACATTTTTATGGATGGGAAAAAGGTTTAAAGACTCTTTGTTATTACGTAAGAACAAAAGCCATTTCAACAGGGGCAAAACACTTAGCTTTAGATGTTACAAAAAAGGAAAAACCAAAGGTAGAATATTCATACACGAATCTTCCACCAAAACCAACTAATTCAGACTTTGATTGTTTTGGTTGTTCTTCTTAAAAATTAATCCGAGTTATACTCGGATTTTTTATTTATATCTATTTAACTAAAAATGTTGGATATTATATTTATGTAATATGGCAGATGGAAGAACTTATGGTATTAATTTCCCTTTTAGGGATAGTCCAAAATCTTATTATTTTGATTTAACCGAAAATGCTGGTGATGAGATACGGGCAGACCTTTTACATTTGATATTAACCGCAAGAGGTAGTAGATACTATAATCCTGATTTTGGAACACGTATATATGAATTTATTTTTGACCCTTTGGATGGTGAAACGTTTGACGGAATCAAATCTGAAATACAACAACAGGTTGACAAGTACATACCAAATTTAACTATAAATGAAATTAAAGTGGTTCCATATTTACAATCAGATGAGGCTCCAGGTGACATTAACCAAGAGTTATTAGGAACAAGTGATATATATAGAATACCTGGTAGGTCAACTCAAGAATACACAGCTAAACTTACAATAGATTATACGGACGACAACAATTCGTTTGGTTCAAGTGAATTTATAATAATTAACATATAATTATGGCAACTCAAAAAATTAATTATACTAGTAGGGATTTTGAAAGTCTAAGAAATGACTTAATTAATTATACCCAACAGTATTATCCTGAAATAATTCAAAACTTTAATGACGCTTCAATCTTTTCAGTTTTGATGGATTTAAATGCCGCAATTGGAGATAATTTACATTTTCATATCGATAGAAGTATTCAAGAAACTGTCTTACAATATGCGCAACAAAGGTCTTCTATTTTCAATATCGCAAGAACTTATGGTTTAAAAATACCAGGATTTAGACCTTCAGTTGCCCTTGTGGAAATATCAATACAAGTTCCGGCATTTGGTGACAATGAAGATTCAAGATACTTAGGTATTTTAAGAGCGGGGGCTCAGTTTAATGGTGGAGGGCAAACATTTGAAACAGTCTATGATGTTGATTTTTCTACACAATATAACAACGAAGGGGTAAATAATAGAACCAAAACCCCTGTTTTTGACAACAATAATAAAATAACAAGTTATATAATAACTAAAAGAGAAGTTGTTGTTAATGGTGTTACTAAAATATATAAACAAGTTGTAAATGCCGCAGACGTAGTTCCTTTCTATAGTTTCTTTTTACCTGAAAAGAATGTTTTGTCTGTTACAACAATCATACAAAAAGACGGAACACAATACCAATCAACCCCAACAAACGCTGAATTTATAACGTCACAGAATAAATGGTATGAAGTTGACGCATTGGCGGAAGATACAGTTTTTATTGAGGACCCAACAAAACCAATAGACAACGCAGGGGTTAAAGTTGGTCAATATATAAAAACAGACAACAGATTTATAACAGAATACACACCCGAAAGTTATATGAAGGTACAATTTGGGGCGGCAACAACAACACCAAATCAACAACTTCAACAATTTGCAAATCTTGGAACCCCATTAAAAATACAAAATTATCAAAATAATATCGGATTGGGACTTACAGTAACACCTAACTCAACACTATTTGTACAGTACCGAGTAGGGGGAGGAACCGCATCAAATGTTGGTGTTGGTTCAATCAACCAAGTTGGATTAGTTAATTTAGCGGTAAACGGACCATCATCACAAATCAATCAAAGTGTTGTACAATCATTAAAAATTAATAATGTAACAAGTGCGGTTGGAGGAGCAAACCAACCAACAATTGAAGAGGCAAGAAACATGGTTAGTTTTAACTTTGCGGCACAAAAAAGAGCGGTGACAGTTAATGACTATAAATCTTTAATCGATACAATGCCAGGTAAATTTGGGGCACCTGCCAAAGTCGCGATTACAGAAAATAATAACAAAGTTACTGTACAAATTTTATCATATGATTCAGACGGGAATCTAACACAAACAGTTCCAAACGCAATTAAAACAAACTTGGCAACTTATTTGTCTAAGTATAGAATGATAAATGACTACATATCAATTGATGTCGCAAAGGTAATAGATTTAGAGTTTGAAATATCTGTTGTAATCGAAAATAATACCGCTCAAAGTCAAATAATTACTCAAATTATTGACCAAGTATCCACTTACATGAATCCACAAAACAGAGATTTAGGTCAAAATGTAAACGTTTCTGATATTAGAAGATTAATACAAGACGTTGCTGGTGTTAATACATTAACAGATTTGAAAATATATAACAGAACAGGTGGTCAATATTCGTCATCTGAAACATCTCAAAGGTACGCCGATGCGGAAACCAAAGAAATTTTATTAATTGACAACACCTTATTTGCCGAACCAGACCAAATATATCAAATCAGATTTGATTCTAGAGATATTAATGTAAGGGTGAAACAACTTAGAACTGTAGACTTCTACTAAATCATTTATTTTATTTTTAAGGTTATTAGTTTTAAATAAAAAACCTAAATTATCTATTTATTTTAAAACAGTAAATGACCAAAACATACAGACTAAAGGCTCAACCAACAAAAGACCAAAATCTAAGAATTAACGTAACACAAGATTTTGACTTTTTAGAGATACTATCTTTAAAGTTAAGACAAGAAGATGTATATACAAGATTTTGTGCCGACTACGGTGTTGTTGCAGGTAGAGTTGTTGTTAATGGTGGGTACGGTGTTCCAAACGCAAATGTATCTATTTTTGTTCCATTGGATGCTATTGACGAAAACGACCCAATTATATCCACATTATACCCTTATAAAAGACCTGACCAAAAAAACGAAGATGGTTATAGATATAACTTATTACCTTATGTTAAAGAGTATGGTGGTCATAGTCCAACTGGTACATTTCCTGATGTGGAGGATGTTTTAACAAGAAATGAAGTCTTAGAAGTTTATGAAAAGTATTATAAATACACTGTAAAAACTAATGAAAGTGGTGACTTTATGATTATTGGAGTACCGTTAGGTATTCAAACTGCAATACTAGATTTAGACTTATCAAACATCGGTTGTTTTTCACTTAGACCTTCAGACTTAATAAGATTAGGTCGGGGAACCACAGAACAATTTGATGGGGACCAATTCAAATCATCAACAGATTTAGACTCACTACCTCAAATAGTAAATCAAAAAAAAGATATAGATGTTGCATCTTTTTGGGGTGAAGAAAACATTTGTAATGTTGGTATAACAAGAGTCGATTTTGATTTAAGAGATTTAGGAATTGAAATTACACCACAAGCCGTTTTTATGGGTTCGTTGTTTTCAACAAGTGAAGAAGACTTTTTAAAATCAAATTGTAAACCTAAAAAAGACTCTGGTAATTTATGTGATTTAGTCACAGGACAAGGGAGAATATTGGCAATTAGACAAACAATAAATTATGATGTAAACGGTAGACCAGCATTAGAACAATACTCACTACCTGAAGGAGGTAAAATAATTGATGACAACGGTACTTGGTTAGTAAACGTTCCAATGAATTTAGACTATGTCACAACAAACGAGTTTGGTGAACAAGTACTATCAACAGACCCGAATGTCGGCATACCTACAAAAGGAAAATATAGATTTAGAATCCAATATCAGAATGAAGATGGAATGGAATCAAGTGTATTAAGAGCAGATTATTTGGTCCCAAACGTTAAAGAATGGGGATGGACCACATCTAACATCAATACACCTACAGACACAACCGCACAATTAAAATCATATGCATTTAGTTTAGATTGGGATGATTATGGGGATGTGAATACGACAATAGGTCAACAAATGATTCAAGAGGCCGTAAACTGTGATGATAAGTTTTATCAATTTAATTTCAATAAAGTTTATACGGTTGCAAATTTTATAGATAGATGGAAATGGGGATTTAATAGAAGTAGACATTTAGGTATAAAAGAAATTACAGATAGACGATGTACTACTACCACAAACAGATTTCCGGTTAATGATGGTGTAAGAAATTTTGACTTTTTATTCTTTTTACTAAGTCTACTTTTAATACTACTTACACCTACGTTTATAACTTTAATAATAATTTTACACTTTGTTGCATTTATATATCCAATATTAAGAATAGTGATAAATCTTTTAATATGGGTAATAAATGTTGTTATATATGGTATTTGTTTAGCTATTAGTGCAATTACATTTGGAGCAAGACCTAAAGGTGGTTGTAAAACCCAATCAATTAAACCATTAGGTAAAGAAAACCCATTCAAAAGAATTTCTTTACCCATGTTGTCTTATCCTGATTGTGAAGCCTGTCCATGTACTGATGAAACACTTCCTGAAGATAGTAGTCAAAGTTCATTCGCTCAAAGTGCAAATGTTGCAATTTCATCAGAAAATAATAGTCCTTTAGCGAATACAAATTCCACAACTTCTTATAGTGTTTACAACTCATCGCAAGCATCTTCGGCAAATGACCCTGACGCTTTTAACAATGGAGTTGTCCAAGCGATGGCGGGTTACCAATTCCAAAATCTTGGAAATGATAATGATAAGTTAGTTAAAACTCCAATTGCCGAATATCCGGCACAAGGGGGAATAAAAGTATTGGCGAATGACGTTACACTATCACAATCTTTGAATTTAGCAAATATTAGACAAAGATATTTTGAAGGTGATAATTTAATTCAAACAACTGTTAGAAACAACATTCCAAATACAACAACATTAGACGCATCACAACCGTTTACCGATAGTGTTATGATGTTATTTGTTGATAGTGGAACTTTCAACGGGTTACAACCTGGACAACTTTTAACATTCCAAGACATCAACTTAATAAATGACCCCAACTTAACGGGTATAACTAATTCCAATCAGTTTAATACTAATAGTATTACGGGAACTACACCATACAACGCAATAAGTTTAGTGACAGTTCCTGTCAATTACATTAATCAAGCAGGTTTACAACAAACTGTAAACTTGAAATTGAATATATCTGAAGATGGAAAAGATTACAAATATCCTGCGGGGGTTGAATATTTTCAAGTTATCACAGGAGGTACTGTATCACAGTTTTCTGGTTTAACAAACACAACGGGAGGATTACTTAACAAATATTTGTTTAAAAAAACACAAAGATTCTGTTATGGTACACCGGCTCAACAATGTGACTACGTATTCCCAATCAAATTTATTGATAATTTTGCAAACTATGAAATTATATTTTTAACAAGAGGTACGGACCCATACACCGACAAACAAAATATAAGATATGACCTATCGAAATTATTTGGATTTAACTTAGGTTCGGGTCCCGTTGTTGAAGGTAGTTATTATCTTAATGTACCAATACAACAAAACTCAGGAAGTGGAGCTTGGTTTAATGATTATAAAACGCCTGAATCGCATTTAGTTTCAAATAATACGAATGTATCATTATATCACCCACCTTTTGGTTTTACTCCTGATAGTACATTGTTTAGTGCATTTACAAACAACTCACCTTACTTTTATAACTCTACAGATAAGTCACAACAAACATTTAAAGCTTATTCATCAGACGCTGTGACTTTATCATATTTTACTTCCACACATGGTGTGTATTCAAATATACAACCAAGTGTTGGTAATAATAAATTGGCGTTCCAATGGACAAATGGGGTATTAAGTGCTCAAGGTAATATTGAAGGTGGAACTTTAATTGCTTCAAACGCAACTCCGGGAACAAGTATAAACATTGCAACAACAACCACAAGAGTTTATTCACCTGCATACCACACTTCGGTAGTATCGAACATTTCTATTTCAAACTCTTCTAACATTGTATTTAGGTCTGATAGACTACCCACATCAAGTGCAACAGAATTAAGCGGTAATAACTCGTTTAGTTTATTTTTAAACGACAACTTTGCGGTCTACACAGTAGACAAAGATGGTGGTACTTCATTGGCACCATCAACAAATGGTCCTAATGACACTACAAATAATGCTCAAGATATAACAGGAGATACTCCAAGTCAAATATCAAGTACAGTTTTAGCATCTCTTTCCTGTGAAAACATGACAGTATTAAAATGTTACCAAGGTGGTGGAACATCTTTTTCAGTTCAAAACCCATGTAGTGAAAATCCGAATGGAAAAAGAATGTCAGGGGGTTGTTACAAATTTGTTGACAATCCATTACTTGTTTCAATACCAAAAGATGTTACATATTTCTTTGAATGGAAAACAAGATTTAGAATGGTGTTTGCCGCATGTAGAGGAATATTTTCACATGTGTTTCAAAACAATTGGGTCAATGGTTCTTTATATATGTTCTCATTGAAAAAACAAACAATTTTTAACATTGCAGGACAACCAAAAAAATATAAGTTTTGTGGTAGTCCTGATAGTACATTAAGACCATATCAAGGACCTATATTTTATACAAGAGGAACCACAAATTCATTGTTTTATAGAGGCGCTATTTATGACGGAAGTAAATTTATTGGACAAAAACCAAGAAAATTAAATATCACAAGTTCAACATTTGAAGACGCGAACTTCAAAGGGATGAATGTTAGAAATTTGTTTTTCCCGACCACCATTATGGACTTAGGACCAAGAGATGAGTTTACAAAAGAAATATGTACTAACCCTAATTTTGAAGGGTACTTGATTGAAACAATCAAAAGTACTTCATACAATGATACTTCTGAAATTTTACAGTTGTTTATTATTTCAAGACTTATTAACTCTAATTTTTGGGGTCAAGTTTTAGGTTTGGGTGATTCATCAATAAACAGAATGTTTTCAAGAAGTGAAGACAGAATAGATGGTGATGTAGCTCAAATGTTTTCAATAAACTCTGAGTATGGAATTGAAGAGTTTGATGAAGATAATTACACTGATAATGAGTTGTATATTGGTACGGGAGACGCTTTAATGGGAATCTTCTTTAGTTCAAATACTATTAATAGATTAACACTAAGTCCTGGTATTCAAACCTTTGCGCCAAACCTTACAAATTATTTTGGTTACCCTAACACCCAAGTAGTCCCAACATATCAGTGGTCATCTTCAACAACTTCAACTATTTTTGGTTCTGACACAAATGATTGGGTTACTGATGTTTTGGCTAATGGTAGTTTTTATTATCAAAAATACCAAAACTTTAGTTTTAACCCTCCAACTACACCATACTTTAATCCATCAACAACAGGAAGAAGAGGTTATATATTTAATCAAACACCACAAGGTTTATCAAATCCAAATTGGCCGGCAGGTACTCAACAATCATTTATTGTGGGAGGACCTAATCATTTTTATTTTGGATTAAACAAAGGTAAAAGTGCAATCAACAGATACATCAAAGCATATATATTGAACCAAGATGAGTAACGAAAATGAAATAAGAATTGTTATTGGGTCCAAAAGGTACGCTGGAAATACAGATAAAGATGTTTGGCTCCAACCACCATTAATTGGTGACAGAAGAGAGTTAATTGAAGGGGATAGAAGTATCTTAGTAAATCAACAAACACTCTTTGAAACAGAAAGACAAGAAAGTGATAAATTTAGACTTGCCGGTAAAATTACGAATGTATTTGATAATACAGTAACGGGTAAAACATCTTACACGCCATTCAAAAATAATTTATATTACACAAATGCAATAAGTAATGCAACCAATAATTCAAACTTTTGGGAAGGAAACCCTCAGTTTGATGAGTTTTCAATTCAAAGATTTAGTGGTATTACAGGACATGTACCATTTGTCCCTAAAAGTGCCTCAACATATAATTGGTCTTTTTATGTTAGTTATACATTTTCAAGTACAACCGCCCAAACAATGTCATATACTGATGAAAAGTTTGGAGTAACCAATGGAGGTTTTCTTGCGGGTGACGGAATACCTTATGTTTTGACAACAGGTAAGTTTAACGGAAAATCTTTAGTTTATTTTTATTGCGGTACAAATCATAACTTACAAATCGGACAATATGTTGAATTATCAACACCAATTAACAATAAAACTATATTTCAGGTTTATTCTTTGGGTGATGGAACAATCGATTCAGAAAATAAAGTTTTTACAATTTATGATTTAAAATACCCAGCATTAGATATACAAACGGGTGTTTTTGGAAATCTTAAAAGAATAACTGAACCTGCTAATTCTGCAGAAACAAAATCCATATACTATGTTAGATTACACAAGATTATCAAAAACAGTGAACAATGTAATATTAGTAAAGTAGGGTTTGAAAATAACCCATTTGCGATAGATAAAAAATTAGAGTATTCTGCATTAACGCCCAATCAAGTACAAAGAGTTTCCGTAAAAAATAATGCACAGACATTTTCATTCACGTTTGATAAAGATGTAAAAATAGGTGGTTATATAGACAACAACGGAAAACCAATAACTGAATTGTTTTTAACAATTATAAACAGAGGATATATGGGTTGGTTTAATAAACCATTTGTTAATCAAAATGGTCTACAAACTGCAATTGATATAGGTTGGAATTTTAATTTTTTAGAAAATTCAGTAGACACATGGTGGAATCATAACAATAGTTTAAATAAAGATAATATACCAACAAATTCATATTCGTTAAATGGACAAACATTTTATTATAATGAAATATTAAATCAAGGTGACGTGATTTTAGGGGATTTTTGTGAATATAACTATATGGAACAAAGAGAGTATGTTTTATCTAGAGCTATTCACAAATATTCATTTAACGATATTTTGTTTCAAACAACAGGTAATCAAAACTACCCTGACGGTTATTTGTATAACCCACATTACTCAATACCTATTAGAGCTTTTAGTGATTATATTGAAAATGGAACAAAAGATACTGTAGACAATATACCGGGATATTCTTGGTTTAGTGAATATAATAACAAATGGTATTGGAGAGATTTATATACTTATGGATATATAGATAGCGATGGGATTGGGGTGAATAACCCGTTCATCAACGGAGCTCATTATCCGTTTTTAAATTGTATATTTTTACAATATCCTATTCGAAGAAATAACAATGTATTCTCAAACGAATATCAACAAATAACTAACGACGATTGTGAATAATAATTATTATAGGTTTAGTGTAACTTCTGAAGACACGGCTTTTAACATACCAGTTGAAATAACTTTTGACATGGGAGGTAGAAATGATGGAATCGTTCAATTTGAAACTGATGTTTTACAAGATTTAATAAATGGTATTGATGATTTTGAAACTACAAGATTTGCAAATAAAGAATATACCCAAACACCAAATGTTACAGACATAAATTATGAATTTTATTTTTTAGATTCTACCGTTTCAGTTACTGCCGCGACATCTAATGATTGGGCAGTTGACTATGATAATGCAACATTTACCGACCCTGAATTATATTATTTTGCAAATTCATTCAAAGGTAGTTTTTTCAAATTAGATTTTTATGATACAAAAACAAATGAAAATCAAAAGGCGTATTTTAGTGTAATATTACCGACACAACAAGGACAAACAAGAGTTGGTTTTTTAGGTCCGTTGAATAATCAAACACAAGTGAATGTTAAAAAACCAAAATTTAAACTTGATTATACAGGTTCCGACAAAGAAGGATTTTTTATATATTGGTTAAAAGAAACGGATTTTATAAATATTACAGAGTTTTATATGACCGCCAAGTTTTTTAACGCAAAGACAGGTCAATTTGTAAGGTTTATGAATGAGCCACAATCTACATTTTCTGCAAACAACAAATTTAATTTTAACAAATCACAATATTTTTATTATAAAGTTGAAATGGATTTTACAAACTTTGAATATCAAGTTTACAAAGAAATCCCACAACAAAACCAAGCACCTGTTCTTCAAAGAGTTGGTGATTCGGTTAATGTTATAAAATGGTATGAATACGGAAACCCATAATGGAAGCTGAAAAATATTCTTTAATAGTATCCCCTGAAAATATTTCTACAGATATTTTTAGAGAATCTTATAGTGGTGACAGTGGGTCACAAACCTTTGGTGTGTATTCAGGTATGTCTTACATATTGAGTGGAGGAACAGGAGGCACATCACTTTTAACAGGTTTAACAATACCAATTATGCTTACTCAAACTATGAACGACATTGGTTTTTATAGTGAGTTTGATGGTCTTATGTTACAAAAAGATGTGTTGTCTAATTTTTTATTTTCTGCCGATACATTAACACCTTACGATGTTAATTTTTATAATACGTCGGGTGATATAGAAATATCATTTTTAAAACTATCAAGTTTCTTTGTTGATTGGGGTGATGGGACCCCAACTCAACAGGTTGGAACCCAACCATTGACACATACTTACCCCACCACACCAAGCATATATACCATAACTTTTTCTGGTCAAAACAATTGGGGTCTAAATATAATTGAAAAACCAATTGTACTTCCTTTAACTGGTACTACAATAACAAATTTACAAGGAAACTTTACCTTTACACCACAAGGTGGATATTGGTCGGGTATACCTATAAGTTACGATTTTATAGCAACAGGAGATTCACAAAATAATGTATCATCACAAATATCAAGTTCATACACAACCATCCCTTTTCCTGTTTCAGGTTATACTAAATCTAAACTTACGGACGTAAAAAGATGGGGTCCTAACCCATACACTGTTGGTTATACTTTTATAAAAAATGGAGTACCATACGGACAAATAAATTCTATAACACCAGATTATACTTCATACACATTAAATGACATCACTTATTACGACTTTCCAAATGGACAAACTTTGTACTTATTACAAAGTTCAGGATTTACCCAAAATGATTTATTGTTTTCAGCGATTACAAAAAATGAATATTTGTTAGATTTTGTTATGGACCCTGAAGTTCAAAGCGATGTTTATATTGAAAGAGGTAAATATAGTGCGTTTGAACCATTACAAAGATTAGGTGAAGTTGATAATATTGGTGATATGGTGAGATATGGTTACGGATATTATAAAATTAATACAACATAAAAAAAGACATAAACTATTTATAAAATAAAAAAATGGCACTTGGCACATATGGAATAACAAGACCCGCTGATGTATCACCTGATGATGTTGAAATTATCTTACACTATACACCTTCAAGGGATGTTACAAATAATTTCACATTAAAAAAATTAAATGCCGCAAATATATTAACACCATATTTTCATAATTCAGATACTGGTGGTAATAATAACGTGGAAATTTTAGGTGGTTTATATAATTTAAGATTACCGGCAACTGAGTTTAGCAAGTTGGGGATTTATACTTTAATGATTAGACCTGCTGAAATTAGAACAACAATAACTGACTGTGGTGTTTTATCGGCGCTACCAAATGTAAAAGGTATTATTATTGATATTAATAATGTTCCTTCACAGTTTAGAAATAAATTTGTTAATCAAGGACTTGTTGGGTTTAGAGTTGAATACTTAAATAATAACGGAACAAAAATACCAAACTTTTATAGACTTGTTACGTCATCATTTTATTGTGAACCTGTAATTACAGAACAGGTCAACACAACACAAAAGTCTATTAGATATAGATATGTAGACAACCCAACAGATTTAATTTTCTGTACACTTTCACCTTCTTCATCTCCATCTAATAAACCAAGTGCGATTCCTTTTATAGGTCAACCAAACCAAAATATTATAATAACAAATACTTTCTTTAACCCTATTACTATTGATGTTCAAATGGCAGAATACGACATTGACACTTTAGCAATTGCTCTTTATGGTAATCAAACCAAAAGTATTGAGGATGGTATTTACACTCTTTACGATACTGCAGGAAACATTTACAAACAATACAACCTATTTGAAATTAGAAACAACTTTAGTGAACTTCTATTTGAAGTTAGACAAGATAGGAATAATAACATTGATTATAGTAAAAACTTTACCAATATTATTGAATAATGGCAAAACAAATATTTAAATATCCACCTGCTCCACCTGTAGGAACTTTAACTACGTTTAACAACATAGTTGGATTACAGTTGGTCACGGGCGGTGGATTAACACAAGGGAACTTTCAATTTACAACTGCCATTTATGAAAAGGTAAATCGTAATTTTGATTTAGGTGTTTTCTCACAACTTTATAATTTAGAAAATCTAAATATTGAAGATGTTGAACAAACAAAAAAAATCATACAAAAAAACTTTTCAGTATATCCTAATTTTGATATATCACAAATAACAAGTTTTACACTGTATGGTTCACTTCAAAAAAGATTATCGGCATCCGTAACAAAAATAATAAGTTATTTTCCGGCAGCCTTAGAAGTAAGAGGAACGACTTTGTCATTTACAACTGGTTATACCGCCACAAATATTGTTTTTGACCCTATTGAAAATTTAACAACGTTTGATGTTAATGTCCCATGGATAGTGAATCCTTTTGACATTGACTTCTCTGTGAATGCGGCAAGAAACATTCAAGTTAGACCTATAAAAGTTTCAAAATACCGTGATTTAACTAATAACTACGAAAATTTTAGTCTATATTTTTCTGAACTTACAACAGAATACCCTGTAGTTGATTTTATACCTTCAACAACTTTAACGGCAGGAACAATTACATTTACGGTTGAAGGAGACCCTTTTTCAGGACAAACAATTTCAACAGACACGTTTATAGTAAAACCAAATACACAAAAAACCGCTGAAATCTTTCAGGATGATTTTGATGAGGTTGAAGATTTTATATTAAATAGAAATAGCCAACCAAAGTATACCGCAACTTTTGAGTACCCATACTACGATTCAGATGGGATTTTTACATTAAAAGTACAAAGTGTAACATGGGTATTGGACGGTTTATGGAATTTAGATATTGTAACATCTAACTTTGACACGTATTTAACAACTTTAAGTGAAATCGCACTTAATCTTGACGATTACAAAACCAATTTGATTTCAAGATTTTTAACAACAGGTGCATTCAAGGACTTTGACACTCAGGACCAAAAGATGGAAAAAATTCTACAAATATATGGTAGAAGTTTTGATGAGGTTAAAAAGTTTATTGACGCCTTAGCGAACATGAACTCAGTGAACTATGTTGTTGGAAATGATATACCATCACAGTTACTAACTAATTTAGCTCAAACATTGGGGGTAAATACAAATATATCGCCAATTAATAATGACCAATTATTAGATGCGGTTTTTAGCACAACAAACGACCAAATTTATTCAGGTCAAGCACAAGAAAAAACACCTTCAGAGTTAAACTACCAATACTTTAGAAATGTAATTCTAAACTCAGCATATATGTTTAAATCCAAAGGAACAAGAACATCTTTGGAATACATAATGAGATTGATAGGTGCTCCTGAAGCTATAACAGAATTTAATGAAGTTGTTTATTTAGTCGATTCAAAAATTAATGTGGACCAATTTAAAGAAAATTATGCTAAAATAAGTGGAGGTACGGTTTATGTTGAAAAACCAGCATTAGACCCAACAAATACATTTTCTATTCAAGGAGTAACTTATACAGGATTTACAACAAACGGAGAAGTGCAAACTGTAACAACATCAAGAAATGATTATGGTATTTCTGACGATGGTTACCCTAAGTCACCAACACAGACAGATGATTACTTTTTTCAAAAAGGTTCAGGTTGGTTTGAATCTAGCCCAAAACACAGGTCACCACAAGTTGTCGATTTAGAAAATTCACAACTTGACCAAAACGTACCAAGTGTAGTAACACAATTACAACCTTTTTCATATGGTCAAGAATACTTAGACAGGTTTACTAAATTTCCTTTTTTGAATGAAGGTTATACAATAACAAAAATTTACGACAACCAAAAGTCTTGGTCCGTTGACGACATAGGAAACAGAAAAAATAATTCAAACTTTAATGGGGTTGATTACACTATTACAAACGACAAACAACTTATAAACTCAAAAAATATTGAATTAAATATCAATATGGGTCAAGGGTTAGTTTATGATGTGTGGGATATGTGTGTTAAGTACGATTACCCAATTCCAAATACTGGTTTAACGTCACCTTATCCGTACCCAGGAGCGATAGATTGGACTTTTGTAAACCCACAACCAAAACAAAAAACATTTTTTGAATTTGCCCAATCTTTCTTTACCAACATGATTAATGTTAGAAATAGACAAACAATTTTTGACGGTAAGACAGGAGGTTACCCCACACTTCAATCGATATATTGGAAATACTTACAGTCACAACAAACAGTAGGTATACCTTCTAATCAATTTACCTATCAAAAAATGATAGACTATACGTTGGGTATTGGTGATTATTGGCAAAGATTATTGGAACAGTTGGTTCCTGCAACAACACTTTGGCTCACGGGTCAAAAAATGGAAAACTCAATTTTCCATAGACAAAAGTTTGTATGGAGAAGACAAAGAGGATGTCAGTTTATACAAGTTGAATGTGTACCTTGCACATTTGACGGTCAGTTATTTGGATATGATTGTATAGACCAAACTTTAAGATGTGAATTAAACTTTGACAGTCCACAAACTTATCTAACACAAGTTTTAAGTGCGGTTGTAAAACAGAGTGGATACACTCAAGCCAATTGTGATTTAACAAGTATAGTGTCGGAGTGGTTTGTGGATTGTAGATTAGACAGTACGATTTTAGTTCAAGAACAATTCTACACAGGATATGGTTTTTATGATGTTCCAACGGTTGCCCAAATAACCGCATCAATTGATGACAAATTACAAGAATTATATAATCATGGATTAAATTATTATTTTGCGGGTAAAACTTTAGTAATAAGCAATTCAACTTGTTATGATGACTTCACAAATAAAAAACTGTACTTAAATATAGGTATAAACGCTAGTATAAATTGTAATTAATGGCTTGTTATTCAGGTTTAACGGATGGGGTATATAGGTACTATGATTGTTGTGGTAACTTTGTAGTTGGAGTTTCTTTAGGGGAAACTATTTGTTTTGATAGTGCGTATTCGGCATCAACATTTGGTGTTTATAACACAATGTCCGCTTGTACACCAACTTGTGACGACCAACCATTAGGACTAACATTTACAATTACAGGTACTTGCTCATCCCCAACAGGTTCTGTAACATTTTCACCATATGGTGGAATACCACCATATACAATAGATAATATACAACCTGGTGGAATAAGCGCTAAAACATCTTCAAGCCCAATAACCTTTTCAGGACTAACCGCCGACACCTATGTGTTTAGATTGAATGATTCTGAAGGGTTTGAAAATAACGAATTATATATAAATGTTATAATAACAGGTTGTTTTTATACCGATATTATTGACGTAACACCAACCACATGTGGAAATAATAACGGAACACTGACCGTAAGTGCCGACTCTAAAATGTCGCCATATACTTTAATATTATCCACATCAGGAGGTTCTATACAATCACAAGTTACCACTTTATTCCCATATACATTCACAAATTTATCCGCAGACACTTATTTTGTTAAAGTTGTAGATTATGGATTGTCAACCGCAACAACATCTAACGCAATTATTTCATCCTCTTCAAATTTTGATTTTGGTTTTTGGAAAGTAAATACGTCTACTTGTGTCATTAATCAGGGAAAACTTTCAATCACAGGTCTTACAGGAACACCACCTTACACATATCTTTGGAATGACGGTCAAACGGGTCAAACAATAACAGGTTTAACAATTGGAACTTATAGTTGTACAGTAACGGACGGAAATGGATGCGTAGTAACTAAAAGTGATACTATAGGTGAAGCCGACCCACTTGGAGTTGGTATTGTCACTTCTATAAATCCTTCTTGTTTTTCATCGGACGGTAGTATTACATTTACAATTACAGGAGGTAGTGTTCCTTATTATTATTCCGCCAGTACATCACAAGTAGGGTATACATTAAGTGATACATTAACCTTATCAGGATTATCAAGTGGAAATTACAATTTAGAAATAACAGATGCAAACTTTTGTAAACAAATATTAAGTGCGTTTATTAATGCTGAAAATTCATTTTTCATAGTTGATACAGTGGTGACAAACTCTAATTGTAGCCAACAACTTGGTTCATTAACTGTTTCATTACAAGGTTCAAATAATTTTTATAGTTATATTTTATCGGGTCAAACAAACGGATTAGTATACACTAACACAACGCAAAGTTTAACCAACACCTTTTTAGGGTTGACAAATGACACGTATGATTTAATAATATCTGCAACAGGAACAAATTGTGAGTACAGAACAACTGTTACATTATCATCAACCGATAAATTTGAAATAAATACAACAACAACAGGTTCAACATGTTCACAAAATGATGGTGTTTTACAAGTCCAAGTCGGAACTGGTTATACATCACCTTTGGATTATATATTAAGTGATGGACAATCAGTTTTAGATACATCATTATCTTCATATACCTTTAATAATTTAGTGGCTGGTAGTTATACTCTCACAGTTGTTGATGCGGATGGATGTCAAATTGATGAACAAGTAACAATATCAACGGGAGGTAGTTTAATTAGTGCAATATCAACAACACAATGTTATGGTGGTCAAAATGGAACCGCGCAAGTATTAATATACGACGGAGAACCAACATTTAGTTATGATTGGTCAGATAATGTTCCGTCAGGACAAACGGGTTCAACTATATCCGGTTTAACCGCCGGTACGTATTCTGTTGAAGTTACAGATAGTAGTGGGTGTTCACAAATTCACAATTTTACAATCACATGTTCAGGAAATAATGTAACAACATACTCTGTTGTTGAATTGTGTCAAAATGAATTTGCAACAACAGTTGGGGCTAAACGTGGATTTTTAGAAATGTTAAATGAGGGGTATATTGATGTTACAAGTGGATATACGGGATGTAGTTTAAATACCGCAGAATTTATACTTGAAATGAATATTAACGGAAGTGCATTTACTCAAACATTCTATACCGCAACAACATTGAATGATATTCCACAAGACACAATTTGGCAATCAACAATAGAAGGAATATTAAGTGGTGTTACTGATATTAGTAGTTATACTATAAGTTTGACGGATAATACAATTCACATTGAGTCAAATTGTGAGGGTGATACTGACCCACTGGCTGACGCTAATTTCACTTTAGAATTAACAATAGACTACGATGTAACTTGTTATACATAGATGCCGTACTCAGTTGACATAACAGGATTGACAGGAGGAACACCACCCGTTAGTTATTACGTTTGTGATGAAAACGGAAATAATTGTTCATTACTTGGTACAACACTTACCGTTTATGTTTTATCTGCATTTTATTCTGCAGCAAATACCTTAATAATAAAAGCGATTAATGGTAATGGTTGTGAAACTTTTTATGAAATAAATTGTTAATATATGAATATACAAATAACAGGAGTAACTAGCGGATTAAGTCCTTATGATGTTTTCATTTGTGACCCATCAAATACCTATTGTTTTTATGTGTCAGGAGTTACTTCAATACCACCAAATGTAGTTATTAATTCAGAATCTTTTTTTCCAAATGAAGATGTTATATATATAAAAATTATTGATGCGAACGGTTGTATCATGGAAATAGAAGTGGATTGTGGAAGTTATTTATTACAAGAAACTGGTTTTTATATATTACAGGAAGATGGTTTTAGAATCAAAATAACTTAAATAATATTTATCTATAAAAGACTATGCCAGATTTACCAATATCATCCTTACCCTTAGCATCAACAGGTTACTCTAATTCATTATTGGTAATTGTTAATTACAACCCAATAACATCGGGTAGAACTGAAGCTGTACGATTTAGTGCTATAACTGCATCAATTGCTGGAACTTCAGGAACAAATGGTACTAATGGGTCGTCAGGAACTAGAGGAACCAGTGGTACAAATGGAACTAGCGGGTCCTCGGGAACTAACGGCACAAGTGGTACAAATGGAACTAGCGGAACTAACGGTACAAGTGGTACAAATGGGACTAGCGGAACTAACGGAACTAGTGGTGTTAATGGTAGTGGTAGAGCATGGGGGTCTTTTTTGTCCACAACGGACCAATATGTTTCAAGCACCACTAGCGCGTTTTCTATGAGTGCAGACACCAATACTGGTTCTAATGGTGTAACATTATCGGCAAATACAAAATTTGTTGTTGCAAGTGCTGGTGTTTATAATTTACAATTTTCTGCTCAATTAGAATCAACAGGTGGTGGTTCAGCACAAACTATGGATATATGGTTGGCTAAAAATGGTAGTAATGTTACTAACTCAAATACGCAAATTGTAGTAAATTCTAATAATGGTAGAGCTGTGGCCGCTTGGAATTTTGTAATGGACCTTTCGGCCAATGAATTTTTAGAATTAAAATTTAGAGTAGATGACACACGATTAGGTTTACAATATGACGCAGGACCTTTTACATCACCCACTAGACCGGCCATTCCATCTTTGATTGTTACAATCACACAAGTTTAATTATTTATTTTTAGTCTTGAGGTATTATTTTTGTTTAAAATGATAATATGAAAATATTTGTCCAAATTGCGTCTTATAGAGACCCCGAACTTTTACCGACAATCAGAGACTGCATTTCAAAGGCAAAAAACCCTGAGAATTTAACCTTTGGTATTTGTTGGCAACGAGATGAAAATGAATCTATGGGAGAATTTGCAAATGACGAAAGATTCAAAATATTAGATTATCATTGGTCAAAAAGTAAAGGACTGTGTTGGGCTCGTTCAGAAATTCAAAAATTATGGAACGGAGAAGAATACACATTACAATTAGATTCACACCATAGATTCTTACAGAATTGGGATGTTGAGTTAATTGAAATGATGAAAATGACAGGTTCAAAAAAACCAATCATTACCGCATATGCGGGTATGTATGAACCAAAAACTAATAAATTATTAAATGTTGAACCATACAAAATGGTTGCATCTAATTTTACACCGGGAGGAACAATACTTTTTAGACCTCACGAAATCCCAAATTGGAAAGAGTTAGATAAACCAATTCCTGCAAGATTTGTTAGCGGTCACTTTTTCTTTACGATTGGAAAACATTGTGAAGAGTATAAGTACGACCCAAATATTTACTTTGCTGGTGATGAAATCAGTTTATCTATTAGGTCATACACATTAGGTTATGATTTATTTCACCCACATAAAACAGTTGTTTGGCATGAATACACAAGAGAAGGTAGAACAAAACATTGGACGGATTTTAATGAGGAAAACAAACAAAGTGGGGTAGTTGAAGAACCATGGTGGGAAATGGATACTAAGTCCAAAATAAGACTTAGACACATGTTACAAGAAGAAGACCATGGTATTGACTTGGGGGAATATGGATTAGGTAATGTAAGAACTCATCGTGATTATGAATTGTATGCGGGTATTAATTTTTTAGATAGAAAATTACATCCAAAGACATTGAAAGGTGAAAATCCACCTGTTAATGATAGTTCTGAATGGTATAAGTCAGAAAGTTTTATGTTTACATATAATATAATTGTTCCAAGATTAGAGGCTCCTGAAGATGATTATGATTTTTGGGCAATTTCATTTTTGGACGATTTAGGAAATGAAATTTATAGACAAGATGCCAATAGTGATGAAATCAAAGAATTATATGAAGTAAAAAGTGATTACGTAAATATAAAAAGAACATTCTTGGTGGATAGAACAACAAAAAGTTGGTCAATTTGGATACACCATAGACAAAATGGTTGGGTTAAACAAATTACAGGTGAAATATGAATATAGGGGTTTTTTACCAATCAGGTCATAAATTAGTTGCGTGTTATAAAGCAATTGAACGGCTTAGAAAATTTTATCCAAACGTGCCTATTTCTTTATTTGAAGATGGTTCAGAGTTATTAGAACCTGTGGCTAAAAAATTTAATTGTGACTACACTTGGATTGAACAACAAGGAGTTAATAACCTACATTCAGGTAGAGTTTTTGTGGATAAAGATGGGTTATATCGGTGGTTGACAAGAATATATGATGCTTGTAAAACAACACTTAAAGATGTTGATTGGGTTATTCATTATGAAGATGATGTTTGGTGTAAATGTGAAATAACAAGACCACCAAAGTTTGATATATCAGGGGCACATGGACCTTACTACACAAAAGAATTATATGAATATCTAAAAAATAAATTTAATGTTAAAGACAATTCAAGACATGTATGGAGTGAATTAGGGTCTTTGGAAAATTACGGAGCTTGCGGCGGTGCAATTTTTAATAGAGAAAAGTTTATAGAAATATATAATAGATTAGATGAAGTACCTTGGGACGAAATATATAAATTAGACTCAAGACCTGTGGAATGGTGCGATGCAACTCTTTCATTTTTATTTCAATTTTTTGGATTTACTTGGGGGCCATGGGATGATTGGTCACAATACGAAGACAAAAATATAGGAAATTGGTGGGATAAAACAGGATGGTCAGTACCTATGGAAGAACAAAAAAATGTTGCATTTATTCATGCATACAAACATTTTTACAGTTATAAACCTGAAGAAATAAATTTGGAGTTTTAAATGCAAAAAAAAACTTTGGGTTATTTATATAAAAAGAAAATTTAATGGCAAATATACTTTTACAGAGTTGTTGTTACCCCGGTTTACGATATTTTACAAACCAAACTAATTGGACTGCTGGAACATCGGCCGTCACTTCTGTTTATCTTATTACTTATGATACGTCTGTTGTAAGTGGGTGTTATTCGATTGTATCTGCGTTTACGTCAGGGTTTACTGCAACAAGTTATGTGCCTAATGGAACATATGGACTACAAACAGGATGTACCGCCTCAAGTTGTGCAACAGGAGAATGTTGTTCTAATAAATATTGTGTTGTAATAAATAAAGATGAATATTCTGCATATACTGGAACATATGTTGTTGCGGGAGGATATAACGGATTCCCCTTTTTCACAGGTGGAACACAACCGGGGTATATCTATAAAGGAGCTACAAAATGGTGTTTAGGCACAGCACCTGGTACAAATTGTTTCTTCTACGGACAAAACCCAACGACTTCTGTTTGTCCAAACCTTTTTACCGACTTATTTTATCCTGGTGATTGTGTTCCCCCAACACCAACACCAACTCCTGTATGTGATACTTTTGATTTTTCATATGATGTTGATTGTGATGCGCCGACACCAACACCAACCCCGACTCCTACACCAACACCAACCCCGACTCCTACACCAACACCCACTCCAAATATATGTAGTGCTTTTACAGTAAACATTAGTGTTAGTGCATCAACACCAACACCAACACCGACCCCAACCCCAACACCCACTCCTACACCAACAATCAATTTGACTGGTGAAACTGTAACATTTACAATAGACGATGGAAACTTTATATGTTTTAGAGTTAAGGAATTAAGAGATTGTAACGAAAACGTTTCTTATTACGTTTCAGGTCCTTTGGAATTATCAGGCACACCAATATCAACAGGACAAACATTCTTAGGGGTTATTAATGACCAATTAAAATGTGCAACATATATACAAGATACAACAGCAAGTCCTAATGCAACAGTTAAGTTAGTGGTTTCAGCATATACCGCTTGTACGATTTGCCCAACACCTACACCTACACCGACTCCGACACCTACACCGACTCCGACACCTACACCAACACCAACCCCAACACCTACTTACGCACCTGGTACTTACTTTGTGTTTACATCTTGTACGACAACATCGATGATTACACAAACAGCAACCCCACCAACTAATTTAGACCCAGGAGAAGTAATTAGAGATTATTCTGGAAATTGTTATAGTTATGTAGGATACTTTATAAATTATGTTCCACCTTCAGGTTATATTGTGGTAAATGAAAATAGATTTACAGCGACTACCACCACAACTTATGTTGATTGTGCCGAGTGTCTACAAGTTGAACCATTAGTTGGTACATTTAACGAATGGATTGGTAGTGGGGCGTATTCAGTAAATTGTCCTGGATGTCAGTTGACTAATTTTGGAGTACAAACAATATTCTACACCCATCCATCAGTTAATCAAATACAAACAGGAGTGACAGTATATAGTAATTCATCGTTATTATATCCATTAACGATTGATTATATTAGATACGGAAATAAAATTTATAGTGTCGACAACAGTGGTGTAATCACCGAGTTTTGCACAGTAAACGGAGTATGTTAATAATATGGCAACAATAGTAACACTAAATACAATAACTTCAGGAACAAGTCCATACGATATTTGGGTTTGTGACGAATGTGGGATATACGGAACTTGTCAATATATTGCAACAATTTCTTCAGTTCCATATTCATTTACATTACCTGTTTCCTTTGAATCGATGGATAGTTATGTTGTTAAAATAATAGGCAACAATGGTTGCGAGTTCTGTTCTGATAGTTTATGTAACTATAAACAGTTTCAAGACCTAATATGTTTTGAATTTCAAGATGGAATACCATATAACTTTCAATAAACTTTGATATATATAAAATAAAAAATGGCAACTTTAACATCAAGGACATTAGCAACAGGAGCAACACTTAATGACCTTATACACATTGTAATCACAGGGGACACATCACAAAGTCCAAGTGGCTCATCATATAAAGCAACCTTAAGACAATTGGTTCCTTTATTCGGGGGTTCACCTGATGTATTTGTAACGGGAGGTACTGCGGTATCTTCAGGAGGAACTATAACTTTTAGAAATACAACGGGAGGAACCTTTACTGTATCAGGACTAACAACACCATTTACAGGTGGTTCAGGTAATTGTATTACAAGTTTTTATACAAATAACATTTATGCTTGTACGAACGAAATTACAGTACACAATAGAGTTCAATCTACAGGTTCTGACGCTCAAAATACATTGAGTTTTGCTTTTGGAAATAATGTACAAGCATTAAGTAATTACAGTCATGCTGAAGGTGTAGATACAATTGCTTCGGGAACCACATCACATGCCGAAGGGACTAACACAAAATCTTTTGGTGAATCTTCACACTCCGAAGGAACTAATACAAGAACAGGGACAAATACTGCATATTTAGCAACAGGATTAACATCGGGAGTACTTTATTTAAGTGGCGTATATGGAAACGTAACGGCAAATTACACTAATAATGAATTTATTTGGATTCATGATTCACCTTTTGGTGGTTCTTTGACAGATAATTTCAAAAAAGTTTCAGGAACAACATTTAGTGGAGGTAGGACTATTGTATACCTTTATGATAATACACTTTCAGCAACTAACAATCTATATGTTGGTGATACAAATACACCTGAACTTTGGGGTGGTAATCAAACCGCAGGGGGTAGAAGTGCATCTGTAAAAGGTTTCGCATCTGGAGCAATTGGGACCAACTCATTTGCAGGAGGACAAGGAAACTATTCTTTTGGTTGGAACACATTTACAACAAATAAAAGTAATAAAGTTTTTGGAAACTCGTCTTCTGCATTTGGAAATGCAAATAGAGTTTATGGAACTAGTTCAGCATCATTCGGAGACAGCAATAAAGTAGAATCAAACACAAGTTTTTCTTTGGGTAATAGCAATGAAATATATGGAGATAAAAGTTTTCTTGGTGGCGCGAACTGTATTTCAAATGGGGACAGAAGTTTTGGATTTGGTCAACAACATACAATATACGGCGAATTAGGAGTAATTTTGGGAGGGGCTTTGAATACTATCCAATCGGGTACTACTGAAAACTGTACAATATTAGGTGGAGAACTTAACGTAATATCAGGAGTAACACCATCTGACCCATGTTATAATTCATCTATATTAGGTGGTACAGGAAACGCTGTTAAATATTTTAATTCAGCAATAGTTGGTAGCGAAAATTCAACATTAGTCGCAGACCACTCAGTTATTTTAGGAGGAATTTCAATTTCAGGAACTCAGTCTGAAACGGCATATGTTCCTAAATTTGTAATTAAAACAAGTTTTACACCATCAGGAACAACAGACCCAACTGGTGAAGTAGGTCAAATAACATACGACGCAACATACCTTTATTTTAGGGGGTCTGGTGGTTGGAAAAGATTAAGCGGGGCAACTTGGTAAGATGGGGTTATTAAGTGGAAATAGTTGTAATATAATAACACTTCTACCATTAGGTTTAGATTGTGATAGTATTAATGCGTCAACACCTGATTCAACTAATGGTCTAATAACCTTATATGTAACAGGAGGAACACCACCATATACTATAAATTGGAGTAACGGGGCACAAGGTTCTTTACTTACTAATTTACTACCTGGTAATTATACGGCAACAGTTATAGATTATTATGGTGATTTTACAGGACAAACAACTTGTTCGGTTGATTATGATAGTTTCTATTTGGAACAATTTGAAGACTGTGAAAATTCAGGAACTTTTGTTTATTATGTTGCAGATTTACCTTCAAAATTCGTCGATGGTAAAGTGTATAGTTTAACAAGTCAAGTTGGTTGTTGGACCCATAGCGGTCAAACATTATATACAGGACAAAGTTATATTAATAATTTTGCGGTAATATCTACAGGACCATTTGACACTTGTTCAGATTGTTTACCTCCACCGACACCAGCACCTGTATACCCACAAAACTTATGTTTTGAATATACACCTTCTTTTAATACAACGTATTTAACTACTTTAACTAGCGGTTCAACAATCAATGGTTACCCGTCTTGGACAAGTTCAACTTATACGGTATTATATAGTACAGGAAATACAAGATGGGAGGTTAGTGGATGGACTAATCCTGGTGTTCCCGCTTTATTACAACCAACAACACCACCTACAGGTAATTGGTCTTTACTTGGAACATATCAAGGTACTGTATTTGTATCAACAGGTGTATGTACAACACCACCATTAACATTATCAGTTTCAACAACACAACCAACTTGTTCTAACACATCTAATGGTGTAATTAATGTCACCGGATATGGAGGAGTTCCATCTTACACCTATTCTATCAATGGTGTTAATTATCAAATGTCAAATACATTTTTAGGTTTGGCTGCCGGCAATTATACAATTTATATAAAAGATACTAATAACACAGTAACAACTCAGTCAGTAACACTTACACCACAAAATTCTTATACAAACTATACACTTAATTTAAGTTTAACTCCGTTGGCAAATCAAACTAATGTTGGTACTACAACTACCAAAACTTGGTATTATCAAATAAACGTTACACCAACATTACCAGCAGGAAAAACAGTAAACTTTACAATTAATACTGCCGTTGGATTTACAGGAAAAACTTTTGTAACAAACGTACCTGTTATTACAAATTCTATAACCGCAACAACATCAGGTAATGCAACTTTAAGTACACCGACAAACTCGGTGGTTACTACTAGTTCACAAAGTAGACCTTCTTGTAATTTATCTAATATAAATTATAGTTCATTTACAAACACATACACTGCAAGTATTTCATCGGGAGGAATTATAAACGGAACCATCACTCAGTTTATTAATACTCCAAGTATAGAATTTAACGGTTGTCAACTTGAAGGTTATATTTTAGATACTGTAACAATAACAAATGTAACCATAACCCCATCAACATGTAACGGTATAAGTGTAAACGGGTCACCAAAGTATATGCCTTTACAAAAAATAGGTTTATCTTAAAATAAATTTATAAAAATATATTTATAAAATATGTCATACATAATCAAAAATACCTCAGCGTTAATCAACACTATAATAACCGACGCGGCAAGGAAAAAAATATCGCAAGGTAAATTTGATATTGCGTATTTTGAAGTTGGAGATAGTGAAGTTTGTTATAACGCAACAAGTAACACGGATTACGTTCAACTAAACGTTTTGATGCCACAATATAACGCTCAAAATTTAGCACCAATTCCTGAAAAAAATAGAATGCAAGTCAAATATCCTTTATTTGTGGATTCAACATCAGGAAGCACATTAGGTGTCCCTTTTGATGGGTCATATATCGATAATGTTTTTAATAGTGCAGCCCCAAGAGGTTTTTTCACAGGTTCCACAGGAACTCCTGTTGTATTTAGTGCGTATACCTCATCAGCATATACTATAAATCCAAATTTTGTTGTATCTAACACAGGTGTAACTTCAGGTAATGTTTTAACACTTAAATATTCAAGTTTAGACCCAACAGTTTCTGGTACAGTGACTAACGGAATGTTTTTGTTTTTATTTGGGACGAATAATATCAAACCATTTACAGGAGCATCACCATTATTTAGTTATGTTGTGGTAGGTGTTACGGGAAATACTTCCACAGCAACAACAGTAACTATAAAAGTAGATAGACAATTACCAAACTTTAGTAGTATGGGTTATACGGGAGACTCTCGAGTTGTTTTCTACCCATCAGGCATGACTGTCATTTATGACTCATTTACTCCTGAACCGTATTGGAATCCAAACGTTTTTAATTTTGAAACAAATTGTGATGTTTCACAAAAAGATGTTAAAGTTTGGAATATGAATATTCCATGGACTGAATCACCAGCTGGTATTTTTAACACCGTAAATCAAGATTTTAATTATTTTCAATCAACAGGATATACGGGTAGTAAAGAATATTTGGGTTACTATTCAGATAGTGGTCAAACAGATACTGACTCTGTTTATTTTTATAATTCATTTTCAGAAAAAATAACTGTTAAACCATCAGACCAAAAGGCTATTGCGATAGTTCATTATACAAATCAAGCCATTGACAATTATTATGGTGAAAAGTTTGCAATGCAAGATTATGATAGTACTAACCCTGGAAACACAGGTCAGGCTAGAAATTTTAAATTATCTATTCCTTGGTTAATGTGGCATAAAAATCCTAATGCGAAAGTTGGTGAAGTATTTTATACAGACCCTTCAGGATTTACAAACCTTAATTTATTTAAACCACATTATATTGAATCAAGAAAGAGTATCAATTTCAACGCACCGGGATTAAGATACTATCACCTTTGGGACACACACGCAAACACAAATGGTTTCCCAAATAGAATTGGTAAAGTTTTTCCTGATTTAAAAATAATTGTATTTGATGATGACGAAATAGTTGCGGCGTTGAATTACAAATCAAATAGAAGTTGGACATTACCGGCACCAAAATTAGGTCTTGTAACACCAAACACATTTAGTGGTGTATTAGGTGGGACACAAGGATTATTGACAGGAGATACTGAAACTTTATTTTTAACATACAGATTAAATAACTCAGCATTTACAAATTCATTACATTGTAATTACTATCAGACTATAACAGGAAACGACCAAAGTTTATTACCGGGGGCGTCTGATATTCTTGTAAGGTTTGGAAATGAGTTTCCGTTTTTGAAAGTTCCTGTTTCAGGACTACCGTCAGGATTTACCGCCACAGATATAAAACTTTTAGCTCAAAAAGTATCAAGTGCCACAACAAGACCTGATGTGACACAATGGAGAGAAATTAATGTATTGTCACAACTTTCTGCAACCACGGTTGGTGGATACTTAACCATATCAGGATTGACAGGAACAACTATTCAGTTGACAAAAAACATGTATGATACGGCACCAATATATGATTTGAACGATTATATAACCCTACCTGTATTAAATCAGACTGGAATAACTTTAAATTTTGGAGGTGAGTTTTTCTTTTTTGGAACAATTGAAACGGATATTCAAGCAACAATATATGTTATGAATTTCTTATGTAATTTGGGACAAACACAATTTTTTGATTCATCAAACCCAACATGGGACGGAACAACACCACCTTATGTCACAGAAGTTGCACTTTACAATGCAAATAAAGAACTTATGGTTATATCTAAGATACAATCACCTGAAAAAAGACAAGGTGTCCAACAGTATCCGATTAAGTACGATTTTTAAAAAAATGAGTAATAATAAATTAAAAAATAACCCTAAAGTTTTAGGTTTAGATGTGTCAACTAGAACTATCGGATGGGCATTATTTGACATTAAATCACGAGAATTATTAGAATTAACACACTTCTCACCAGTAATCAAACCAAAAGTTGAAAATAAAATTCAAGAATTACTAATGAAAGTAGATGCCTTTGAGTTAAAACTTGAGGGATATAAAAATTTGGGGATTACAAAAGTGGTAATAGAAGAACCACTATTAAATTCAAATAATGTTTGGACAGTAGGAACCCTATTGAGATATAATTCAATGATTACAAAATCAATTTATGACATATTAGGTATTGTTCCCGATTATATATCTACATATAACTCAAGAAAGTATGCTTGGCCTGATTTACTTCAAAAAAATGATAAAGATAAATTTGTATTATTTGGTGGATTACCAAAAGACACAGATAAAAAAGAAATTATTTGGAGAAAAGTATCTGACAAAGAACCTCAAATTACATGGCACTATACCAAAAACAACACATTAAAGAAAGAATGTTTTGATATGGCAGATTCTTATACTTGTGTTCTTGGTTACATGAAACAAGAAAAAATTTGGTGAAAAATTAAATTTTTAAAAAAATAACATATTTATAAATAAATTAAAATATTATGAAAAAAATTGTTAGATTAACTGAGTCTGATTTAACTCGAATTGTAAAACGAATTATTTTAGAAGATGATGAAAGAAGAATACAACTTATAAATAAATTTTACGATTTATTTCAAGATAAAACTATGAATTTTTATTTACCAAATGACTATACCGACCCAATTATAAGACAATTTATGGTAGATAAAATAGAAATTAGTGAAGACTCCAATACCTTAACATTAATCGGAAAAGGAAAAAAACCAAACGGTGATGATTATCCTGGCAATATTAAATTACAATATACTTGTAATTCAAAAAATACTTTTAGAGTGGAAATTGATGAATTTAAAGAAGAATATTCAGATTGGAATGATATATATAAACTTTTTGATTCAGGTATACCTAATGCTTGGAAAATGTTTTTAAGAAGATTTTCTGACTTTAAATTTGAAAATGATTATGAAATGGATGTAAAAGAACGAAAAGATTATTATAGAATGTTGATTAGTAACTATAAAAGACCATTTGTTAGTGGAGGAATAGATTCCGTTGGAAAACAAATGATAACATTAATAACTGATGAAATGTGTTCATATAATTTTAAAGGGAATGCTGTACCAAAAGCAGATTTTGCGTCTTTGGGGTCAAGAATGAATAATAATTTGGGATAAAAAAATTTAATTTTATAAAAAAACAACATATTTATAAATAAATTAAAATATTATGAAAAGAATTGTTAGACTTACGGAATCTGAACTAACTCAACTTGTTAGACAAGTTGTTAATGAGCAAGAAGGACCAATTGGGATGCCTAACCCAGCAACATCTAAAGGGATGGGAGGACCTTTAACAGGAACATTGGTTGTGAGAAATCCAGATGCTGAAGTTAGATTTGGACAAGATATTGAATTTACATTTAGAGGTATTAAAAATTCTGGAAGTGCACCAATCACCATAAAAAAGATTCTTCCTATGAATAGCGGTATGAGAATTGATAAACAAGTTCCTTTTACCGTAAACCCTGGTGAAACTTTTGAGCTTAGAGCAAAACAAAGATTAGTAAGAGGTGGTACTTCATTAGAAAAAGTGAACGAAGAAGGTTTAGTCGAATTTGAAGGGATAATTAGGGTAGAGACTGACGGAAAAAAACAAAACTACCAATTATATTGTCGTCAAAATTTGTCTTTTAGATAAAAAAATATTTAAATATTAAAACCCACCCCACAAAGGTGGGTTTTTTGTTAATTGACAATCCATATAAAATTCTTATCTTTTATATGTGGACGCAGAAGAATTAATCATAGACCTTATTGGTAATATTTTTGGGGAACCAAAATCAGTAAATGAACTAAGAGGTCAAATATCGGTTGATTGCCCTGTGTGTTCATATACAATTAAAGGTCTTGACAAGTTAGATGGAAAAGGAAACCTTGAGATTAATTACCAACAACATGTTTACAAGTGTTGGGGGTGTGCTGAGACGCATGGTACTCACGGACACTTAGGAAAACTTATAGATAAGTTTGGTTCAAAAAAAGATAAGAAAATCTATAAGTTAATTAGACCTGATGAGTTTGAAAAAAAAGAAAAGGTTTACAAGAAACTTGAATTACCAAAAGAATACAAAAAGTTTGACGAGATACACCCACTTCATATTCCAAGAAAAGAGGCTTTTAATTATTTGAAAAAAAGAGGAATCACTGATGAGATTATAGAAAAGTATCAAATTGGTCTATGTTTAGAGGGTGAATATTCCGGTAGAATCATTGTTCCATCTTTTGATAAAAAAGGAGAATTAAACTTTTTCGTATCAAGGTCGTGGAACCCACGAAGTAAATTAAAATACAAAAACCCTGAAGCATCAAAAGACTTTTTAATTTTCAATGAGAGTTTAATTGATTGGAAAAAAGATATATACCTTGTTGAAGGAGTTTTTGATAGTTTTTTCTTGGACAATTCAATTTGTTTATTAGGGAAGTTTTTAACAGACAACCTTTGGGAAAAACTATACTCAAAGGCAAAGAAAAATATTATAGTTTGTTTAGATGGTGATGCCTATACCGATGCTAAAAACCTATATGACAAACTAAACGGAGGGGCTTTATATAATAGAGTTAAGTTAGTGAAGTTGCCAAAAGATAAAGATGTATGTGACCTTAAAGGTGACATCGAAAAATATTACGTAGAATTTAAATGATAGATTTAAAACAAGTTGCAAAAGAAATACGAGAGATTATTTCTGAAAAACAAAAAGAGTTTCAATTAACTTTTGAGGAAGATAAACACAAGTACACAATGTTAGATGTGAATGGTGTTGTTAGAGACGATTTTCCATCTGTATCAAAAGTGATGAAGTTATTTTATGATGAATTTCCAGCTGAGGATGTTGCAAGAAAATTGGCGAAAGGTAGTCCATATGTAATGCACACTTATTTAGAAGAGTGGAAACAATCAGGTATACTTTCAACAAATATGGGTAGTAGGGTTCACTATGAACTTGAATTAGAAACTATTAACAAATTTAAAATAGATAAAGAGGTTCGACAACCATTATTTGAATGTGATTTGGACCTTGTAATGAAGGGTGATAGAATGATAAAGGCGGGTAAAAAGTTTTTGTCACTCATGGAAGAACGAGGAGCCGTTTTACTTGATACGGAGATTGTTTTGGGTCATCCTGAATTAGGATATACTGGTCAGCCCGATAAAGTTTGGTTAATGTTAAATAAACAAAAAACCGGATTTGGTATTGTAATAACCGATTGGAAAACCAACAAGGAAAAAAACATGGAAGTAAATGACTACACAAAACCCATGAAAAAACCTTTTGAAAAACTTCCAAATAATGCTCTTGGTCACTATAACACGCAATTACCTTTTTATGGTAAACTATTGTTAAAAATGTTAGAAGGGACTAAATATGAAAATATTCCACTTATGGGCGGTGTAATTGTTCATTTAACAGAAAACGTAGAGTTCAAAGAATACCGAATACCAAGAGATGTCGTCGACACTATTTTGAAAATGGATATGTCCGAATATTTGACTAAATAAAACTAATAAACTATATTTCACTATGGAAACTACAATTACACCTGTTTGGTACATAAATACCAGTTGGGACAATTCAACAATTAAAATAAACATAAATTATATAATAAAATGAGCGACGATATTATTAGACCAAAAATTGATTTAAGACAACAAGAAACTATTAAATGTGAAAAATGTGAATCAATTTATTTTAAAGAAGTGACTATGTTAAAAAAAGTACCAAAACTTTTGACAGGTAGTCACGAAGACACTATTGTACCATTCCCTACTTACATGTGTAATGATTGTGGTAATGTGAATAAAGATTTACAACTATTTGACAAGTAATGGAAGTAAGTAAAATGACAATTACGGAAGCTTTTCCACATTTGAAAAGTATTGCAAATCTTTATGGTTTAAAACTTAATAGAGTAAAAGAATTTAAGTTGGCAAGGGCTATTTTAATTAATCTTTATTGTAGAGAATTATGTTAAGTTATAAAGAATTTTATATTTGGTTACAAGGTTACCTTCATGGAAAATTAGAAGATAAGAACATTGATATTGCACCAATTGTGGAAAAGATGGATTTGGTGAAAGAAAGTAGCAAGATTGATATTTCTGAACCATTTAGAATACCAATACCGGTGAATCCTTTTCCAATTCAAAACGACCCATACCAACCACCATTCGAAGTATATTGCGGAGATAAAACACAATTAAACGATTAAAATTATGAAAACAGAAATTAATGAGATGGCAATTACTCAACAAGTAAAAATTGCATTAGAAAACTCCAACTTAGATGTTGTTGTTACACCGATTATGTTTGACCCCGACGCATTTAATCCTGTGTTAGGTGTATTAGTAAAAAACGAAGATTCAAGTTATACTAGAAAATATACAATAACGGTTAAACCTAACAATTAAATTATGAAAAGATACCCCGCATTATTCATTAAATGGTTGGCTAACCGTTTTGGATACAAAATTACATTATTAAAATCAGTAAAAGGTACAACTACGGTTGAAGGAGACATAGAGTTACTTCGTTATTTAGATATCTCAGGATACTTTTTTAAAAAAGAACCATTTGATAGATTTAAAAAATGATTAAAAAGTTAATACATTTTTCTGACTTACACATCCGTCTTTTCAAAGACCACGATTTGTATAAATCAATTTTGGAAACTGCCATTGAACAATGGAAAGAATTAAACCCAGATAGGATTGTATTCACTGGAGACTTAGTTCATTCTAAAAACCAAATGACACCTGAACTTATTGAGATGGTTAGATGGTTATTGACTGAATGTTCTAATATTTCAAAAACAATTATTATACTTGGAAACCATGATACAAATTTAAACAATCAAGACAGGCTAGATTCCATTACACCTATTGTAAATACCTTACATAATGAAAATATTTTATACCTCAAAGATAGAGGTGTATATGAAGATGAAAACATTAGTTGGTGTGTTTATTCGCAACTACAGGGAAATATACCACCTGACATTACAGAAGCGAAGGGTAAAAGAATTGGATTGTTTCACGGACCAATTCAAGGAATGAAAACAGACCTTGGTTTTGACTTTGGTGAAGAGGCATACGATGTTGAAAAGTTTGATGGACTTGAAACCGTCTTATGTGGAGATATTCATAAAAGACAAGAGTTTAAATTCAATACGGGAAAGGGTTATATGATTGGGTCTACAATTCAGCAGAATGTAGGGGAAAGTATAGGAAAACACGGATACGGTATTTATGACGTTCAAACTAAAGAATATAAATATGTTGATTTGTTCAATCCAAGACCACTGTTAAAATTTTCAATCAAGTCCTTTGAAGACGTAGAAAATGGAACAGAAAAATTAATTAATATTTAATTAATATTATTCACACTTTTTGATAGATTAAGATATTTATAATATATGGGAAGATTAAAAATAAAAGATGAAGATAAAAAGACCAAAGTTTCTGTTGCTCTTGAACCAGAATTATTAAAATTTTATCGAACATTACACATCAATTTATCTTCTTTAGTTAATAAATTACTTAAAGATTATAAAGATGAAAAATACAAAAATTTGTAATATTTGTCATACTGAAAAAGTTATAAACGACTTCCACTCAAGGTCCGATTCAAAAGACGGTTTAAGAAATGAGTGCAAAAATTGCACTAGAAATAGGGTAAATAATTACCGAAAGATAAATAAAGAAAAAACTAATAGTTGGAATAGAGAAACTTATTTTAGAAATGTTGAAAAACATAAAGAAACTAAAAAAAAATATAGAGATAGAACTAAAGAGGAACAAAAAAAACGTGCAAAAAAATACAGAGATAATAACAAAGAAAAAATAAATAATTACACAAAAAATAGAAAAAAAAATGACATTGAATTTAAAATAAGGTGTAATGTTCGGAGTAGGGTAAAAAATTTTTTAAAAAGTAAAAATATAAGACAAGATAACGAAACTTTTAAAATTGTTGGGTGTGAACCTAAAAAATTAAAAGAACATATAGAAAAACAATTTAAAGATGGTATGTGTTGGGAAAATTATGGATTAAATGGTTGGCACATAGACCATATTATACCATTAATATCAGCTAAAACAGAAGAAGAAATTTATAAACTTTGTCATTTTACCAATCTACAACCATTATGGTGGTATGAAAATTTAGAAAAAAGAAATAAAATAAATGGAACAGAAAGACTCCAAAATATTTAGTAAAGAAATGATGCAGGCAGTGTCTGCATTTTGCGAATCTAAAGAAATAAAAGACGTTGATAATTTTATTTATCTATGTTTTAAACAAGGATTTGATATTAAAAAATATGGGTTTTTGGGAAAAACACTTAATGAAGGTGAAAAAGACTTAAAAACGGTTGGAGTTGAAGAAAAACAATTAATAAAAGAGATAATTGTTGAAAAACTGGTGGAAGTTCCTGTTGAAGTAATCAAAGAGGTTGAAAAAATAGTTGAGGTTATTAAAGAAATACCTGTTGAGGTTATTAAAGAGGTTGAAAAAATTGTCACAAAAATAGAATATATTAGTGACAAAACAACTGAAAATGAACTGTTGTTAAAAATACAACAGTTGGAAATCGAACTGTCAAGAAATTCCGAACAGTTGGATGAACTGTTGTTAAAAATACAACAGTTGAACGGAGAAATTTCGATTAAGACCACAGAAATTGACAATATTAGACAAGAATTTTCAATTAAAACAAAAGAAATGGAAAATATTTTCCAAAATGAAATGTCTAAAAAGGATAATGAGTTAGACGAACTTAGACAAGAGTTAGACGAACTTAGACGTAATTTAGACATTTCTGTAGATGATGGTAAGTTGAAGATGTTACAACAAACCATCCAAAATTTAAATTCAGAAATAAGGGATTTAAAAAATAAAAACAAAGAATTAGAAAAAAAAATATTAGAGCAACCAAAAAATAATTCGTTCATCAACGCAAAATTTCACGGAAGCTCCAATTTAAACGGTTAAAAAAAAATATATGGAAATTTTAGTATGGTTTATTTTAAGTTATGGATTAATGAACATTATGGTTTATGGGTCCATATTTCAGGGTTTAAGAAACTTTTTTAAAAATTGGGGTGAAAATAAATTCATGCCACTTCATTTTTTAGGTGAGTTTATTTCAGGGATATTATCTTGCCCAATGTGTTTTTCAACATGGGCTGGGTTCGTATTATCCTTGTTGATTTATTCACCAACAAATGATATGTTTAATACACCGATTTGGGGCTCATGGTTCTTTGATGGTGTTTTGTCATCAGGTGCAGTTTGGGCAATCAATTCGGTAATCGAATGGTACGAACAAAACAGACCAAGTAATAAATTTTAAATTAAATAAAAATGGGTAAAGCGGCAAAAGCACATAGAGCAAAAGTTCAAAAGAGAAACAAAAAAGTTAAACAAGAAGAATATACTCTTAGAAAGAAATGGAATGAGGCGTTTCAAAAACAAATGGAAGAATTGAAAGAAAAGTTTGCACAAATGTCAGGAGACACTGAAAATATTGAAGATGTTGTTTCTGAAGGTACAGATAATGATACTACGGAAACACCCAATTATGACACAATATTAGAAGACGGAACAAAAGTGCAAATTGCAGGTTTTCACAATGTTGGTGAAAACGATTAATCACTATGGATTTATTTAATCCACCAAAAAAATTTAATTACAATATTATGATTAAAGACCTTGATTTTTCAAAGTTTATAAACCCGACCATACAAGTTGTTTGGGAAGATTTGCCTGAAAATTTTACACAAGACAAAATTAAAAGTGTTAAACATTACTTTTCCAAAAAGTATAACACTACCAACGTCAATGTTTTAACAAAGGCTAAAATTACAAACACAGATGAAGTTCAAACGATAGATGTGTCAGTAAATATAACTGATGCGAACTACCAGTTGGGGCTGATGAGACAATATTTGGAAGGTAAAGGTCTTACAGGTCATACCGATGAAATCCTTTCAATTAATAAAATAGTTGAAAATAAGATTTTAGAAAAACACGAAGAAACCACACAATTTAAAAAGTGGTATATCAAAAACATTGAGTTTTCAAACTTTTTATCTTATGGTGAAAATCAAAGATTAGATTTTGAAAAACTTAATGGTATTGTTGTTGTCGAATCGGACCCACCAAACTTTGGAGGTAAAACGGTTTTATCGGTAGACCTTTTGATGTTCTTGTTTTTTAATGAAACAACCAAAACAACAAAGGCTGAAGAAATATTCAACCGATTTACAAATAAAGATAAAGTTTATGTAAAAGGTGAAGTATCAATCGATGGTGAAGATTACATTATTGTTAGAAACATTGAAAGAAAGTTGTCCAAGAAAGGTGAATGGAACGTAAAAACAGAATTGGACTTCTTTAAAAAATTATCTGATGGTAGTTTACAAAACTTTACCGGTGAACAAAGACGTGAAACTGAAGCGTTTATTAAAACTTCTATTGGCACAAAAGAAGACTTTTTAATGACCATTCTTACAACAGCATCAAACCTTGAAGAATTGTTGGAAGCAAAACCAACTGCTCGTGGTCAGGTATTGTCAAGATTTATGGGATTGGAGTTCTTAAAAAGAAAAGAAGAAGTTGCAAAAGAAGTATATGGAGATTTTTCAAAATCAAAGATGTCAAATGTATATTCTTCACAACAACTTAAAGACAACAACGAAGAGTTGAAAAATACAATTTCTACTAATTTGAAAAAAATTGAAGAAGTTAAAATTGAGTTGAAAGATATTGAGGAGAAAATTAAAAAAGGAAAAGATTATCGGGATGATATGTTAAAGAAAAAACATTCTGATATTGACCAAGAAATCTCTGTATTGAATCCTGAAAAAACACAAGAAGAAATCAACACAATCAACTACGAAAAAAGCACATTCATATCAAAAATAAATGAACTTAAAGTTGTCGAACCAAGTGAGTTTTATCATGAAGATAAACATGATGAAGTTAAAGAACAATATAATAGTGTTTATAAAGAGATTGTTCAAATTGACACGGAAATTTCTTCAATTAACAAATTGAAGTCTTCAGTTGAAGGTGGTATTAAATGTGAACATTGTGGGATTGAGTTAATGAATGCCGCAATCACCAATTCAAAAATTGCAGAATTAGATGGGCTTATTGTGCAAAAAAACACAAAAACGACACTTATGAATGATTTATCCAACAAAGAACAATCATTTGTACAACTTAAAAAAGAGTTTGATGAATATGAAAAAAACAAACTTATCAAGGAAAAATACGAATTATCAGTTGAAAGTTGTGATTTGAAAATTGAAAGTTTTAATTCAAAACTTAAAAGATATTTTGAGATACAGGATAAGATTAAAGACAATCAACAAATTGAAACGATGTTGATTAAAGCGGATATGAGACTTGATGAACTTGAAACACAAAAAACATCAAAGAAATCTGAAATCACAACACTTGAGGTGGGTAATACTAACAACCAAGAAAAAATTGAAAATAACCTTAAACTAATTGAACAAATCAAAAAAGAAGAGGAAAAAGAAAAGAACTTTAAAATTTACTTGGAGTTGTTTGGTAAAAATGGAATATCAAAAATGATTATGAAGACCATGATGCCACTAATCAATTCAGAACTTCAAAGATTGATGGAGGATAGTTCATACTTCAAATTGGAGATTAGAATCAACGATAAAAATGAGGTGGAATTTGTTATGATTGATAATAGTACTGGTATTGAAAAATTGATGGTTTCAGGTTCAGGATATGAAAAAACAATCGCTTCATTGGCTCTACGTTCAGTACTAAGTAAGGTGGCTAGTACCCCTAAGCCCAACATAATTGTCTTCGATGAGGTGTTTGGTAAAATAAGTAATGATAATTTAGAAATGGTTGCCGAGTTTTTCATCAAAATTAAAGAATATTTTGACAAGATTTTTGTCATAACACATTCTCCCTTAGTTTCGCAATGGTCGGACAGTATTGTAAAAATTAAAAAAGAAAATAATGTGTCAAAAGTTTTGTAGTAATTAACTTTTTTATATATTTGTATTCTAAGGATATATTTAAATCATAAAAATATGACCATCAAAAATAAACAATCAAAAAGATTAACGGACCAACATAAAAAGACTCAAGGTGTTGATGGTATTTTTGGAGATGATGCAAAAATCCACGAATCGAGTGTTGATAATACTACAACTCACGTATTAAAAAAAATAAAAGAGGAATACCCCCATCTTACTTTTAGATATAGAAAAAGCGTATCTAAAAAAGAAATAAATGACTCTTTAAAAAAAATGGACTCCGAATTAGGTCAAACCCTTTTTGTGTCTAAGTCATGTATTAAACCAGACGGTGGAATAATTGAAGTAAAAGATAAAAATGGTGATTGGAGGATAGTTTTAATTACGGAAGCAAAGTTTCAAGGAAAGGATATTGAAAATATAAAAAAGGGGGTTTTAGTTGGTAAATTATCCAATCAAGACTTAATGGTGGCTGGAAACGCAATTGAAAGAGCTCCAAAAAATATAATTGAAACTCGTAACTTAATGATTTCTGAATCACATTTTCCATATATTTTGTTTTTAGAAGGTTCAAATTTTTTGACAGAAACAATTTCCATAACAAGACCTGATGGTAGAGACGTAACTCTATCATCAAACTCTGGTACATTAAACAGATTGGATAGGTTGACTGCTTTAAATTATGGAATGCCAATAAATACTAATTTGTGTAAAAACAAATCCATAACTAAAAATGGTACGGTATTACGTGTTTTACAAAGCGCATCTATTTACACAAAAGGAAATGGTGATAAGTGGAACAATATTGAAATGTTGGATATTATGTTAGAAGTTTCAAAAACTTCCCTTGAAATATTAAGTATTGATTTATAAAAAAAATAAAATTATGACCCTAACTTATACTAAAAAAGGTGTAACCTTTTCACCAATTTCTACGTATACAATGGTAGACGGAACTATGGTTGCGACATACCAAGGTTCAAGAGGTGAAAATCCTGAACTTGACTTTATTGTAAAATACAAAGAAACTAACAAACGTTTAAGAACACCAAGTCATACGCACTGGATTACTGACCTTTTAGTAAAATGTGAATATAATAAAGTGATTGTTGGTAAGTTTGTAAAAAAAGTATTATCTTTGTATGAAACAACGGAACCATTCAACAACACAGAAGAAAGAAATAGTTACGAACTTAATTTTTACAAAAAACATTTATATGAGTTCGATGTTTTAGACAATCATGGGTATTATAAGATGGACACCCTTGTGAGTTTTATTGAGTTATTTACCATCTGCGAAAAACAAACAAAAGACGCTTACATGTTCAAAACATTATTAACTTTGGTGTTAGAATATTGTGAAGGAAAAAAGGATTTTTACCAAATTGTATCATATTCAAAACGAGTTTAAAAGATATTTATGAGAAAGAAGAAAACAGAAATGAAATCACAAGACAAAAGATATATGCTTTTTATTTTCGGTGATTTCACAGAAATGGAAAAGTTTATTGAGGACATTTCGTATCAGCTAATAACGGTGGTTTCTAGTGAATACCTGAAGTTTAATTATGGTGAGTTTGGCATAGTTTTACACTTTAGAACCAAAGAACCTTTTATGGAACTGAAAGAATACGTTGATATGTGTTTAGACGGAACTGTCGAACAATATTTTTTGATGGAGGCAACAGAAAACGTGGACATCAAAATGGAACGAAAATTGAAGAGAGATTTTTTAAATATAGATGGAGTAAAAAAAGAAACAAAAACAAAAGGAGTACAAAAAGATGAATTATCAGATGAAAAAAAGAAAAGAATGAACAATATAATGGAGTTCATATTTCCAATAACGGAAGACATGATTAAAAATCCATTTTTAAAAGAAGAAAAAAAAGAGAAACCGACTGTAGACCAAATTTTGGATAAGATTTCAGAAAAAGGTATAGAGTCATTAACAGAGGAAGAAAAACAAATATTAGACAATTATGGAAAGAGAGAAAACCGAGGAAATTAAATCTTCAAACCCGATTAACCAAGACGAAATTCAACTTTATTTAAAAGACATTCGAAAGTTAAAAGTAATGACACCTGAAAGGGAAAAAATCCTTTCAAAAATGATTACAGATGAAAACTGTACTGAAAGAGAAAAAGAGTTAATCTATAAAGAACTTTTAGAGGGTAACTTACGTTTTGTTATTACCGTGGCAAAACAATATCAAAATCAAGGTATTGACCTATCAGACTTAATTGCTGAAGGAAACTATGGACTATTAAAGGCCATTAAGAATTTTGATTGGACCAAAAACAACCGTTTTATTTCTTATGCTGTTTGGTGGATTAAACAATCAATCCTTCAATCACTAAATGATAATTCAAGAACAATCAGACTTCCGGTTAATGTTGTACAAGATATGCAAAAAGAAAAAAAGGTTTTGGAAAAAACTAACGGGGAATTATCCGCAAAGTTTGCACAACTTCCAAAAATTGTTGATTTGGATATGCACATCAATGAAGACGGAGACACATTAATTGATGTAATAAAAAATGAAAATATCGTTTCACCTGATGAAATGTTTTCAACAAAGGACACTCTCAAACTTAAAATGATGGAAATTATGTCAGTATTGGATGAGCGTGAAAAAGTAATTATTGAGGATTACTATGGTATTACCGGCACACCTCGTACTTTGGAAGATATTGGTACAGATTTTGGTCTTACAAAAGAAAGAGTTCGTCAAATCAAAGAAAAGGCTCTTCGTAAACTACGAAACGAATGTTCAGATTTATTTGAATATTTATGATAAAAGTTTTGGCAGTTTAAAAAAAACACTTATCTTTGTATAACAAACAATGAGACATGTATCAGTGTTTGTCGGGAAGCTTACTCCTGGGGTCGTAAGTCGTCGTGACACCGCGGTTAGTGTGTCGGGTTTAAAATCCTCTAATCGGTACGGGAAAATTAAAAAGGGTGGGATTTTTCTCACCCTTTTTGTATTTATATGATATGAATTTATTATCCGTATTAAAAAATATCATCATAGTTGAATCTAAAAAAGAAAAAGATAGAGGTACGGTTTTATTTTCTAAAATCATAGATAATAAATTGATACAATTAAAATCAACTTACCACCAAAGAAAAGAAAGGTTTGGTAAAGAAAGTTATGATAGTTTAGTTGATATGTATAATGACCATCTTGCAACTAGACGCTCAAAATACGTACAACCACCAAGAATAGCAGTTCCTGACTCCATGATAAAAAAATTGTTTGAAAATAGTTTAGAAAAAATTTATAATTCATTCGAAACTGAAAAACCTGAAAATAATCAAATTATTTTTGTTAAAAAAAGAAAGGATAATGAAGACGACAAGCATTTTAATTATGTTGAAATTTTACTAAATAAAGATGGTAATTTTTTCAATATAATAACATCTGCATTTTCAAATGATGGTCAGTTTTTAAAGACT